TTTTAATATCACCTTTCGTCTTAAATATCACTTTTACAGCATAAAACCGCAGGAAGCAGTCAAACGAAAGCCTCCTGCGGCTGATTTTCTAAATCTTATTTGTAGTTTACGACTATAAGTACAATCATAGGATTTTCCCGTTTTTACTGCATTCTACAGTTATTTGATTATTATGGTGATATTTACGAGTGATATCTAAAACATTACGAAACGACACAAAATGTTATATATACACTTCCTTTCCTGCCATTTTCTTCATAAAATTTTGATACGCTTCATAAGTGATATAATATTCTTTCCCGATTTTATTGCCATATCCCATCTGGAACATCACTTTCAAAATCTTTAAAGCTTTATTACTTTCACACTTATATAAACTCATAATATCACTTTTATTTATAATTTCTAATTGATTATGTTTTAATTCTTCTATAGCCGTGTCTTTGTTAAAACATTGTTCAATTAGTTCTTCCTTGGTCATTCTATCATATAATCTTGTATTGTTCAAACATATTCCTCCATAAAACAAAATGCAAATAGGGTGATTTTAGTATCACCCAAATTTTTATGTTATTTACTTAATAGTTTAGTCTGTAGTAGACCCAAATCCACCATTCCTTACGCCATCGCAATCATCATCTACAGTAATTCCATATGGTAAAAAGATTCCCTGTGCAAATCCTTCTCCTTCTTTTACAGAGAAAGGTTTGTCTCCACGATTTACAAGCTTAATCATAATATGTCCTTCGTTATTAGAATAAGCATAATCGCTATCTATAATACCTGTGCCATTTGCTAAATTAGCCTGATACTTAGAACCTAATCCACTTCTAGGAAATGCCATTAAAACATAATCCGAATTCATCTCACATCGAATACCCGTTGGAATTTTAATTGTCTGCCCTGGCTTTAAAATAAATTTAAACGGCGCATAAAAATCATAACCGGCTGATCCTGTTGTAGCTCTTTTTGGGAGGCTTAAATTGTCATAGGCGGATTCGGCAAGGAAATGTCTTTCTTCTGCACAGTCACTAAAAAACTGATCTTTACTTACTTTGTGAAATTTTGCCACTCTTCTTGCTGTGCTTGTCATGTTTACTTTTTCTGTTGTTTTTGTATTTTCCATATTTTTTAACCTCCAAAATTTTTTCTTTTACCATTTCATTAATCACTTCATTTATAACCTTATCGATCTTTTCAACGACTTCGTTAATACCATATTCTCTGTCATAATATTGGGCGTATATATTATTGCCTTTGTCTACTACTTGATAAGACCAGTCACGATTATCTTCGTCAATTACCATTAAAAAATAAAACATATCTTTGTAGACGTTACATCTATATGTACCATTTCTGAATCCATTTTTACGAAGTTTTAGTGCAGTAAGATTTTTCGATAATTTATACTTTTCTCGTTTAAGCATTCGGAATCTCCTTCCTCAAATATTTTAAATAATCATTCCAATGTCCTTCAGAGTGAATAAATTCTTTTCCTTTTAACATCTTTTTACGCATATAGGTTTTCATATCAACTCCTCTATACAAACGCTTTTTACTTAATAATTTGATGTAATTTTGAGTCAATTTTGATAAGGCAAGCAATTTACCATTTTCTTTTAAAGGAGCGATTATATCTTCATATTCTCTTAATTCGTCCTTTGGTATGAGGTATTCTATCTTAGGAAGATTCTTAGAACTGAACGGAGAAATATCAGCACCGGATGTCTTTGGTTTTAATAATGGAATGATTTTATCTGAGTTTTTCTCATAAAATTTAAACATGACTTCTGAATTTGTTTCAAGAATATCAAAAATAAATTTTGAGTTTTTGATATCAGAATTGAATTGTTTGTGATCGATTATTTTATATGTAGTACCCTTTCCGGATTTTAAAATAGATACGTTTTCCGGATTAATATTCTCTGCATATAATTTGCGAACAATATTTCTTCCACGTTGAAGAGATGAAATATATGATTGTAAAATTCCTTTGCCATAATAAAATATTTTATTCCCAAAGCTGCAATCAATATAAACATCCGCATCTTCATACGTATCTTTTAATGTCTTCGGGAAATCATTTGTCACTTTATCGACTTCACATTTTAGACGATATTTGCCCTTATATTTTGTTGTAAGGTATCCCAATTATTTATCACTTCTTTCTTAATCTTCTTCATAGAATCTTTCGTTACTAACTTTTGGTTTATCTTTTTCTGCATCAGTTACGAGAGTTAATGCTTCCAATCTATTTGCAAAAAGAATTTTATCGATATCGGAATAATTGAATAAATATCTTTTCTTTTCACGCTTATCCATGCAAGCAAAATAATCTTCGTATAAAGTACAGACTATCATTTCACAGACATTATATATACCAACTTTGGGAAGTATTTGAGCATAATATAGAATGTCTTTCTTCTTTATTCCTTGTTCATTTGTCAATTTATTATTCTCTTTTCTTTTATTTTTAGGAGTGCTATAGAAATATAACACTCCTATTTTTTACGATTTTAGATGGATCTTAATCGCAATATAGAATTACTTTATTCTGTTTTAATGTTTCTGGGATATTGATGACTCTTTGATTTGACGAGCCACGAAATTTTAGACTTGGATTTTTTAAAGTTTCATCATAGCGTCCATCGACAAGAACATCTACGAAAAGTAAAACTTTAAATTGTTCCCTACTTAATGATTCATATTGATATCCAGAATATAACCAAATCTTTTTCTCTGGAAATTTATCTTTGATTTCTTTACAGAGTTTACAAATGTCTTGCATATTTTGTTTGGCTAAAGGTTCTCCACCTAACACACTAAATCGTGAAATATATGGTTTATTTAATAATTCTAATAACTTATTTTTCTTTTCTTCAGTCCATTCTTTACCACCATTGAAATCCCATGCTTCTGAATTAAAGCATCCTTTGCAATGGATTGGACATCCTTGTACAAAAATGGAGACTCCAACTCCTTCTCCATTCGAAATGTCCATTGATCTGATTTGTGCATAATTCATTTTTATTCCTCATATTCCGTATCATCTAAATGATATACCCTATCATGAATATCCCCATATCTTCCTTGATTTCCACCATTTTTTGCAGTACCGATGTATCCACAAACTCTAAATGCAATATCCATTGTTGTGTTGTCTGTATTGCCACAATTCGGGCACTTCCATTTAAGAATACCGTCTTCATCCTCAACCAATGGAATGTCTCCATCGAATCCGCATTTTTCACAATAACAATTTTTTGTATTAATCTCTGCATACATAATGTTATTATAAATAAATTTAATTACTTCTAAAATTGCCGGGATATTATGCGTCATACTTGGAATCTCTATATATGAAATTGCTCCGCCAGGACTTAACTTTTGGAATTTTGATTCGATTCTAAGTTTCTCAAAAGCAGTAATTGGTTCAAAGACTGGAATGTGATAAGAATTTGTTATATAATTTCTATCCTTGCCATCAATTTTTACAAACACATCTTTTCCGAATCTATTTTTTAAACTTTTGGCAAATTTATAAGTTGTCGATTCTAATGGTGTCCCATAAAGGCTATAATCAATGTTCTCTTCTTCTTTCCATCGATTACACTTGTCATTTAGGGCTTGCATAACTTTTAAACCAAATTCTTCTCCTACGCCTTCATCAGAATGAGAATGACCTGTCATAAATTTTACACACTCATATAATCCTGCGTATCCAAGTGAAATGGTAGAATATCCATCATAAAGAAGTCGACTAATTTTTTCATGTTTTTTCAAACGTGCTAATGCACCATATTGCCAAAGAATTGGAGCTACATCCGAAGAAGTTCCAAGTAAGCGGTTGTGTCTAAATTTTAATGCTTTATGGCATAACTCAGTTCGTTCGTCAAAAATCTCCCAAAATTTATTAATATCACCGTCCGAAGATAAAGCAATGTCGGGTAAGGAAATTGTTACAACCCCCTGATTGAAACGTCCATAATATTTATGTTTTGTTTTATCAAAGTTTTTTGCATTAGAAATATTGCCAACTTTATCAGAGAACCTATCTACTGTAAGAAAAGATCTGCATCCCATACAAGTGAATACATCGCCTTTTAATTCAAGCATAACCTTTTCAGAAATATAATCTGGTACAAGACGTTTTGAAGTGCACTCCGCTGCAAGTTTTGTTAAATACCAATATTTAGATTCTTCTGTAATATTATCTTCTTCTAAAACATAAATGAGTTTTGGGAAAGCAGGAGCAATATAAACTCCATCTTCATTTTTAACACCAATCATTCTTTGACGAAGCATTTCTTCAATTAATAACGCTAAATCTGCTTTTTCTTGTTCGTTTTTTGCCTCGTTTAAATACATGAAAATTGTAATAAATGGGGCTTGTCCATTGGTTGTCATTAGTGTGACTAATTGATATTGAATAGTTTGAATACCTTTTTCGATTTCTGAAGTAAGTCGTTCTTTTGTAATCTTATCAATAACATTGTTTAATTCTTCACCCTCTAAAAGTGTATCAGCAATATCGCATAATTCATGTTCGACTTCATCACGAATTTTTTTTCTTGAGACATCTACGAATGGTGCTAAATGAGCTAATGATATGCTTTGCCCCCCATATTGACTACTTGCAACTTGTGCAATAATTTGAGTCGTAACAGTACAAGCTGTAGATAAACTGTGCGGTTTTTCAATTAATGTTTCAGAAATAACCGTTCCATTCTGAAGCATATCTTCTAGATTAATTAAATCACAGTTATGTTCTTTCTGCATAAAGTAATCCGCATCATGGAAATGAATAATGCCTTCATCATGAGCCTGAACAATCTCTGGTGGAAGAAGATACCTTCTTACAGCATCCGTACTTACAATACCAGCCATATAATCACGTACAGTTGTATTTAAAATTGGATTTTTATTAGCATTTTCATGCATCAAATAATCGTTATTGCCATTGACAAGATCAATTACATCATCGTCTGTTGTATTATTGCTTTCTCTCTGAAACTCTCTGGTACTTCTATAACCTTCGTAAGCCCTTGCTGTAAGACGTTGCTTTTTTGTAATCAGCTTATCGAATACCATTAATTCAATATCTGAAATATCAACGCTTTCTTTTCCTTTGCATTCTTCGTGAATTTCTTTTGCAATGCTTTCTGCAATTTTAGGTTTAATAATTCCAGAACCGTTTTCCATAGCCTTCATGATTGCATTATAAATTTTTGATTCATCGAATGCTTGCTCGCTACAATCTCTTTTAACTACTAAAAGTTCGCTCAATCCCTATTCCTCCTGTTTCTTTTCATTCTTTTCTTTTAAATATTTCTCCCAAAGTTCATTTGATTTCTCATCAGATCTTTTTGCAGTATACATCAATGCATACATAACTACGCACACAAAAATAACTACACAAAAGATTCCAAATTTCATCTTTCTCACTTCCTATCTTTTTATATTGCCATCTCCACCATCTTTGCAAATGAGCTTGATATGAGTGGATAAAGCATCAAAGTAATTTGGCACACGTCTGATTGTGTCAATTACATATTCTCTTCCATTCACTTCAACTGTAATGAATTCATCGTCAAACTTTTTCAATTCACGTTGAAGTAATCCACATGATGCAACTATACTTATCACCTCTTTTCTTAATAGTAAGAAGCAATATAAGTCATTGCTTTTGTTAACGCATTTTTGCCGGTTTCAATCCTGTCAATTTGTTCTACTTTCCACGGATGGATATTTGGATTCTCTTCTTCAGAAAATGCAATTACTGGAACATCACTCATATATGCATATAAAATCTCGTCGCATGTACCAATAGATTTATCTAAACGGTCAAGATTAACTAATACAACATCTGCCATCTTAACGGCTCTTAATTCATAGTTCATAATTTCTTTCTCAGTGTAATGATTTTCATTCTGATAATTGTAAAATTCTGCCGGATCAAACACCTTGAACTTGTCGTCATGATATAATTTAAACCATTCTTTTACGGTCTTTCTCCATGTTAATGGTGTGAGGTCATCTTTCTCAAAGCAACCCATTGCACCACTGAGATAAATTCGTTTTTTCATTCTTTTAGCCCTCTGTTTTATGCGCTTCTTTAAGATAAGAAATAATTTTGTCTACAACTTCCGGAATCGTATTTCTGTCATTGTTATAAACAATGTGATCAACTTTATCTTCCAGACCTTTGAAATCTGCTAAGTCTGCTTCAATACGTCTTTCTGCTTCTTCTTTCTTGTCTCCACGCTTCTTTAATCTGTTTTTAATTGTTTTGATATTGGAATAAATATAGAAGGAAGTGATATCTTCCTTGTTAAGATTCTTTAAGATTTGCTCATATCCGCTAGGGTTTAGAATAATAATTGAGTCTGAATTGCTTTCGTAATCATCAATTGCAGAACCATAAAGCCATGTACCTTCTTTGGTATCATACGATGTATATTCTGCGAAAAAACCCTTTGGTATGAGTGTTTCGAATTCTTCTTTACTTATAAAATGATATGTCTCATCTTGGACTTCGCCTGGTCGCATAGGTCTTGTAGTATATGTAACCAACTTTTTGTATCCTTTTTGGATTAGTTGGTTACATACTGTGTCTTTACCAGAGGAAGTTTTACCTAGTAATACTACGATCATCTATTCTCCTTCATTTTCTCTGACATCTACAACAATATTTTGCTGACCGTCTTTTTCTGTGATATTAACAATGCCATAATACTCAAAATTAACACTGCCATCTTTATCAATAATTACAACATGAGCCGGTTCATTAAAGTCATTGTTAATCACAAGATTCTGTACTTCTACAGATTCTTTCTTTTTGTAATTCGTCTCTATGCTAGGTTTTTTCGCACATCCAACGAGTAAATAAGCAATTAAACCAATAATCACACATAATACTACGGTGAATAGAGAAGCCCATGCGAAATCCTTCATCTTTTCGATAAAACCCTTATTCTCTTCTTCAAACATGCTATTGTACCCCCACAAACCACTTTGAAATGCGTCTTTCATACGAATTTAACGAATTTTCGACCCCCGAAAAAGCCCGTAAAATGGCGGTTTTTTGAAAACACGATAAAATGCCCATGATTGACTTTCCGTCAACAATGTATCTTCCGACACAATAATCAATATTTATGTCGGAAAACGTGTTTGAGATGTCTACAAACTCTTTAATATCGTCTAAAGTTGGTAATTTGATATTATACTCTCTAATTTGAATCACCTCCCAAATATTTTTCAATGAAATCATCTTCAGACAAGATTGGCACTCCCAAACTTTTTGCTTTCTTATTTTTGGATGAGGTTGATTCCACATCGTTATTAATAAGTGCTGTCGTTTTTGAGCTGACTGATCCAGTAACCTTACCTCCAAGAGATTCGATTTTCTCCTTTAGAGCATCACGGTTTTTAAATTTATTCAGTGAGCCAGTGATTACAAATGACATTCCAGATAAGCTTGTACCATTCTTCTTGGTGTTCTGCACATTAAACTTAAATTCCTGAGACAATTCCCATATTTCTTCATAATGTTTTTCGAAATAATCATCCAAAGATTTTACAAGTGAGTCACCAATGCCGGAGATTCTTTTGAAATATCTTGCATGATTTACAAGCATAATTTGAATAAACTTGCCAATCATTCCATCACATTCATTAGATATTGCCTTACTTGCTGTCTTACCAACCATAGGAATAGAAAGACTGTATAAAAATCTATCAAATGTTGTGTTTCTACTATCTTCAATTGATTTCATGAGTTTATTTACTGATTTTGTTCCGAATCCTTCAAGAACCGACATCTTTGTTTTATAATCACTAAGATGATAGATATCTTTGATTGAACTTAACCAACCAAGATTAATGAATTTCTGAATTGTTGCTTCTGATAATCCATCGAGATCAAGAGCGTTTTTACTAACTGCATGTGTAAGTTTCCCAAGAAGTTTACCCTTACAATCTGGATTAGTACAGATAAGAACTTCTGAATCATTCTCTTTTACTATTTTTGTTTCTACTCCACAAATAGGACATATGTCTGGAATGGTAAAATTACCAGACTTATCAATACTGTCATGAACTTTTGGAATGACCATATTTGATCTGTAGATTCTAATTCTATCGCCAATTCCTAACATCATATCTTTAATGTATGTAATATTGTGAAGCGTAGCTCTTGTTGTAATAGCCCCAGACAAATTCACTGGATCAAAAATCGCAACTGGATTAATAAGTCCTGTCTTAGAAGTATTCCATTCAATATCTCTAAGGGTTGTCTCAAATAATTCATCTTCATATTTATATGCTATAGAATGACGGAAGAACGTTTCTGTGCGCCCCATAGACTCTGCAATTTTGTAATCATCGGTAGCCATTACTGCACCATCATAAGGAATGTTGTATTTATTAGCTGCTTCTCTTAAGCTTTCCAATATGTCTGGTAAATTCTCTCTGTCTTCAGAAGAATTAGAATATGTATACATTGGAACTATTTCAAATCCAAGTTTCTCTGCTCTTTTTAAATCTTTAAATACAGATTTATGTTCGAATCCTTTGATTACTCTCCATGCAATGAACCGCATATTCCTCTCAGCAGCTTCTGCGCTATCGAATAGCTGAAGCGAACCAGATACAAGATTTCTAGGATGCTTGTATTTTTTATCTTCTGGAAGAGGTTCGTTAATTTTTCTGAAAGAATCCCATCCAATAATTGTCTCTCCATCAATAATTAATTCATCTGTATAAGGAATAATATGTGGAATATTCTTGATTGTAAGCACGTTTTGGAGGACATTAACACCTCGTACTCCATCGCCCCTAGTTTCTGCGCCGGTTAATTTACCATTAGAATAGTACAGAGAAGTGGTTAATCCGTCACATTTTACAGATAAAAAACAATTTCTATTCCCTGCAAAATCTCTAAGTTCATCTATACTCTTTGTTTTGTCCAACGAAAGCATTGGATGATTATGTACAACCTCTTCTAAATCTTCTGCTACGGTGTATCCAACATTTTGAGTTGGACTGTTATTATAAATGATACCTGTTTGTTCTTCCAATGCTTTTAATTCATCGTACATTTTATCCCATTCGTAATCAGAGATGACTGGTTCAGAATTGTAATATGCTTCAGAAGCTTTGCTAAGAGTATCAATCAAGTAATTGATTCTTTTAATATCTTTTGTCATCTACTTGCTCCTTCCAACAAATTCATTTATATAGATTTTTAATTTTTCATCATCCTCAACAAAGAATGGATCTAATCCCTTATTCCGAAGAAAACTGAAAAAGTTATCAAGGAACTGGCACACTCTCATGTTAGGATAATAGATAGAATGCATACATAACAGATGCATATATAATGGTGGTAATCTTTTAGAATCTCTCATGGCTATTCACCTCTATATTCCGCAAGTTCTTTTTGAAATGCTTCTGTTTTTGAGTACCCACACGGAAACATTTCTGGACAAAAACCTCTATAAATACATTCTCTAACCATACAAGAAGCCAACTCTGGTTCTGTTTTTGCCACATCATCTTTTACTTCTTGCCATGCTTTACGTGTTTCAGGGCTTGCACAATTACACAATCTCTTTCTACTTATATTAATAAGAGCCTGAGCATCAGCTTCACAAGCGTGATTTACTGGTGTTCCCTGTGGCGATTCATCTCTATTAACACCGGTTCTATCTGTTCTCTGTGTAGAAACCCAATGTTCAATACCAATTTTATGTCTAACAAAGTGGACACTTACCCAACTTTTTAAATCTTTCCATCTCCAATAAAACTTCATTCTTCTAATTGGTGAATGTTCAGATAAAATAAGTCTTCTTTTCCAGTCTGATGTAGGATACTTACCAGTTGTTTTACCAATTGTATTCATTGTAGAATCCTTAATATCCTGCCAATTGTCTTCATGCTTAAAAATGTCTATCAATTAATCTTCCTCCAATGTATTCAATAATTTTCTTGCCAATGTGTCAATTCCATCAATGAAATTTCCAACTTCTTTGCCGGATACGTCAGGTTCAAAGCACCAATTTTCTACGTCCCTCATAGTCTCAAAAGCCTTTTTATAAATTACATTTTCATCAATCTTCATTTGAATCCTCCTCAGTTCCTAAAATTTTGTCATTTGCAAAAGAAGAAACTTTTTCAAGTAGATCGATTAGATACCACATCCCAAGAATACTCGTGACTTCTTTTGCTACATCTTTGAAAAATACAAACAAAACGAACATTACAACAACCAATTCAATATATGTAATTTCTTTAACCCAATGTTTTTTCAAATAATTCTTTATATGATCATTCATCTTTTCTTTTCATTCTCCAATTGCGCTGCATATGCCGGTAAGCACATTCTCAATGCTTCATTATCGATAAAATCTGGTCTTCTGCAATTCAAACTTACATAATTAAGAAAGCCAATTAAAAATGAACCTATGGTACAATCCGGTAGATGTTTTTTCTGAACCTCTAATATATCATTATAAAACGATTCCATTTCTTCAAAATTTACTTCTGTTTTCATACAAAGTCCTCCTTGATGAATTCTTTCTTCACTTCTTCTATTCTCTGTTGGAAGTAATCTATCTTCTTCTGTACGAGACTGTTATATAATTTGATGCATTCTTCTTTGGTATCTGCATATTCTCTTGCATAGAGATGTACTTTCTTTGATCTTGATGGACGACCATTCTTATTGATCGTAGTAAAGAAACGAATTTCATTTATATCTGCACTTGCAATTCCGCACCATCCGTCTACAAAAATGCCGTATATTGGCTTCTGGATATATTTCTTTGATTCTTTATTACAATCAAATTCATATGCGCAAGCCCAGATTTTATCTCCAGGCTTGAATCTTTTTATTACGTCTTCTTCTGTATATGTTGCTATATTTCACCACTCCTTTTTTATAATCCGATGGATCTACAAACCGCATGTCCTATTAAGCAAAATCCAAATAACAAAATGACAATAAAAAATAAATTTATTGCAATTGCTACTGTCTTATCTGCATATTTATTTTTCTTTACTATTTTTTTTGAGTTTGTCATAAATGAGAAAAAAGAAAAATAAGAAAATAAATGTTAATAAACCGACTATTGAATAGCCGAAAGATTTTAAAATAATCATGATTTGTCACTCTCATATTTTTTGAACAGCTTGCTCGTTGTTATTTATTCTGCAAAAACAACAATAGTTCTCTCTGGAATAATCTGTTGTGGAATTACTTTCTGTACTAACTGGTCAACCTGTAATGGATCGTAATCATAGTAATAATCAGAAAAATAAGATCCTGACCTTGTAATATACTGTGTAACAGCAATATCGTACTTAGTAACAGAACCATCTTCTAAGATTTCACACAAAATACCTGTTACATCTTTATACTGATACTTACCTTGATCGTCCCAATTACTCTCGTCAACAATGTCTAATCCATATTCAACACCATCAATTGTTGCTCCAAGTTCTTCAAAATCATCTTCGTTGTCGAAATGACTTACGATTTCTTTCGCTTCGTCTAAGTCCATGTGCTCCAATTCTTCAAAATTTACATTAAGTCCTTCCATTGATCTTCTCCTTTTACAAATTCATAATGTCCATCTGCGTATGATTTAATATGCCATCCATCTCTGAAGTCTACCAATATTTTGTAGCCATACTTTTTCAGCCATTTTTTATTAATTCTTTTCTTTTTATGTTTTCGTCTTTGAACTGGTTTTGTAACTGAAATCTTGTAAGCATCTGGAGTCTTAGACATATCAAACCCTAAAGCTTTGAATAACGCCATCTTTTCAAATGTGCTGACGAATGATAATGTTGTTTCGACTTTCTTTATATTCTCTACATTGCCAAGAATATCTCTTTCTTCGGTTACATTTGAAGTCAGCGCAATTTCATCTACATTATCCAATGTAAATACGTTGTTATCATTCTTATCTTTAAAACACATTGTTTTTATTTCTTTTACTTTTATAGGCATTCCTCACCATCCTTTTTAACCAACTGACTCCCTGTGACGAGAGCCAGCCGTTGAAAAATTAATTTCATAATTAGAAGCACGTTCATTTCCGTACTTCATGAGAGCATTCTTATTCCTCATATGTAGGATTGCGGTATGTTCCTGAGTATTATATTCTGAATGCACAGTGTCAACTCATACGCTCATCGGTTGACTGAAGTGTTACCAACAGCCTTCACCTTTACCTTTTCACCATCTCAGGCTTTCAGTTCTTTTCACCGCATTAATCTTTTTTATTATTTTATTCTCCATTCAAAATACGGAGTATATCTTCTACAGAAAAGATTGCAACATCTTTCCTTATATACAAACTTATTATTTTCAAACACACATTTTCTAACCATAGGCTTTCCGCACATCGGACATTTCTTTGTGGTTCCACTATTTTTATTATCAATCTTTACTTCATATTCAACCAATTCTTCAATGTGCAAATTACATACTCCTTGTTTCAATCTAATGAAAATTCAATTTCATAACTAGATGCTTGCAACCATCTAATACTTTATTCTCTTGTCCAATTGGAAATTTTTGAGCTGAAACGCTCTAAGAAATTATTTTAAAATTACTATTTGATATCTCCATTCATCTTTGCATTGAAGATAGCTTTCAGATATTCTTGTGGATTATCTTTTGCAGCCTGGAATCCTCTTTTCTGCCTCTGAATATCATCTAGTACGGGCTTATACTTTGGACTATTGCCTACTTCATTTCTATATTTTTGCACCTCTTCACGAGTTACAATTTCTTTGTCCACTAGAATTCGCAACGCTACTTGTACATCAACCAATGCTTTCATAATAGTTTCCTGTATCTGTAATTCATGCAAGGCTTCATCTGGTTTATAATAAGAATCATTGCTTACCGCCAATATTTTCACCTCCTAGATTATCCAACTCTTCTTCGACTAATGCATTAATCTTCCTCCAACAAGGAATGCATATATGATATGGTTGTCCATGTAAGCGACACGATCTAAGATATACAATCATATCATCATTTAGTTCTCTGTCACATACCTTACACATACAACCCCTTTTTGCGTGTCGTATTTCTACTTCGTTCAGATTACCAATAAAACTTCTGTCCATTTTTATCACCACAACTTATTTGCCAAGTTCTTACTAAATATTTTATCTTTTAATCTATAATATCTTGGATTATCTTTTTCCAGATCATGTAAAATAGAATCTAAACAACGTCTAAGCTTTTTATCATTGACTGTTATATCAGAAGTGTCAATCTGCCATGTGATACCAACTTTTGAAAAGCATATGTAGATTTTAAAATACCAATTATATTTTCCAAATTCATCCGCACAGTCTTTTCTGTACTCATATACTTTCTTCTTATATAAGATTTTTGCCAAACTAATTCTCCTTTGTGTTTTTCTCTTTTACAGGCAAAAGCCATTTTAATCCAGAAAATGGTATGTGATATAACTCATTTTTATCTTCATTTAATAAAACGACATTGCCACCGTTATAATTAAGCAATCTTCCAGTTACATGTCTCTCTATACCTTTTTCTATTTCATAGACTATCTTATAGTCCTTGTTCAATGCATTTTTTAACAAATCATATTCTGATTTTGTCATCTAATTACCTCCAATAAATCATTGAAAAACATATTTCATTTCGTTTCATACTATTTATTTTTATTTAGTCTAGGTGTAATTGCAACACTTCGTCCTTGTCCGTATGTCCACCCGGTAACAACGATATATTCCATATCTTTTTTATTATCTGTCATGATATATGTTTGCAAATCACTATTGTCGTTATCGACAGGCCTAAATTCAAAAGGATTTTTTTGTCCTGCTTCAACAGTATTTACACAAGATCCGGCAATAAATCCACATAATACAAGTCCTGCTGCAAATATAATTCCTTTAATTTTCTTCATAATTGTATCTCCATCTTAATTTATAACAGTTCCATTTTTATCAAAGCTTATTGATATAGATCCATCCATGTTCTTATATCTTGGGATATCTTCTGCCTTAATTACAATTTTCCTTGTTTTTACAAGACAATAATATGCAATAAAGAATTCATAATTAGATGAATTCGGAACTATTCTATATTCATCTTCCCCAGCTACTTGGATATCAAAGGGAACTTGCCTTCCAAGCTCTCCGTCTCTGACTTCATATACTTGAATTGTATTTAATATGACATCATCTTTATGCAAATCAAAATAACGTCCTTTAAAGTAGTGTCTCATTAACAATCGTGTTATTTCTTTTGTATTTGTCATTTCTACCTCGTATTCTTCTTGCAATATTTAATAATATTTTCTTTGCATTTGTCACAGACCCGAATTTTATATTCTCTCTTTGTTCTACTTGGATGAATTCCTGCAATAAACTCTAAACCGTTCCAATCAGAGCAATTCACTGTAATGCCATTTGCATCTGAAACTTCTTTTCTGCAAATATCACATATTTCAATTATCGCCATATTTTACTCTCCTTAATTGTTATGATAACATGGTTGAATCCCATTATCATAATCGCTCCATGCCATTCTCTGAGAAATCATAAATCCCATCACAAAGTCGTCACTGATATTTTCAATAAAATCTTCGTCACTACCATGTCTTCTCATATACTTCTGAACATTACGCTTTGCTTCTTTTATCTGATCCGTTGTGCAAATTACTTGAAATCTATTCATCATTTAACATAGTTCCTCCATCTCTTCATCTGAAATCTCTTTGTCTTCTATTTTATATCCTAGATATTCCAGTAAATCGATCCAGTCATATTCTTTAATTTGATGCCCTTCTAATTTAAAATCTTTATACTCAAGAATTGCCCAGTCTCCAGACTCATTTGTTGTAAGAATAATTTTATCTTTTGTTACTTCTCCTTCTTTTAATAAATGTTCTAAATCAGATATCTCCTCATTAAGATCATCCACTTGTTCCTGGAGTCTGTCTACTTCATCTTCGGCATCTCGTAAATAATCATCAGACTTTTTAAGCTCACGCTCTAACTCATAATATTCCTCGTCTGTATGAACCGGAAGCAACTCTACAATCTTAGCAGCAAGTTCTTTATTATATTCTTCAACAAGATTCAAGCATTTGTCTAATGTCGAAACTGATTCCCAATTATCGTTTATGTATATCAATTAATCACCTCTGGTTCTTTCTCAATTTCTCTACAAAATTCTAAGTAGTCATCCACCGCATCATGAAATTTTTCTTCAATTTTTAAACAATCATCTGTATGAAAATTCACAAAATCACGTATTCCTTCAATTTTTCCGTAGAAAATATTATCTTCTCGATCGAATTTTATCTTTGTCCTATATCCTTTATATTCTAAAATCATTATTTTTCTCCAATGAAAGTGCGATTTCTACCGGTTGCTATTTATGTCTTTAAGTGGAATTTTCTTTGCAATATTCTCCGCAACACATTCCTCAAGAACATAGTCTGTAATAGGTTTTAGAAAATCACACATGTCAATATTACATTCAGATTCATATTTACTACAAAACCAATCTTCGTTTTTCATCCTAGAAAGAGGACATTCATGTGGATATTTAGGCATCTCATCTACAATAATTTTCATAATTCATCACCTCTAATCTTTCTCTCCAAAATGTATCCATATTCATTAATCACTTCTTTTAACAGTCTTTCGCTCTCTTTTCGTGCTTTAATACTATTAATAGCTGACAATTTATTCTCCAAACCATATAGATTCTTCATTTCTATTTCTGCGTCATTAAAATCAAGTTGGAGATTTAAGATTTTATTTGCGATAGATTTCAGATTATCATTATAGTTATTGATAGCAATTGTTAGTTCTTTTGAATATTCCATAATTAATACCTCGTAAAATCTGGATCGTATTCAAATTCATCACAGCATCCATCGTTTACATTTATAGAATCACCAATATCTAAAGAACATATTGCTGTTCCAGTTGCTTCTTCATTGCACTCACAATGCCAACACCATTTACAAATATATCTGTCCTCTGGTATATTCTCCATTATTTCCAGATCCTTTCATATTCATCAACCCAATGCTGTGCAGAAAAATAAATATAACTGTGAATTTCATCATGTATCTCTTTCCACGGAATATGATAATCTTCTATAATTTTATTTCTTACAGCTTTGGCATATCTATTACTTTTTAAACGTATATCGTTGTAGTATAAAAATGCTTTTGTCGGATCATATCTACCTCTCATATCGGTTAATGATCTATCATATTCTTCTGTCATTCCCATGTACAAACAAGCTAATTTGTATGGTAAATTAAAACTTGGCATTATTTAATCTCCTACCACATATAGGACAATAATTAATTTTAATAATATTTCCAGAGTAATAAGAGTCGTCGCACTCATGCCACAAATGATAAGAATCACTTTTTTCATTATGTACAATATAATTCGAATATTCTTTATCGCTCCAATGTGCATTTTGTAACTCTTCTTCATCCCAAATTTCTTCACACAAATCACACATCTATTTTTTAATCCTTTCTATTTGATGGCTGTTCCGATCTTGAGATGCTGCTATTAGGCTCACGTAACGGATAACTATTTAAGCCACACTGTTACACCATCAAACTCACTTTTCTTCTATTAGTTCCTCTAAGATACTCATTAATTCTGGAGTATTTACTACCACTACATCATTGATCACCATCTACGTATACATCTGCGTCTTGATAATCTGTGATGGAAAGTGGCTGTTTCCCTAATTTCTGCCAAATTTTATATAATTTCATATTTTGTCATTCCTCTAATAATTCAGGATTGTCAAAAATATTTCCGATAACTTCTTTCTTCTTATATTTAGCAAGTAAGTCTAATCCAAAAATATCTCCGTCTAAATAATTAGGGGTTCGTGTAGTAGTACATGCGAATCTATATCTTTCGTCATCCCAAAATATTCTCCAAATATTCCCGTATTCATCTTTAACGAAATCTCCTTCGAAAATTTTTGTTCTATTATTATCAGTTATTCCTGTATATTGACAAATAGTATCCTCGATGATATAGTCCTCATTATCCCAATCTATGCATCCATGCCATATAATTTTATATGTAGGTTTGTAGCCAGCTTTTTCTATAATAGAACCTTTTAACCACTTATTAGAAGGCTTCCCATAAACATCTTCGCCCTTTGCTCTATATAATATATCTCTCATACTTTTCTTCCTAATTATGAAATTTCTCTTTCAAATTAATATATCGTAATTTCTTAATACTCTACCTAAATCATCAACCAGATTATATACAATACCATCAGCTTTTGATTTCGCATATTCTTTTACTGAATCAATATCCACGTCAATATTAATTACGTCTTTGCAATATGGATGACCAGTAAATTCTTCTCCATAACAAATTCCGTCAAATGGTACTTGATACCATGAACCAGTGTCCCCATCTACACAACCAAATACTAATTCGGTGTTTTCGTCATATCCAATTTCCTTCAATCTATTAATAAGATCTGCCACTTTTAGTGTTGTCATAATTCTTCCTTCCTTTATGAAACGGACGTTTCATTAACTTTTCACCCTGCAAATACGCTCACATTTAGCGTAAATTTTGTCACCATATTTTTCGCAATACTTTTTAACCAATTCTTTCATCTTCTCATTTGCATCTTCTTTACTCATATCAATCTCATAAGCATATATACATGTTTCGTCATTACATACTTCTTTCATAACCTTGATGAGATCTACGATTTCTGTCTCTATTTCTTTCTTCTCATGGTCTTTCTTCCACTGTTTGAGGATTTCAACAGCTCGTTCAGGATATTCTGCTTTAAAAAAATCGCAACTATAACCATTTTTTTCTTTACAGATTGGGCAATCTTTACAATTACTTATACTTCTACACATTTCAGCTTGAATTTTAATTGCTGCTTCGGCTGTCAGTTCATCCTTTGCTTCAAACATATCGTCTGTCCAATACCAATTTTCACCTTTATCCTCTTTGATATAGTAAGTATCTGAGAATACTTCCGAGATCGTTGCTGGCATCCCTTTGTATTTCTCCATTTGTTTTACAAATGTTTGACTTCCATATCTTTCAAATATCATCAAGTCTCTTCTAATTCTTACCTTGTCTCCAACCTTGTATTTCATTATTCTCTTCCTTCCTATTCTTCGCTTGTCTGTATCCCTTACGATTAATCTAATAAAAAGTTTCTGGTATTCTAACAATTCAATATCAAAATAATTCTCAAGAAAAACATCAGGATATTTTAAATAAAACTCCTTTAACTTATCTACACGATAACTTCTTTTGATATCGGTTGATTTGATAGGTTCTAAATAATTTTCATTTTTAAATTTTATTTTCATAATATTATTCCCTAAATGAAAGCGCAGTTTCATCTGCTAATTTTCTACCACACCACGGGCAATAGTTAATATATTCTCTCTGATGTACAAATCCATCATCGTAATAGTCCCATTCTGAAGTTTCGATGTCTAAATAATAATCATTAGATAATGGATCGATGTAAATGCAGCATTCAGGAGAATTTTCTTCACAGTAGTTACACATAATTATTCTCTCTTTCTCTAATAAATCTTATAATGTCATCTATCGTTTCTTCATCTAATAATTTGCCATTTATTGCTTTACTTCCACCATATAAAAACGTCTTATTTTTGGCATCAGAATATTCCATAAGCAATTCTTTTAGCCTATCGATGCTGTTGGTGAAGTTAATTTCAATAGACTCTTTTGCATATTGTTTAACTAATTTTTCTACATCTTCTTTAGAAAAATCTACTTTTACTATTGCGATACATTGAGGTTCTACTGTTGGTTGATCATCTAGTAATTGTCTAATATCAGGTAATGTGCTTAAATTTTTAAAACCAAGTGCCAATCTAATGTCCCTATTTGAAATTTTATCTGTATCAATCAATCTCATTATTCATACCACCTTTCACAATTCTTACTCTATGTTTTTAACGTTTTCATTTATGATACTAATAACATCGTCTGTAAGAATCCCATTGAATGATGTGTCTGGTATTGCATCAACTTGTACTTCAAAACTTTCATCTCTAATTTCTTTGATTACATTATTAATATCAAACGCAGTGGGGATGTCCTTGTGTGCAATTTTTTCGCTACAACTTTCTACCGCCATGATATCTTCATGCGTATGTGGTCTTACTATTGCACAGCCCTTTAGTTTTTCTATGTCAATCAATCTCATTACTTTTACTCTCCATCTTCGATAAACTCAGTTCGTGAATATCCATTCCAATAATGTTCGTTTCCGCAATACTGTTGACACACTATATCGGAATCACATACATGATCGCATCTGTTACAATTTGGTTCTTCGTCATCGACTGTGTATATTTTTACGTTACTCATCTATTTTTACATTCCTCTTGCCATACTTTACAAAATGTTTCAAATGTTTTGTCATCTAATTGGATTCTTTTTACTTTATTACATTTAGGACATTTCAAACATACTTCTTTATCTCTATACCATAGATAATTAATGGAATATGAATGGTTACATAAACATTTGATTTTACATTCTCTATCTCGCCAATTAATGAACCGGATTCTCATATCTTCATATTCTTCCACAAATTCGACAAATAGTTCTACAGCTCCTACAGTTGAAAGTATAATAATTAGTAAATCTAACATTATTTTGGTCATTTTTATCACCTCGCTTGAAATCGACCTTTCATCCGAAAATCACGTCTAAAAAAGCCCCATTTTAAGGGAAATTTTGGACATGGTTTTTGACTTTTTACATTTGAGCCAATAAACTTCTTACAGGCTCTCTAGTAATATTCTCTTTTGCCCATCTAATATATCCAGGAGCAATATCCTGAATTTCTGGCAACGTCATACCGGCATGTTTGCCAAAAGTTAATTTATATTCATTAATATCTGGAAGATCTTCTTTCGCAACCTCTATACCACCAAGCGCATCATATACCTCATCTGAATATGTCATATCAATATTTGATCTGCTTGATAAGTAATCACACAGATGAACCAAAAACTGCTCGTCGTTTTCTGGTTTAGGTAATATAGTGCTGCTTCGTCTGTTTGATGTCCACTGTCCAGAATGACTTTCACATAATCTTGCAATATATGCTTTTGTCTCTTTGTCAATATCGTGTTCTACGACTGTATCTCTGATCCATTCACCAGCAAGCAACGGATGATCATGCACTGTATACTGAGATCCATTTGTCCCACACTTAATAGCATCGTGAAAAATTGGTGTACATCTTAGACAATCTCTCTGTCTTTCATTAGTCTTTTCTTTTACATATTCCAAATCAAGAATATAATTCATTACTTCTCCAAACATTAACATATGTAAAATCTGACCATGAGGTTGACACTGGGTTTTGTTGTGATATTTGAATGATGTACTACTAGGAATTACGAAGATATAATCGGGAATTTCTTTAATCATATCTGTGCAATAATCTTTCATTTCTTCTGTTTCAAATTTATTTAAAAGTGTTTTAAATACTAATACTTTATCCATTTATTCTCCTTTCAAGAATGTTTGTAACATTGTTTTTCTATCAAAATTTTCCTTCTTTTTAAGTGCATTATTTACTGTACGAATCTCTCCAAGGTGATAACATTTTTCTTTTGCTCTACTTTCTCCTACATATAACAAATTGGAATTCAACATGAATGTGTGGGCTTTAGGTGTAATTAAAACAACCACCTTGAACTGACCACCCTGAGATTTGTGTGTGCTGATAGCATAAGCCAATCGAATATTTTTCATAGAACTTTTTGGGATATAAATAAGTGTTCCATCATAATCAACAACCATTGCATCTTTTAGAATTTTTACAACTCTACCAGATTCACCATTAGCAATAAATGTTGTATTTTTATCATCAATATATTCCTCATTATAGATGATCGCTTTGTAATCATTAGCATAGTTCATTACAATGTCATTCAATCTAAATTCTGTATCTCCAAATGTAATTTTCGCCTTTGGATTAGAATTAACTGCGTTTTGTATCTTCTTATTTAATGCTACTGTTCCATAATCGCCTACGTTATAGCAAGACAATACTGCAATATCATCAACAGAATATCCTTTTGATAATAATGTCTGATAAAGTTTTACAGTATATCCAACAAGTTTATCTTGAAGAATCGGCATAAATATATATGACTGATCTTCGCCAAACACTTGCATACCTGTTTTGGTCTTATCTAAATATTCAGTACCAGTTCGTGTATCTGTAGCAACCGTAGATAAACCACCTTTACCATAACGGAATACCTTATCAAGTGTGATAGTAGGAATATCCTCGCATTTCAACAAATCATAAAGTACATTACCAGCACCAACAGAAGGAATCTGTGCATCATCACCAATAAGGAGTAATTTTGTTTTCTCAAAATCTATAGCTTCAAGCAATTTTCTAAATAAGAAAATATCTACCATTGAAAACTCATCCACAATTACTACATCATATGGTAATTTATTCTCTTCATTAAATCCCCAATCAGCAGGTGGCATATACATAAGACCTCTATGAATTGTCATAGCATTTTCATTTGTAAAACCTGACAGTACCTTTGCAGCTCTACCAGTTGGTGCTAAAAGTAAATGCCTTTTGTTATAAGCATTTAACATATTTACAAATGCCTGTGTACTTGAAGATTTACCACTACCACCATATCCAACAAGAAGAACAATGTTATTTTCACACATATATTGTGATGTTTTACACTGATTCTCAGTTAGTTTAAAACCATCAAGTTCCTGAAACTTTGAACAATCACACTCCCATTTTGTATGTATCTGCAATCCATCTTTTATTCTCTCTGCTATATATTTCTCTGTTTCATATGTTTCTTTCTTACATACACTTAATAATTCTCTATCGAATATTACATCATTATCACCTTTAAGAATAAGTGGCAAGTTGTTTTTTGCTTCTGGTACTAATACATCAAACTGTTTCTTCAAATCACCAACATGCATATATGTATTACCATTATTTTCATTCTCATCAAGTAGATAATCTACACAAGCTTTTGCTCTCTGATATGATGTTATAAGGTCAAATCCAAAGAACAAAACTGGCTTTTCCCCTTTCTTCTGGCATTCTTTGCCATCCTTATCCAATGTCAACAATAGGGAGTCAGCAGTTTTAAAACCAATCCCTCCTAACCTACAAAGACACTGATATGGTTCTTCTCTAATAACTTCCTTAATTTTGTCAACAGAAGTATATTTGTCATACAGTTTTTTTACTGTTGAAAGATTAAATAATCCTCTGAATTCTTCTACAATTTCAGCCAATTTGAAATTCTCTATGACTTTATTCTTAATAACGTTAAATGTATAATCTTTAATACCTTTTGTTCTTGATAAATCAATGTCATCTAATCTGTTATTCATTATTCTATCTACGATGTCTGGATATGCTTCTAATAACACGTCTGTCTGATTTGGTGTAAGAATTTCATATAAGAAATTTCGTGTAGCAGCCAATGTAGTAGGTTTCTCTCTTTTAATATTGATTACATTGTATCCGACTCCATGAGAATCGGATACTTCCTTTGCTTTTACAATGTAATCAACTCCAAGATTGAGTTCTGAAATATTACCTTTAATAGTTACATTGTTATACTTGTTGATTTTAATATTAGGATATTCAAAACTATTAATAGAACATCCATATATTTTAAATTCTGCTGAATTATATACACATCGTTCAGGAACGCATGTAAATTCTATTATTTGATTATCCATATATCACACTCCATATTTTTCAAACAATTCTTTTTGTGGTGCATATTCTTTAAATAAACGTTTCTCTTCTAATAATCTAGCTCTAATTGCATCATCTTTATTAGAAAACGCACCGATTATGGTATACTTATTTTTATATCCAATGGTTGCTCGCCATTCAGAATATTTATTATTCCAATGAACACCTATAACACCAGATTTATTGTTCTTTCTTAAAGATCCATTCATACAGTTCTCTTGATTGTTGGTTAATCTTAGTTGAGACTTTCTGTTATCATTGTTTTTATGATATATATGGTCTATAAATATTTCTGGATTATTTATATTTAGAACAACCCTGTGCATTTTTATATCTCTGTTTGTATCTGTCTCAGATGTTACAACGTATCCTTTATCATTTATTCTCCAACAATAATCCTTAATCTTATCATAATCTTCTAAGTCGAAATAAAATTCTTCTCCTTTTGCTGTATAGCCAATTCCGTAATCGCCTGATAAATCGTAAGTGTTTACAATTTTTCTTGACTTATTTATTTGTTTCAGTTTTTCATTATGTAAACAACCACATGATTTTGTAGACCCATTTTTTAATGATTTACCACGAACCAATATATTTTTCTTACCGCAATCACAATCACATATCCAAAAAACTGCACCATATTTATCTCGTTTGGAAGACTTGCCTGTTATAACAAGTCTTCCAAATCTTTGATTGATTAAATCGCCCAACCTTACATCTCCTTTAATAAACATCCCATTTCTTTACTATCTTTTCTTTTTCATCAGTCTTAATCCAACTTCCACCGACTTTCTTCATTTTATTTCTTTCTCCAAATTCTTTTACATGAATGACATTAGTTTCTTTAAATGGCGATTCCACAAATGATTTGCCGGATGTAATCTTTGTCTTTAAATATTCTCCATTCTTCATGTCATAAAGCATTAAATATGGTTTTGTTTTGTCTTTGTAAAATTTGCATTCCAAAACATAGTACATATTCTTCGGTGCTTTCGGATTTTTATAAGAAATATTACCTAAATATTCTTGCTCATATGCAATTTGTTCTTTTACTGATAATGGTTTATTCTCTACATCTTTACTTAAATGATTTACCAATCCAACATTATCTATTTGGGAAAACTGTTTTTCTGTTTCTTTCCCAGAATATTTTCTAACAATATTCTCATCCAACCCCAGTTCTTCCAATTTTGCTTTTTTGATGATTTTACACGATCCGAATGAATCATAAAGATCTATATGCTTTAATAGATATTTGTTTTTCCCAAAATCTGAAAAGAAATTCAAAATAGTTAAGATATGCATTTGCCTTGAATCTACAGATGTCTTTTTGCTTATATCTGAAATAAGTTCTATAAAATTATCATAATGATTATTAGACAATTCGTATAGTTCATCCGCAATGTTAGCATTACAAAATTTTATAGAAGCGATTCCTTGATATATTGCGTTCTCCTCTTTATCCATAAAATATAAAGCTTTCGACTTGCCAAATTTTACACCTTTCATTTTAATGCCTTGCGATTTAATGTACTCTTTTATATTAGATACCTTTTCTGTATTATCTACATATACATTCAAAGCAGATGTAAGCAATTCAATTTTATAATAATATCTGAGCCATCCAATAAAAAATCCCACCATACTATATGGAACTGAATGGTTTCTCGAAAATAAATAATTCGACGCATCATCTATTACAACTAAGAATGATTTAATTGTTTCTCTCGCTTCATCTTCAGACATCCCATATTTTTCTTTTGCTATTTTAATGAATCCTGGTATATATTTTTCATCTCTATTTCCATGAATATCTACCATGTATCCACCATTTTCAATTATTGGAATGTCTGTTTCTGTTCCAGTTTTCTTTGCAAAATGTCTACGAACGATATCAGCTTGTCCCATAGTATATCCACAAAATTCATGTAAGAAATCAATAATCTGCTCTTGATATACTAAATATCCCAGTGTAGGTTTTAAGAATTCATTTAAGGCTTCATTGCCATTGTCTTTATAAATGCCATTAAATAATTGCTCTCTATAAGATTCACCAGCCGGTCTAATAGCTCCACTGACCATAGCCATTACATCAAGATAGGAAATATTATCATTTTGCTCTTTTATATTCGCCAAAGTTTCTTTACTCAATGTTCTTTTTAATGAGTCACTGGCGAATCCACTTTCAAACTGAAAAATAAGTGTTGTATCTTCTGCTATTGATTTAATAACATTTTCGTCTGAAAAATCTACCTTATCTGGTGTCAAATAGTCAATTCCTGCAAGCTTGCAAGCACCATCAATTAACCCAACTGCATTTAATCCTAATAAATCTAGCTTTACATAATTCAAAGAATCGATCTCATGCATATCAATTTGGCTAACTGGTCGTGGATCAGACGTGATAGAAAGCGTTCCAAAGTCATATCTAATATCTGTTGGACTACATACAATACCTGCTGCATGTCTACCAAGTGATGTAATTGTTCCAATAACCATATCTACATATTTAAACATTTCAGGATATTGATTTCTAATTTCATCCGGCATGTAATCTTTACCCTTATCATCAGTTTCTACCATATTAGATAATTCCTGTGTTTGCTCTGGAGTCATGCCAAATGCCCTACCAACATCTTTTATTGCTGCTTTTAATTGAATAGTATTAAATGTAATAATATTGCAACAATACAGTCCTTCTTTATTAAACAGATATTCTCGCACCTTATATCTATCTTCTGCATAAATATCAGTATCAACATCTGCTAACGACATACGTTCTGGATTCATAAAACGAGAAAAGTTTAATTTGTATTTTACAGAATCAACATCTGTACATTTGATTAGATACGCAATTTCGCTACCAGATACAGACCCACGGGAACATCCATAATGCATATTATTTTCTAATAGCCAATTTTTATAATCTGAATCAAGTAACATAAAATCTATTGCATCATTATGTTTGTATGTTTCAAGTTCTTCTTTAATTCTTGGAATGTACTCTGTTTTATAATTTGGAAGTTTTGTAATCCCACGTTCTTTTACACCCTCTACAATTCTTTTTTTAAACTCTTTCTCTGCATTTTGATATAATCGAGGATATTTATTGCTATAGTCTAAATCATAAGACTCAACTATATCTGCAATTCTATTTGTTTCTTCTATTGCATCGAGATACACTGATTTAGCTAATCCATTTTGTAATGCAAAAGCATCTACCATATCATCATATGATTTCCAAGACAAATCACACGCATCCTCGTCATGGAAATCTATTTTTTTAGATTTCTGCATGACACCTCTTCCCATCATATGATCTTTGTCTATCGCATGTACGTCACTTGTTGCAACAAGTCTTAAACCATATTTCTGTGAAATACGATATAAATATTGGTTATAATAAGTTTGCACATCAAAATTATGCGGTTGAATCTCTAACCAACATCTATGTTTATTCTTTATAAGAAATTTTAAAAATCTTTCTTGTACCGCTTCTGTCCCTTTACATAACATACCAGCAACACAAGCTGTGAGAACCAAAATATTATCTGATGTATTTTCAAGTTCTTCCAATGTAATTCGTGGATTATAATAAAAATGTCCATCATCTCTATTAAACGAATCTGATGACAATTTATTCAATTCTCTTACACCTTCTTGATTCTTAGCTAGTAAAATACAATGATAATTATCTCTTACTTTTATCCTATTCTCTTCAATAAAACTACCAATTTCTTCTTGCGCTTCTTGTGGATCACACCCAAGCAAAGATTCTTCTAACTCTATTAATGCTTTTTCATATTCTTCTGTTTCCGGCTCTTGATATAATTCTTTAGTTACATAGAATTCTTCGCCATGAATATATTTTAACCCAGCCTTTTCGCACGCCTGCTTCTTTGCAACATTGTGCAACACAACTCCATGTTCTGTAAATGCGATTGCTTTCATACCTTCTTCTTTAGCTTTATCTATATATGCTTGAAATGGTGTAATTGAATCAACCTCAAGACCACTATAAGGATTGGAATCCATACTATGTAAATGCAATACTGTAAAATTACTCAATCTCTCACCTCTACAAACTATTTACAAATGCCAACAAATCGTCTCCTTCGTTATCGGTTCCGTCTTCGCTACCATCCTTCAAAAACAATTCTTTATCTTTTAAATACTGATCATATGGTTTATGCAATTTTCTAGAATATCCTGAGAGAGTCGCAAGTCTAAACTCATCTGCATCAGTTACTTCTTGCCAGAATACATTTTCATTTCCTGTATTTTTGTATTTATCAGACTTACTATTAATTTCAAACACAGTATCAATAATATCTTTTTTCAAATCATTAATTTTCTCTGTTGTCAATGGGACTTGTACATAACAATCATGTATTTCAAATTTATCTCTTACTTCCTCTGGTAAACAATCAATATTATTGTTTAATGTCATTTCATCAATATATTTCTCAATATCATCTTCATATCCGAATTCTTTCAGCCACATTTTTGCAGTGTTGACAAGCTTTTCTCCAATAACATTTCTTTCTATATATCTATCTTTTGTTTTGCCATTTTTCTGTTCTATAGTAACAGTCACATATTTAAGGAAATTCCACTCACATACAATATCTTCTAACGGAATGTTTAAGGCTTGTCTAATCCCTTCAGCATAAATAACTAGCTGACCGCATTCAGCATCAATCTTTGCACCTTGATATCTTGTAGATGTTTTCCAATCTACAATATGTACTCTTTTTCTTTTTTCTCCGTTAATATCTGTATATGGTTCAATATAAAGCATATCTATATATCCTTGCATATAAACATCATCAGAAATTTTAATTGTAATAAAATGTTCTACTTTATGTGGAAAATTAATCAGATTATGATTTTTAAAGAAATGTCGGATACAATTTTCATATTTATTTGCTATTGCATCATTTTTATCAGAATCGCTTCTATTATATTTAAGCTCCGCACAATTCATTGCGAAAAGACTATCTTCATATAGCTCTGGCATATCTTCATATTTAATTTTGCCAGTATATAATTGTTCTATAATATCATGAACATTACCGCCTGATACACAATATATGCTATTCGTTCTATCTTCTTTTTCATGTAAAATGTATTTTAGAAAATATTCCCATTTATCTTGCTTATAACAATGATATCTACTCCACGACCATAGTGTATCGATACCAAATTTGTTACAAATCTCCGTTAATTCTTTTCCTGTTTTTCTTGCCAAATTTTTAATTTTCTCCTTTCTGATTCATCATATACAACACGATGTTTAAGCATAAAATTGTACACCTTATTAGGTTTATCAGCAGGACTATCCTTGCTTCCTTTCTCTAATAAGTCCCATTTATCAAACATATAGCTTACTTTTCTAATCGGATAAAATTTATCACATTCTTGTCTAACATGATGCAATGGTATTCCTTCATCTAAAGCAATTATGATTTCTACATTTAAACTAATGAGAATTCTTACTTGCTCATCTGTAAGTTCGCAATTTCCTATTGCTGTGGCTGTGCCATCTTTTCGAGAATATCTTTTTAAAACAGATTTTTGGCTCTCCAAAACAACTACATAACCAGCCTCTTGAATTGTTTGATAATTTTCATTAAGCCCATATACATTCGTTCCTTTGGGATATGTTTTTGATAATTTAAAATATTTTGGAATATCGAACATCTCATAATTCGGCACAGTAGTTCTTCCACTAATACCTATATATTCATTATCATCTCCATCCCACTTGCGTTCAGGGATAACAATTCGTTTTCTATCATATGAATATCCAATGTTAAATCTTTTACATGCATTCGGCATAATTCCTTCTCTGATCCATCCAATATAAGGGAGATCTACATATTCTTTAAGGATTGAATCATCATATACAGGAATCTCTTTATCAATTGTATATTTTCTTCTTTTTATTTTTTTAAAGATTGCTAATGGATCTTTTTTTGATATTTCTGCTTTAGAATTGAATTGATACTTAAGACCTAAAATTTTATGGAGATATTTATTCGCTTTTCCAAATGATATTTTCTTGATAGTCATAACCAACGTAAAAATATCTCCATGCTTATTCTCTTCAGAACTTCTGATTGCGACAGACAATGTATCTTTTTTAACACATACCGCAGTTTTATTAGTTCCTTGCGGTAAAGCTGCTCTCCATTCAGTAGGATAACTTTTTATCCCATGACATTCTAATGCAAGCAAAATTTGTTCTATACAGTTATTCTCTACAATATAATTCTTTAATTCATTCGCATTAATACACCCTCACCGCCTTTTATATTTTTACCAATCCTGTACGATATTACAAATGCCAAGATCTTTATTTGTATTTGTACTAAAATCGAATTCACTTATAATCTGGAATGCATCGGTTTGACCAAACCTGTTTTTAGGAATAAAAGTAATCATATAATGTTTGTCTGGCTTTAGTTTGAATGGAATCTTGCTTTTACCATTAATACCATCAAATCTATATCCAATAATCTCATGTTTCCCTCCTTCATATTCGTCTTCAAAAGGTCTACGAATCATAAGATTTACGCTCATAACATCAACAATACTTTTGCCAAGACCAATTTCATTATTGGTAAGATACCTCATTTTAATACTTGCTTTACCAAGCTGATATGTAACAAATAATCCAACATTTTTTGCGGTAGGTTTCACCACATCATAAAGTTTAACCATATCTCTAGTCATTGACTTATAAATTTCATCTGTTGTTGCATCAAAACTCTCTTTTAGAGTATCAAGTACAAAATACCTGACTCCAAGACTTGCGTATTTTTTTATTAATTTAATAACAATATTTACTGAATATCTTTCCAATGGAACGATTGTTATATTTTGATTTTCTTTCTTTTCTTCGATCCAATCTGCAACTTTTCTAAGTTGTGTCATTGTTTCTTCATCAAAATTACCGTCACGCAATTTATATTTAGGAAGGTCAAATTTAAAGATATTATTTGCTACCCAAATAACCATCTCTCGCTGTACCTTTGTCTGATCCTCTTCATTAATAAAAAATACAACCTTTTCATCGAATTTTAATATAGATGGAATAATATAGTTCATTACAGTAGTTGATTTACCGACACCGGAGTTAGCACCAACTCCATAAATATTGCCATCACAATTAAATCCACCAATTTCCTTATTAAGAATGTCACAGTTATTTAACGGTAGTCCTACACTCTTTCCGGAATTAAGCTCATCAATATATTTGTTAATACCATCACATGCGTTATATGATTCAATGTCTCTTGCAGCATTTACAAAGATATGATTAATCATTGCTTCATTTTCTTCATAAATCTCATCCAGAGACATATCACAAAATTCATTAATTCTGTTTGTTGTAGACAAAGTATATTTGATCATTTCAAGGACTGACTTCCATTTGTACAGCTCTTTAATATAACCATCCATGTTATTAACATTTACATATTCTTTGGTTTTATCTATCAGATCATATCCGCCATATTCCTCATACACTTTTTTTAATTTTGCATGTTTTTCAAGATATAATCCAACCGTGATATCATCTAACACAGACTTCTTTTCAACTTCTATAAGATCATTTGCAATTTGCCAATATACACGCCATGTATTGTCTGTAAAATCATCGCCCTTTAACTTGTAATCATAAAATAATTCAGGATTTTTATATAAAGCACCAACAATATTAGCTTCTGCAACAATTTTATATTCTTTAATTTGTTTTGCAGCTTTTAATACTTCTTCTTGATAAGGTGTTAATTTTTTACTCCCTTTTTTTGTCGTAGCCAATTAATACCTCCTAAAACAGTTTCTTCATTTTGTCACTGGTTGCTTTTGTTTTCTTTGTATATTTTGCTCCATTACTGGAATGATTTTTGACTTCGATATTTTCTACCTTTGTCTTTGCTTTTTCTATTCTTTGCAATCTTAAATATACATCATTAATTTCTGGTTCAATAATTTTCATAATAAGATTAATTTTATGTTTCTCATCATGAATTTTACTTTCATTATTATGTAAATAAGAAACTATCTTCTTTTTGCAAAGTTTGAACGTACATAAAATTGTGTAATCATCATAATTAGCTTTCGCTTCATGATTATTATTCGCTATATGTTCTCCACGTTTAATACCCTGAAGCTTTAATGCAAGATATTGTGGAAACTTCATATTATCGTCATATTCAAGAATCTCTTTTTTTACATACTCACACAATTCAATCCAAGATTCATTGTCTTTCTTTTTAGTGCTTCTCATATACCAACTATTCCTTTCTTAAAAACTCCAACAGGCTGTTATACCTGTCGGAGCATATTTTTAATTAGGCTAACTGTAATTTGGCATAATCAATCAGCTCTGTAAGTGTATCTGGTAACTGAAGCTCAAGATTTTTTAATGATACATTCTTTTCTTTCATTAACTTATTAACAGCAAGAAGTGCATCCTTATTATCTTTTAGAGACTTTAAAACTTCCTTAAATTCAGTAGCAAGTTCTTCAGCTTTATCAGCCTTGTCTTCCATAGATTCTGTAGAAGCTTTAATATCATTTTTGTATGAAGTCTGATTTGTCTCTAATTTACTTCTTCCTTCAAAATAATCCTTCCAAATATCATAGCAAGGATTCTCAATAATATCTCCACGCTTAGTTACTTTGGTTCTATCCTTTAACACCTTGGCATAATAATGTGTTCCATCTGCTTCTTCTTTCGTAAAGAATTCCAGAACTGTATCATAATCGAATCCAACACTCTTATGCATATCTGGCTTAATTCCAATGATTTTTTCACCAGAATCGTCTCTCTTATCTGTTCCCTGCGCAACTGATATAATGTGAATTCCTCTTGTTGATAAATCAATTTTTAGTTGCTGTAATTTTAAATTGAGAATTTTGATACGTCCCCATGAACGCTGACTAATGTTTGCATCGTCAACATTGCCACCTTTCTTTCTTGCTCTCTTCTCTTCAACTTCTTGCGCACCAACCTGCATTGTTCCATAAAATTTTGTTTCTGAATCAATACTCAAAGTTTCAATCTTTTTATCATATTCGCCATCAAGAAAATCATCTAAGTCAGACTCTAATTCATCTAAATCGGATGTATTATCAACTAGGATAAGATTGTTATATGTATTACCATTATTAAGCGTAATGTCTCTTCCCTCATAATGTGCAACACCTGCCTCCGAGTCAATACATGCTACCTTTGGAAATGTAAGCTGAAACGTTGACTTTCCTGATCCTGATTCACCATATACTAAAAATTTTCCACCAATTTTTGCTGCCTTTGCATCTCTAAACGACATTTTTTATCCTCCTAAAATTTCAAAAATTATATTCTTTTAATAAACTGCTTACCCTGTTTATACAGGGCAAGCATATGTTTTAATCCATGCCTTCAAGCATTGCAAGAAGATCATCATCTTCAGATGTATCTTCATCTGCATCTCCGGATTCCATCTCTGAAATATCTGCATTTTCAGAATTTGCAAATGCTTCATTAATTGCTTGTTCGTAGAAATAAAGGTCGTCCTCATCATACTTAGCATCCTCAAATGCCACCGTAGGTTTTCGATTTTCGTCCTTTCCTACGTATGTAATATCCGGCTTTAAGATAATCATTCGTTTCTCACGATTTCCATTATTTCCAACTGCGATTTTCTTTTCAGCTTCTTCCTCTGAATAAAGTCCCATTTCAATAAGTTCTTTAATATCATCTGGAATATCATCTTCTGTAATTGCAACAGTAGAACCACCTTCAACAAGGTTTCCTGTTACTGTAATTTCTGCTACTTTACCCTTCTTTGGTTTAAAGAATTTCTGAAGCATTTTTGCTGTAATCTCTGGATTTTCATTGATAGCAACTTCGAATGTCTTCGGGAATGTTACATTCTGTCTTACTACAATTTTTTCTCCATCAATTTTTGGTTTTCCTACATAATCAACAACATATGCCGAAAGTTCAATAGTATTTTTTTCTTCATTCTTTTTGCCAATACTCTTGGAATCAACAAGAATTGTCTGAGAGAAAGTAGCTTTAAAATCTTTTTCATCTTCTACTTTTGAAAGAACAATAGATGCAATGTCTTTTTTTGTTGATACATTTTCTTCATATTCGCTATATCCTAATGTACCTTTTACATTAACAATCATTCCGTCTTCTAGATGTTCATTAAGATAATCAACTGCATCATACGCTGTCAGGAATTTCTTATATACTGTCTTTTCTTTGACATCTTTTTCAACGCCTACTGTTAAAAATGATGAATCAGAAATGCTATCATATAAAGATTCGTCAAGACGGTCTTCCCATGCAATCTCTACAGATTTACTTTTCCCTTCGTCGTCTTTTTCATCCTTGCTATATGCACGAATTACATTGTCTTTGTCAGGGAAAAATCCGCTTCTCATTTCTGCATAAATAACATTACCACCGCCACAATCAACACCTACATACATACTGTTATCTGTCCATCCAGAATCATAACTGTTGTCGAGATTGAATGTTTTGTCTGTAACTTTGACACGTCCAATAAGATTAAATGATGCTTTACCCTTTTTTAACGCTTTTCTTTCTTTTTCTTTTGCCAAATTAATTGTCCTCCTAGAATTAAAAATTTATTGTAAATATTGTTAATAAAACAATCTATTTAAACGCCCAACCGGACGGAACACAGAAATAAATTTATGTAAATTTCTATGTAAAAGGTGATTTTTGAGTACAAAAACCCAAGGGTATGCCTGTCCACCCATATTTATTCTCTATTCAGTTATTTAAATATTTGGAATTTGTGGATCGAATTGATCCTTGATTTGTTGAGAATAAGTTCTCATTTTATAAGCAAAATGTCTTGCATAAACATCACAAACGTCATCATAAATAGCACAAGATAAATGATAATCGTCATATAACAATTCTGATATTTTACGATTCGCCTGAATACTATTCCCCGGCATTTGTTTTGATTTGAAATATATTGCTCTGCCGTCATATTTTTCAAATGCATTACAATATGTATCCCAATCTTCTACTTCTACAATTCTTGATTGATGATCATAAATTCTATTGTCGTTATCGACAAATAGATTCGTTTCAATTACTTCTACCATTTTTACCTCTCAAATCCGAATGAAAGATTAGATTCTTCCGTTCCTATCATTCGGTGCTTTATCTGATCCAGAGTTGAAGAATTTGTTCTTATACTTATATTCTCTCTTATAATCACGAAATTCTCTAAGTAATTCATCATACATCTCTTCAAGCTTCTTCTTTTGATCTTCAGTTTCTACAATCTCATCTTCTACATAATAAGTAATTGAACCGTCGGAACTTCGAAGCCTTTTCTTTATTACCACAATCTGCATAATATCTGCCAAAAAGAACTCTTCATTTTTTTCTAATAAGGGAATATCTATGTCATATTCTCCAATCACATCATCGGCAATTACCTTATCTATCTTTTTTAAATAGGTTTCACCAAACAAATCGGTCACATATTTCCCAGCGACTTTTCTTTGCCGGAATATACTCTTTACTGTGTCTGCCATTTCTATTCTCCTTCATATAATTTCAAAGTTCCATCTGAATTATAAATTGGTGTTATCCCAAAAGAATTACCATTTGATCTAAGAAAATACATTACATTAGTATTTTTATCATAAGCAACATTTGTATATCCGCTTTCATAAATATTAACAAGATCAAAATACTTATTTCCAAGTACATTGTCCTCCGGTGTTATATCTTCTCCTTCGCTTTCACACCCTGTCATACAAAAACATATTGACAACCCAAGAGCAATCGCTGCAATTTTCTTTTTCAAAATCTCACCACCTTATTATTCTCCAATCAGAATCCACAATCTTCTCTTCTTACTTGCTTTCAGGTTATCAATAAAATCAAGCTTGTCTAAATTTACCATGAGATTTGGTTTGTTCCGACGGATCTCACTGATTGATGGATAGATACCTAATTCCACAAGAATCTTTGGAAGAAATCTCTCTTCTGTATAATAAGTTTTCTCCTCTTCTATCCTTGCCCAATCATCTTCATCTGAAACAAACATATCTTTCGGATCTACTATTGGAGTTCCTATTACAATATTCTCTATGTAAGCCATATTCTCACCTCAAATAACCTAAATGAAATCTATGATTCTTCCGAATACACATAATTGTAACTATTTGTGAGAATTGAATCATAAAGAATTTCAAATGTTTCATTATTACGTGTGACTCTACTTCTATTAACTTCGACATCTTTTAATTCCATCGAGCGATCTCTTATCTTTGTTATTTCTCCAATATACCTGTCTATGTAACAAGTTGTACAATTATATCTTCGAAATGCAATCTCATCACCCACAGAGAATCTTTTTCCATCATCTGTTACAATTGTTTTCTCAATCTTCATTTTTATTTGCCTCGAAATATCACTTTTATTATGTATTATTCAATAATAATTCCTGGATAAACACCAATCCCGTTATCATATATTTTATCTAATTGGTAAACTTCAACAATTCTATACCACAAAAATGGTGCGTTAATCTCGTCTTCTTGAAACAAATCCGGTAACTGTTCTTTTAATTCTTCTGTTACATATCCACCAATTCCTAAAACACCATCAATTTCAATCAAATTATCTATAGATACTTTTTCAAGACGTTTAAAATTATCTGGACAATTTGGTTCATAACAAAAATCTATTATGTTTTGTTCCAATTCTACAAATCCAAATCTATCGTGTTCGGTTCTTACAATCATTCCAGTTTTTAAATCTGATTTTTTCAAATTGTTCACCATCTTCCTAAATTAAGAAAACTGTATTTACTCTACAATCATCCAGTCTTCAGATAACATATCTGTCTGAGACGGTGTCCACGGCACTTTATTTTTTGGCGCATAAGGATTTTCGGTTTGTAACCCAGTAGTATTGATATATACAAACGGATGTGTCATATAATTGAACGCTTCAATAGTTGTTCTTGCAGTCACCCTGTCATATTCTTTCACTTCTTCACTTAGTTCAGAATACGGAATCATATCCGGGTGATCTGTAACTCCCTGTTTTTTCTTTTCTTCCCACCATGCGTTATGCACTGCTTCTGCAATAGTTTCAAGATTGACTTCTGGCGAATACATTTCCAAATAGATTCCTTTACCATTCCAACCTTTACGAGCTACTTTTTTACCATCTTTTAATGCTTCAATTGCTTTTCCAAAATTCATATTCTATCTCCTCCTAAAATGTCACTTTCATCCGGTTATTTATTCTCTTTCTTTTCTTTATCATGTTTCTTTTTTGCCATCGCAGCTTTATTAGCTCCTAACTGATTATCCAGTTTTGCGAAAATACTTTTCTTCTTTCCATAATGTGTTCTCATAATTTTTTATTCTCCTTTTCTTTTATTGTAAATATGACTGAGCCATATCTATAATTACTTTTTCTGGGAATGTTTTACATGCAATCATTTCTGGAATAGCAATTATACAAATTATTGCAGCCACTACGAATGCTGAAACAGAAAATAATGTAAAAGTAAATGCTACATCACTACAATAATTTTTTTCTTTTCCCTGAATTTAACATGATAATTCCTACAATTACTAGCAATATTGCGATACATAACGACATAACATCAATCGCAAATGTATAATTTACACATTTTGCCATTAATTCTTTCAAATATGGCTGAACGTTTTTGCTCGACCAGTCTATAGCAAGTCCAAATTTTTCGCACAAATTATCAAGAACTTTAATAATCTGATCTGAAACCATTTTAAGCACCTCTCTTTCTTTTCTTATATAATGCATTTAACTCTCTCTGTAGAGATTGTTTTTTTAATGGATTTCTACAATATTTTATTCTCTTTTTTAGTTGGGAAATATTTAGATTTTGAATATTCGTTTCATCAGATTTCAATTCCTTGGGAGGTTGTTCTGCCAATTCAAAAACTCTTAGTCTTGCTGCATCCAAAGAATCAATAATGATATCTTGCAAATCTCTATCTGCGTTAATTGCTTTTGGCACACATCCACCTCCTTACACAGACCAAATAGCAAAGTATGAATCATGCTTATCATATGGCTCTCTGCTGATAATATCCTTATCTGTATATCCGCCATTCTTTACCATTTCTGTAGCAATTTCTTCACTATCCGCTTCAATTTTGCCATGAATCATCTGCTCATCTTGTTCCATTTGAAATTCAAATTTCATTGTAAATTTTCACTCCTTTTTTGCTTATTTTTAAGTGATTGTACAGGAATCGAACCTGTTTCTTCTTATATAAATAAGATATGTTACCATTACACCAACAACCGACCAACTTGGAGGTATTTTATAAAACTATTTTGACAACTTTATGTCACCAAAACGATCATACCGGACTCGAACCGATATCTTTTCGCCTTTAATAGACGATGTTTTTTCAACCCATTAAACTAATGATCGCTAAATATTTAGAAGAAATGATATAATATACAACTCTAGATCCGTTAGATAGGTTATGTGATCAAAATAAACCACCTTTCGTAGTAACCCCTATTGTCGTACCACACGTCATCTAAATATTTATTTTTTCTTTCCGGAAAACTTGCTATGTCTACCACTACTCAGCCTACGGTCTTTTCATGCCAGTGAAAAATTATACGGATACTTACACATTTACTACTCGACCTACGTTTCTTTCATATATGACGATCATTGTATAATCTCTTTGTTCTGCTGATTCTTTCCGCATCATTTACTCTTGCAAGCGTCATCCTACAAGTACAGCACTTTTACATCCTTTCGCTTCCTCGCTGTTCAGATGGATTTTATAATGTCTTGTCTGACGAAGATGGATGGTGGATTCGAACCACCTTTATAAAATCCACTACCTCAAAGGTGCATCTTTTCGATAATTTCACTTACAACCACAGCGTTCCTACTCGTACTAGAACCTGTCATGCACAACAAAATTCGTTCTGTTGCTGTCATCCACCGTATTATAAGCGTACCCATGATTTCGCACATGACTGATTACGCAATGTCTTAAGCGCACTTTTCGCTAACCTTTGTTCCAGAGTGCTTTGGAAAAGTATAAGGTCAAGTATCTCTCATGGAGCATCTGAGACTCGAACTCAGGACTACTCGCTTATGAGGCGAGATTTCTAACCAACTGAAATAATGCTCCAAATATCTATACAAATTACTTTCACCCGTATGAGTATATTGGTCACGCAATATATTCTCTCATCGACAGTTATCTATGTTTTTCATCTGTATAGAAAGTTACTAATGGTATTAAGCATCGTAACATCTTAAGTGACCACTTTCACTGAATTGAGGATGAAAGAATCGAACTTTCACTTTGAATAATCAATGTACTGCCGTTATACTAATCCCCATTGAAACTTGCAACTTTTATGAGGTAAGTTGCCAACCTGTTTGTGATAAAACATCAAATTTAGAAAGGAGTGTCTGATTGATAATTCAGACAAACTAGGCTGGTGGGTACTGCCCCCACTAATATATGGGTCAAAGCCATATGTGTTTACTTATTCACCACAGCCCATTGTAATTTACAGTAGTTTCTTCATCTATATATTCTCTATATTGATGCCAATCCCAACCCACTGCTTAACCAATTGGATTTTGATGTGAGAGATTTATACTCCACTCTCATATATTTAGTATGGAAAAATTTGTATCCCGTGTATCATCATACAAGAGGAAACATTATTTATAATATATTCACCATTTACCAGCCCAGAGGACAACTCAAAGTCAATTACAACTATACTCGCAACCTTTTGTCTGGGATTTTATAAATCTTTATATCTTTTATCTTTACTATTTGAACTTTGTACTAATGAAAAACTTTGAATCTTTAACTTTACTCTTTGAGATTTATAACTTTTAGCTTTATGGCAGTTTACTTCTCATGCCGGAGCCTTTGTTATTATCTTAATATTTGGTATTTACTTTAGCATAGTAAGCCATTTGTAGATTATTCTAATATTTTATGTATCAGTTTGTTTATCCTTTTACATCGGAGTAACTGACAAAACTCAGATGAGTCATAGTCTAAAATTTTCAATAAACAATGAATAATTATCTATTTATATATTCTCTATTGAATTAATACTCAATAGTGATATCTGTCGTTGCGTTACTTACACTAAGAGCAGCATCAATTCCAGCTTTGAATTTAGAAATCTCATCTTCCAATTCGTCGATTTTATCCTTGATACCAATTGGATCAATCATCTCATATGTATGTGCTTCAATGTAAGCCTTTCTCATGGTTTCATATTCGCTTGCATTGATTTTACCTTCTTTAGAACCATAAATACCATCCAGATGAATCTTTGCCTTTTCAGCAACATTGGCATTCTCATCATTGATCTTATTGCAAGCCTTTGCATACTGATCTTTCATTTCCTGTAAAAGAGTCTCTTTTAAAGCAATACCATGCTGTTTCATATAGATAGCTTCTGCAACTGTATATTTTTCATATTCTCCTTTAAGATGTTTTTCTGCATTGGAATTCGTAATTGCTCTCTTAATTGCGATTGCTCGTTTAATCAAATCGTTGGACTTGTCATATCCGGAAACGACTGTTTTTTTGAACTCTTCAATACTTACCCCATTAATCTTCTGATTTGAATGGATGTTTTCTTTACAGAATGTAGATTCTGTAACTGTTTTATAGATTCTGTCATTAAGAATCTTAAGTTCTGCTAATCCCTGATGAATTGTCATTGTTTCTTTTGTCATAATAATTTCTCTCCTTCTTCTCATCTTTGATATTTGAATTTTTAACTTTACATTTATTTATTCTCCATGTCTATGAAGAAAATGTTGCGAGTGGACTTGAACCACTATTTTGATATAATCATGTGCTAACTTACACCACGCAACATGTTGTTCAATTGGATTCGCTACTTCCAACCAGTTCTCTCATGAACTTCTACTTATGTCACCATGTAGTATTGCCCATTTCTTCCATGCGCTTGCACATCTTCTTTGTTTCGAGATGGGGCTTCGTCTTTATCTATAAAGAGTCGATGGTTAAGTTTTAGGTCATTCCAATCTGGACAATTATTTATTCTCTATTTGTTTAATTCTTTTCTTACCTCGTCTAACAGTATAATCACATTTTTTACTAATGGATAATCACCTACTTTTTCATAACAATTAGAATCAAGATCAATTGTTTTTGCACAACCATTTTCATCAATTGTTGTAAGATAATCACCATCGTCATCAATCACAATCATTAACATATCTTCTTCATTATCCCAAAGAATATCTCCATCAGACGCATCTTTTACATATTCTTTAGAAGACACTTCCCAATCGATTGCTATATAATCCGACAGTTCGAATATATTTTCTAATTCCCATTCATATCCTTTCTCTTTAAAATAAGTGTGCCCATCTTCAATTTTGAAAAATATGTCTGGGTCTAGTTTTCTGAAACATATCTTACCTTCTTGCATAGCTTTAATTGCTTCCGTAAAATTCATAATTATGTATTCTCCTTTCTTCTAAGCGAATCAACAATATTTCTTAGATATCTTTTTCGTTCCTTAATTTTTGTGAAATTCCACCAATGTAATCCAACATATTCTTTATAATATGAAGAGTAAAAAAGCATAAGGGCTTCAATTTCTTCTTCTGAATAACCTAATGCTGCCAGAGTTTTTCTACCAGGCATCCCATCACATTTCAAATTATTATCATGTTGAAATTTTCGTATGGCATTTCTTAATAATCGTTCGTCATATACACAATCTTTTATTATTAATTCATTTGAAACACCTATGCGATCCTTTAAATCTTCATACAAAAATTCTCTACATTTTGTATTGTTTAAATAACATTTATCTCTCCTGTCTTTGATTTTACTCACCACCTATATACTTATATTCTCTGAATACCACACAGAGTTTTTAGGCTCTGCATGGTTTGATATTATTTCTTTGCAGCTTTTAACTGCTCCAGTTTTCTCTGAATTTCGTCTTCTTTCATCTGTTTATCAAGACGTTCCTGTTGTACTTCAGCAGAATTATCATATGCAATTCTATTTCCGGTCGCTTCTTCCTGTTTTTTCTTAACAGCTTCTCGTACTTTTTCAAGCATTTTATCTTCTTCGTCCGAAGATACTCCTGGAGCTTTTAAAGATTCTGCATCCTGAGCAGCTTCGAGTTTTAAAATATTGGTACTCTTTTCAGATTTTAATTTATTTAATTCCTCAAAAATCTTATCTTTTCGTTCTTCGTGGAATTTCACATCTTTTTTCATTTGATCAAGAGTACCTTTAATGATTTCAATTTTTTCAGTTACTTCCTGCTGTTTTGTAAGATATACTTTTGCACCACTATCATCATTCTTGTCAATACATGAATTAATATTAATGTCTAACTGCATATCATCTTTTTTCAATTTTCTTAACTGATCTTCATAATCACTAATTTTTCCAAGAGTTTTTGCATATGTACTACTTGCGTTTCTATATTCTTCTTCTTTCTTAGCAATAGCTGTATTATAATAAGCTGCTGCCCCTTGTGGGGTAGACGCATCTTCCTCAAACATCTGGTCTGATGTTCCAGAAGCTCTAATACGTACTCTTTTCCCAGTTTTAGTGAAGAAAAAGAAACCAATTACAATCACCACTGCAATAATTAATAACAAAATATTAAACATATTTAGTCCCTTCCCTCATCGATATCAAGTCCAAAGTTCTTAAAAAGTTCTGTCATTCCGCCTACGTATCCTGAACCAAGTGCCTGGAATTTAAATCCGTCTCCGTAACGATAAAGTCTTCCCATCTCAACTGCATTAAGTTTTTCAAATTTTTCGTTCTCTGAAAGATCATATTCCCACTTGGTAGTTGGATTGTCGTAATCGCAAATCATCATAATAGCGTTGTTGACCATACCAAAATTCTGAAGTCTTTGAACAGCTCTAAAGATAGTTAAACAAACAGTAAAATCAGTTCTATCTTTAGGGAATGAATCTGCATGAACAATAAAATATTCGTCATAATGTTTCCCATCAAACATAATTCCATGCGAGTCATCTCCAGTTAAATTGTCTCCAGAAAACTCTACCCACGGATACACAGAACCATCACCATATGTGTTGTAATTTACAACATCTTTAGGATATGCAACTTTTCTATCTGCATTTGTTAAGAACCCATTAATATCAAAATCAATATCTGACTCGTCGGCATACCTATTCTGATCCCAATTCACTCCAATAAAGAAATTCTTAATTGCTGTTCCGTCATCTTTTGCCATGTTAATCTTCTGGTTTTTGCTCATATTAATTATTTCTGCCATGTTAAAAATACCTCTTCTTTCTTACTGTTCTTTGTATATATTCTCTATTTTTTGTTAAGCCAATCCTTATACTGTCTAAGAATTTCTGTATATAATTCTTCATCAGTCATCCGATTCATATCTTTAACTGCTGTGAAACCAGTATTGTCATGTTTTCTACCCTTCATATCATCAAGAGATCTAAGATATTTAAAATTTTCTCCTCCAATTCCAATAAACTGAACAAACATGTTGTAATTGGAAAGTTCTTTGACAATTTTATTTGTTTCTGATGTATCCCAGTTCTCACCATCGGTAATGAAAATAATGAATGCTGGAATCTCACTTGGTTCTACATCTTTGTAATATGTAACAATATCCCCTAATACAGGTGCATATTCTGTTCCACCCATATTCATATTGGCTCTCATCATTACTTTCTTTACATAGTTTTTGTAATTATTAATTGTAACCGGTTTTAATCTCTCCTGACCGTTAGAGAAAAGCCATGATTCAAGTTCCCCATTATCATCAAATTTTAGTGAGATTGGAAGTAATCTTGTAATTACATCCTGTACTGATCCATTCTGAAATAAGTTACTCATACTTCCGGAATAATCCATTGCCAATGCAACCCTTGCAACATGCTTTGTCATATCGATCTTACTACTCTTTGACATATCAATAAGCACATTGTTTAGATGCTCCGCTGATTTTGACATATCAATCACTGCATTCTGAATTTCTGGTGTGACAGATTTATTTTCTGCCACACTATTTGCATCACTATTTCCTCCAAATAATTTATTAAAAAGTCCCATATGTATATCCTCCTTAATTATCTATTCTCTTTCTTTCAATAAGTTTTCTAGCAAGATCAACTGGAATAATCATAAATGCTAATACAACAACTGCTAACCACTGTTTCAAATCCATTGCAGATGCTTTTACAAGGTTCTCAGTAAAATTGCAAAGAATAAATGTCATTACCCAAATTCCTACTGCAATAACTGAAAATATTTTATTCTTCTCAATGCCATTAAATAAATTGATATGCTCAGTACGAATATTAAAGCCGTTAAATATAGCCATGAAACATAACAGTGCAAATCTCGCTGTCATTGCTTCTGTCTCAGATACAAACATATTTGCAATTGGACTAAAAGTAAGAATTCCATAAAGTACGACGAATGCTGTTGTACTAATTGCAATACGTTTCTTTGCTCCCCTGATAAATAAACCAGATCCTTTTCTAATAGGTTTTTCTGTCATATATTCTTCTTTCGGAGGCTCACCACCAAATGATAATGAATTCAAAGAGTCCATAATAATGTTAATTATTAAAATCTGTACTGAAGCAAGTAGCGCACCTGTTGCAATAATCGGATAGACTACGCTTAAGATAAGAAGCGCAAAGTTAATTGGTAACTGGAATTCAAGGAACATCATAATGTTATGCATAAATGTTCTACCAAGTTCTACTGCTTTTACAACGCTTGCAAAATTATCATCTGTAAGGATAATATCTGAAGCTTCTTTTGCAACGTCCGATCCACTCTGCATACCAAATCCAACATCAGCCTTCTTTAATGCCGGAGAATCATTTACTCCATCTCCAGTCATAGCAACTGATTTACCAAGTTCCTGAGCTAATGTAACAAGTCTTAATTTTGTATTCGGCGAGCATCTGGAAATTACTCTCAATTTTGGAATAATGCTTTTTACTTCATCATCTGACATCGCTTCAAAATCATCATTCGCAATTGCTAAATCTCCATCCTTATAAATTCCACATTCTGTTGCGACTGCAACTGCCGTTTCAATACAATCACCAGTAATTTCAATTACCTGAATACCTGCTGCGTGAGCTGTTTTAACCGCATTTGGAACTTCCTGTCTTACTGGATCAATCACACCAATAATCCCAAGGAATGTCATATTATCTGGTAATGTATTCTCTACCAAATCGCCATTTGACATGGTTAATGCAATACATCTCATTGATTTCTCTGTCATCGATTTGATAATAGATTTTAGCTTATCTTTATGTTCTTTTGTGAACGATACTTCTGTATCGTTTAACACTTTTGAACAATGCTCAATAAGTTTTTCTGGTGCGCCTTTATAATATGTAGCCTCCCCAGACCTACAAGCAGAATATTTATTACTACTATTGAAGACCTGCTTTAACTTAATTGGATACTTTCCTTGTGCGTCAAAATATTTAATAGCATTTACAAGTCCAAGAACTGCTCTATCGATTGAATTACCGCCTGTAATATTATTCTCTGAATCAAAAGTTGCACTATTGTTCAAACAAATATTTGCTTCAATTTTGTCCCACAGGACAGAACTCTTATCGATATCATTACCAAATCCATCGATAATCTTTTTTGGAGTCATAATTCCAGTAGTCAATGTACCAGTCTTATCTGTACAAATAATATCTACATAAGCTAATTCTGGAATCTTGCCCGGATTCTTGGCAAGAATATTAAATTTCTCCATTGTCTTTACATTTTGTTTTGTGACTAACTTAATAATAAGAGGAAGTCCTTCTGGAACCGCTGCTACAATAATCGTTAATGCAATTGAGATATTCTGTGCGATCTTCTGAATAACATTTAAAATTCCTCCGCTGAAATATTCTCCAAATCCTACTTTTAAAATACCTGTAGCAAGTAAGATTATAAATGTGATTACTGCTGCAATAGTTCCCCATTTAGAAATTAGATCACTAAAATCATCAAGCGCAATATCTAATGCTGTTTTAGGCGCTTCAAGCGTTTGCATTTTTACAAGCGTATCACCATTTACTGTATTCAAGCCAACATCTGTAACAACCATCTTACCTTCTCCAGACATTACAGTTGTACCTGCAAATAAACAATTTTGATTGGTGTAAGCATCTGTCGATGTTGTTTTTACATGTTTATATCCTTCCACAGGTGTCTTCTTACATTCTTTTGTTTCCCCATTAATAGCAGCATTGTTTACAGAAATTTTTCCTTCTACTAAATACCCATCTGCGAAAATTTCTTGTCCCATTCCTACGCAGATAATATCTCCTACTACTAATTCATCTTTATTAATTGTCTGCACCTTGCCATCACGAATTACATCGCAATACCTGACTGCCGTTTTTGCTCTTAGTTCTGCTGCTGACTTCTGCACACCAAGACCAGTTTTAACATTAATAAATGTTACAATTGCTAATACAATAAGAATCATGATTGGATCGGTTAAATCCATGACTCCCATAAATCCAAGAACTAGCTGTAATACCGCAATAGCGATAAGAATCATTGTAATTTTTTCAGTTAATGCTTCTTTTGCAAATTCGTACCATTTTTTCATTCTTGGTTCTGGAAGTTTATTACTCCCATGAAGTTCTCTACTTTTTAGAACTTCTTCGTTTGTTAAACTTTTCATATTTTCTTCCTTTCTGTTATAACTGTTTTATAATATCTATAACAAAGATGAGTCAAAAATAATAATGACCATCTTAGCCATATTTATTTATTCTCCATCTATAACCACATTTATCGGATATAAACGATCTTTGCAATATTCAAGAAAATCATCTGCTGTTAAATATTTCTTCATCTCATTTAAAGTCATATTCTCTACAACCTCTGTATCTAACGAATATGAAAAGCATGGATTTTCTTTGTATAATTTAAACCCCTCATGCTCATCGTCAGCCCAAGTTCCATAAAAGGAATCGATAATATTATCTATTTTTGAAACAGGATATCTTTTTTCATATAATAATTTTGCTTGCATTTCTGTTTCTGCATATATATACTTTTCTCTTCCTGTGACAGTATGGTGATAAATTTTATTTTTATGTCTTGTCCTATTTATGAAAAGATCCGTCCATGAGTATTTTCTTTGGTGCGCATTAAAACTTTGTATCAAAGTAACTTTATATATTTTCTTCATTACTGTATTCTCCAAATCTCTAACAAGCTGTCATTGTTTTCTTCTAAATGTTATAAAATTATTTATTATTTGCTGTCTGCTACAACAGTGTTTGCTCCCTGTGTAGTCATCTCTCGGTCGCATTTATTTATTCTCCATTCTTATAACGAATCACAATAACAGCTATGTCTTCATTTGGATATGAAACATTCAAAATTTTCCCATTAACTGTTTCACAAACTTTCGTTGTTCTATCCACGAATTCAGCGAAGTCTTCTTTAACCATTACATAATCGTGAAAGCCCATTGTTCCTTCATCTCTTTTATGGCTTTCCCTCTTTACCACAATTTGTTCTATTTTTTTCATTTGCACTCCTCTCATTATGAAATCCCGATTTTATCTTGCCTCTATACAGCCTGTTTATTTACACCGAATCGCACCATTTTCATCCTGAATCTAACCAGCTCTCTTAATTGTGTGTCTGGATTTACAATATCCAAAATAAGATCATTTTATTGCATTTAAACCATCTGTATAGGCAAAATTAGATGTCTAATTTTCCACTTGGTTGATCACATGCGAAGCATTCCAATTTGATTTCACTGAGTTTTAAATACTCAATACTATCACTAATTTCATATTCTCCATCGTCTTCTGAAAATACTTCGCAAAAGCCAATGAGCAAATCTTTATTCGGAAGCTCTATCACTTCTTCGATAATCACTTTTTTGTATTCGTTACACATATACAAAGATTCATCACTAAACTTATTCTCCACCTCATATGGAGTAAATAAACCAGGTTTCCTATATTCCAGAATCCGGTAGATTCTATCTCCGAAATCATGCAGCCAAGTTTCTAAATCTGTATTACATGTCATTAATAATCACTCTTTTCAAATGGAATTTCTGTATTATAAAAATCTCTTGTTACATAAACAGAATATATTTCATCTCCTTCAAATCGAAAAACAGAAACGAACAAATCTCCATAAGATACATACCAACTAAATTCATCTTTATTTTCTCTAAGAAAATCAATGCCATTTCGAATTTGTTTTGTGATTTCTTCATTTTCAACTTCTTTGACACCTTCCAACTCCTTGTTTGTTCTATTGAAGTGTATAGGGAATTTAATATTATCCATCGTTAGATTGATTCCTTCAAATTCGTCTACCATCGTTTCTCTTCCACAACAAGGACACTCAACAAATCTTGCCCCAAGCCACCCAATATATGTATCTTCTTTTGTTAGCTCTAATTCCGAATTACAATAATCACAGTGCGTATGAACTGTTTTTGGTTTTACATCTACTTTTTTACTTATATTATTTTTGTTGTAATTATTTTTAACTATCTTAATTCCTGTTTTTCTTGGTGTATCAGCACACCATTCATCGTTCATCAAAATTTTATACCTCTCTTCCCTTATATTCTCTAAACCTTATCCAAAGACGTATCCATCTTTTCGGAATTCACTTGATAAATAACTTCTTTTTCTTTATAAGAGTCGTAATCTTCTTTGCTTAATAGTTGTGTATAATTTCCTTCTTCATCTTCGATATAAATAGAGACATACCACTCTAAATTGTCCAATTCTTTCATTTCATCACTGTTTAGAGTTGATTTCAAATATTTCTTTTTTAATTCCCAGTATCTAAAATATTTTCTAAGCTCATCTTCTGAATGTGTGCAACAATATTCTCCATCTATATAAAAGCTTACAGATTTTTTAAGGATACCAATCTTATGTAGCATTTCAAGTTCACCAACTTTTATTCCGGTAATTACACCACGCATAATACGTTCTTCATTGATTAGATACCTATTATTATCAACCAATGCTCGATCTATTCTTTTCTTATCTTCATCTGAAATATCAAGCTTATTAATATCAGAGAAATATACTGCTCTTTTTAATTCTGGATATTTTTCTTCACGTTTTCTTTCAAGAATTTCTTCAAATTTAGATTCTTGTGGAAGTTCAATTCTATATTTAACTCTGTCCCACAGCCATTTAAACTTTTCATAAGACATATTCTCCACTTCTTCCGGAGTCAATTTCTCCTCAAGCAGTCTAATTTCATTATCAAGATTGTGGATATCTTTTTTCAAATCTTCCATCTTATAGAGTTTGTCCATCAAAGTATTTAATGTTCCCATTTATTTCACCACCTAACCAGTTATATTTTTGTCATTTGTATCATTGCACTTATCACATACTATATATTGTGTTTATCATCATTTGAACAACAATATATAGTTATAATTTTCGAATGAAACTCATATTTCATCACCCTTTTAAATCCATAAATGTCGAAACCATTTTGTAAATAATTGCAGTCCTTCACTAATTACAGCTTCTCTTCTCTTATCTTCAGCAAGATACGAATTTTTAATTTTGGTTACATATTCGTCATCATACTTAGATTCAGCATCCAAATAATCATATTTCGGATTATCTATCCACCAATCAAACTCGTGAAATTACATATTCAAAAGCAAGAATCATTTTATCTAAAGCTTCATCCCACTTTTCAGGTGTATCCATTTCTTTTATGCCGGGATAACCAATATTTTCTTTCTTAAATTTTTTAAGCCTTGGAAGAACAAAATTTGCAATAGTGATATCAAGGCTCCACAAATCACTATAAGGAACATACTTGCCATGTTTCTTTAACCATTTCTTACGTTGACGTTTTCTCATAGTTACATTCTCCTTATGTAAGTTCTCTGAATGTAAACTTTTCTCCACAATCTCCACACTTTATAGTTCCAATAATTCCGATGGTCGTTGGAATAAACTCAAATGTATAACGACCGCCAATTGCTCCACCAATTCTTTCATTACATTCAGTCAGACCGTGAACTTCTCTATCATGCTTTTCTTTCCAAGCTTCAATAGCATCCCATTCTTTATCTGTGATTGGGAATCCTCTATTATATTCTCGCTGCATTTTCTCTAATTCAGCTTTCATTTTTTGAAGTTCTTTGTCTTTATACTGAGAATCTGTAAGCTCTTTAATTTGATTTCGTAAGTTATTAATCGTCTTCTTCTGATCATCAAATCTATATCGAAGCATTTTCATACAGTTATCCACTGTTTCTACTTCCATATATTTTCCATCAATAAAAGTTCCGTAACTTAAATTATCTAAATCCATACTGTTTTCACCTCAATTCTCTGGATAAAATGTGTGTTTTTTTATTATTCTTCAACTGTATATTCAAATGATAATGGACATTCATCGCCTAAACATTCACATTCAAGCATCTGGCAATCATATTCACCATATCCTGTATCATGTTCCCAATATACACATTTACAATATTCGCATTCTTCCCAATCATTGATATGATATTCTACTATAACTTCTGCCATATCTAATTCCTTGCATTAGCAATACATTTGATATTGTTCTCAATCTGTTTATATGTTTCATTAGCTCCAAGGATATTAAGAACTGCATTTGATAACATATTCTTTGTGGATTGATCGAAAGTTTCTTTCATAGTTTTATTAACCTGTTTACGAATATCATCCATAAATCTATCAATATGTTTAGTAATCATTTCATCGAAATCAAACTGACGTTGAATATATTCTTCAAAAGTTACCTGCTCGTAGTCATCAGAATATGAGCTTGATCGTCCCTTTTTCTTTGCTCTAAGAGATTTTGATTCAAGTCTATCTTTTAATTCTTTCTTACTATATTGTTCTACCGTATATTCTTTTTCTTCTTCGTCGCTCCAATAATTTCCGCCAACTTTGATCTTAGTTGTTGAAATGTATTCGTCAACAAATCTCTGAAAATTATCACTAACTTTTTCAGCAATTATTTTTCTAGCAAGATCATCAATAGATTTTCTTACGCTTGCATCAACCTGTTCCTTTATAACAGTTTTAACATTATTTTCTAAAGTTTGTTCTACGATGTCTTCTAAATTTTCTAAATCAATTGTCACCTTCATGTTTAATCTCCTATCTTATTCTCTATGGTCTATAAACCACAGTCATTGTTTTTAACCAATCACACGCTAATAGATCATCAATCTTAACAATTACGTCATCGATTTTATTGAATTCGTATTCATCTTCACCGTTATAAAGAGGGAATTTAAGTCCATTCTTATGGATATCTTCCAATGTATATCTTTCACATTTATCTAATCCAGAAGTATATCCACCAAAAGATCTTTTTTCATCATCTTCCGTATGATGTCCCCAAAATAACATGCATCCTGAGAACACCGATTTATGTCTATTTGATACAATTACATATTCTCTCTTCATTTAATCACCTAACTGTTCTAAAAACTCATCTCCACAGTCACAAAATGCTTTTATCATTGATTTCATTAATCCCCATGACATTCCAGAATGTCCTTGGTTTCTCATTGTTTCTATACCTGCCTCAATTGATTCTTCTTTTATTCTTTTGATGATATCTAAACAACACCCAAGCTCCATTCCTTCATACAAATCATTTAGTCTAATTGGAACGCACTCATCCCAAAGTTTCCATTTATCTTCAGATAAGACTTTATGACCTTCTTCAATCCAATAATCGGTTAATTCCGGAATTTCTTTTTTATGTTTTTCTTCTTTTTCTATAAGTTCTTTTCTTTGATTCTCTTGATGTCTAATCCAATCTTTATAACTCATTCCAAGACATTCCGTATATGCCTCATCTAATGTCATATCTGAATTTAAAGTATGTCCATTAAATGAGCCACAATATTTATAATTATCTGTTGCAGAAATGCGATATAAATATTCCATTGCACTCTTAATATTGATTCCACAATCAAATTCCACTTCTCTATAATTCATATATCTTCACCTCTCTTGTATATTCTCTGAATGAAATGTTTCTTTCTTACGAATTAAAATATTTTACAATTTGATTACCAATCCATCTTCCCATAGGAACGGCAACGGCATTTCCAATCTGTCTATATGTATCATTCTTTGTCCCACAGAATTCAAACCAATCAGGGAACCCTTGTAATCTTGCATACTCTCTAACTGTATATGGTCTTATTCTCTTTCCGTCTTTTACAAGCCTTGTTCCTTTATCTTTTGCATAATGTGCTACACAAGTCGGAGATAAATCATCCATATCAGGATCAGATATAATCGGTTTATCTCTGTATTTACCATTAATTCTGTTATATACATATTGAGGGATATCTACTTCAGCATCTTTCTCAATAACATCTTTTAATCTCAATGGTTTCTCGTCTGGATAATCAAAATTAGTAAACGGTTTCTTACTACCAATCAAAATTAATCTTTTTCTTTCTTGTGGCAACCACATATTAGCATTTACAGGGCATTCAATTCGTACATAATAATCCGGAAGTTTTGTTAACGCTTCCATTACCACTTTGAACTTCAACATACCTGGTACGTTCTCTACAACATACATTTCAGGTTGAGCTAAAGCAATATGTCTAAAGAAATGTAAGAAAAGATCATCCCCAGTTCTTGTTCCACTAATATCTGCTGCCGTAGAATATTTTGTACATGGAAAAGTTCCAATATAAACATCTGCATCTTGCTGATCCAGCACGGTTATTTTTGTAATATCAGCTTCATTTACTTTATGATTAAAATTTTTTCTTAGTGTTTCACAACACTTTTTATCAATCTCATATGATTCCAAAATATTGATACCAGCTTCTTGAATTCCAAGATCCATTCCACCAGCACCACTAAAATAACTTTTAGCTGTTATTTCCATATTCTCCAATTCCTTTCAAAATCCATTCAATAACTGGTTCTGTCCATCCATTTCCCATTAGGCTACATCTCTTTGAATACGGAAGATACCGACTATTTACTTTTACTTTTGTAAAGTTATCTGGCAACCCTTGTAGTCTTTCATATTCAATCTCTGTTAATTTTCTTGGCCTACCATGATCCATAACGGATTTTTCCTGATACCCACCTGACACGCATGTTAGGGTGCAACACTTAAACTCAGGATTGTAAATTCGTCTGAGCATTTCCATAGTGTTGACTTTTAACTCTGCACAAACACGTTTGTTCATATCAATGATTTCAAAATCTTTTTTATAGAAATATTTCTCACTTACATTATTCTCCATCACATCTTTCAAAACCAATGGAGATTCTTCGGGCAATTCACCAAGCGGAATGTTTGTCCAATAGTATCTTTCTCTCGACTGTGCGCTAAAAATTGCGGAGTCAATAAGCAAAGGATCAACTCCAATACACTCTGTCATAGTATTTAAATCCTCTTCTCTACTCGGTATTACATTTTCAAACATGAAATATTTGGGTTGAATCACCATGAGAGCTTCTACTGCTCTAAAGAAAATCTTTGATTTACCATCAAGTCCTGTGTTGACTTCTTTACTTTCGATCCTGCATTTGCTTAATGACTGACAGCAGCTCCCGCAAAGTAACAAGTCAAATCCTTTGAATTGATCAAAATCCGCTTTATATAAATCTCCATGATGTACCACAAACGGAAAATGGTACTGAGAAACTGCAATAGCTTCAGGCAGAATCTCATATGTATGATACTCTTTCACTGGAATGCCCAACTTTTGTAAAGCATATAATCCAGTTTCTACTCCTCCACATAGACTTAATACTCTAAGCCCATCAGTGGAAGTTTTTCTTTCATTTATATTGCTCAAATTGCCTTATTTTTCAAGGCTTACGTAAGCATCTTATCTAGAATTACTCTACTTTCCTTCCATATGTAATTAATTATTTACTTCTTTCATGCAGCATTCATGACTGCCGAATGAAAGAAAAATTTCAATTCATTTTATTTCTAATCAAACAACCCATATCCAAACTGATGATTTAATTCGTCATTCCAAAAACCATTGATACATTCATAATCCTGTTGCTCAATTAGCTTATACGTAAAATCTTCCGGCATTGACAAAGAAATAAAATTCATAATAAGTTTCGCACAGTCTTCATCTTTTTCAATGTAATATTCGTCTCTGTCTTCGTAGTAATCAATTTCATCAAAGCAACCAGCCTGATTTAAAATTTCAAATGCTGTTCTGGTAATGCCATCTTCTCCATATTCAGTCCACACTTGTCTCTCGCTTCCATATCCTAGTCCAAGACCTGTATAATCTTCATTATAATTGAATGTAACACCTAATTTTCTACAACTATCTTTATACGCTTGTCTAATTTTATGTACATCATAATTACATTCAAATAAAAAATCCTCTGAAATTCCATGTCCATCTTCTGACCAATCGCCCAATACTAATTTATAAATCATATATTTATTCCTCCTAAACATTAAATTTTAACCAAAAACACGATATATCCATTCATAGTATTGTAATAACCACAAGCATAAGGACTAATTCCTTCATTCATAATTTCAGCTAGTTCATCTACTTTTTCTTGATGGTTGTGTGCTTCGTCTACAAAACTTTTCATCTGTGAATTAAAATAAAATTCTTTAGACTTATCCATACATCTTAGATATGCTTCTAATTCATGAATATATTCTCTTATTACTTTCAACATTTTTGGAATATTATCTTTAAGAATCTGCTCATCTGCTAATTCCAATGGGTACAAAATATGTAAATCTTTTTCACATGATAATGAAAGGATTCTTTCATACATTAAGTCTGATCGTAGACAATGTTCACGTATTCTTTCTTCAAATATCAATCCACTTTACTCCTTTGTAATCATATCTAAGAATAACAATTCGTCTCTCTTCAATGTAATGTCATAATCTTTCCACTTTTCCACAAGCTCTCTTATATTAAACCCATGAGGAACTATAATTGCGTAACCATGTGGAGTTTTATGTAATTCATGATTTTCTATTCCGGAATAAAAGTAAATATCATCGATAAAATCATCTACTTTTTCTTCATCATCTACGTCGAAATCAAACAACCATTTACTTTCATCACGATTTTCTACCTGCTGTGCAACCGAAGCCAATGTACGATTCAGTGTTGTCATACTTGGCTTGTCTCTAAGCAATCTAATGATGAATTCTTCTCTTATCTTTTCTTCATTCCTAGAATTTACAGATCGATATAATCTTGTCTGTTCGCCTGGAACTCCATCCGTTGCAAATCTGTGAAATTCTTTGATAATCCTATCCTCATTTTCTTTGTATTCTAAGATAGTCTTTATTCGTCCTTTGAAGTTAGGAACATCCTTGTTGACCTTGTTTCTAGAACGAATTAAATAGACATACAAATTAGACATTATTTCTCACCTCTATTCAATTGTAATTTTTTGAAATTTTGAGCGAATCGCTCTAAGATTTTATTCTCAACATATAAGAGGATATGTCATAGATCTATTGTCTTCAACAGAAATTCTATATCTTGATGTGCAACAATATATATTTTTATCTTTCGCCAACGATTTAAAATTATTAGCAAATACATCCAATATACTTTCGCACTCTTGGCATATATATTTCTTTGTCTTTACCACATTCCCATTGTCTTTGCGTTTTGGTAGGTAATACTTCTTTGTTTTTGCTTTATTACCGCAAATATCACAATATTCTTTAATCATCTTATATTTCACCTCCCATTGAAAGCGGAATTTCTACCGCCGATATAAACCAATAAATTCTTTAAAATATTCAATTGCATACCAGTCTTCTTTGTCTAAATCATTTTTAATTTTGACGCAATCTGCACCATAGCCAAGAACTGTATACTGTTTATTCTCTGTTAATGCGAATTCTTCAATTGTAATTCTTGCCGTTACTGGTTCGCCAATAGAAAAATGTATAATTGTTTTATGCTCTATTCCGTTCATGATATTATTCTCCTTCTATTTGCACCTCTACTACTCTTTTCTTTACATCATCCCATGATTCAAGTTTAAAATCTTCCAGAGAAATTATCCTAGGAAATAACTGTGGATATACAATCATTCGTTTAATATCATTTGAAATATCTTCATCAATCAAACAACCATTTGTTTTATTTCCCTTACTCGAATCATTTGCGACAATAATTTTCAATCTACTACCATTAGGAAACTCAATAAAAGTTTGATATTGGTTGAATACATATCGAATATTTTTTATTGGAAACGAATTATCGAAAATATCATCCAAAATATTTTTAACACAACTTATTTTATCTTTGGATGATACATAAACCGCTGCACGAAAATTATCCATAACATGACAATATAACAACTGTTTTTCTAACTCGTATTTTAAATTACTCATCTTCTACCTCCGAAGAAACAGATTTTTCATACGGTATTCCAACATCCGCATCGATAAAAAGAACAGCAAATTCGTCACAATGTTCTGCACTTCTTTTTATTATATATCCTTTATCTATGAGGATTTTAATTGTTCCTTCAGATAATCCCTTATACCATTTTCCAACAAATGTAGGATCAACCACACCATATTCTATATGAATTTTTATCTCTTTTGTTATCATTTTTGCAGTATTTCTATCAGAATATTTTTTGTCAAAATATTTCTTCATTTTCTTTGCACTAATCATTTTACTCACTCCAATCTAAATTTTGCCCACATTTAGGGCAGTATTGTTCCAATGTAGATACAAGTTGTCCATTACCGCAGCGAGGACAATCGCCTTTAATGGCATATGGTTTGTCATTGAAATCATACAAAATACGTCTGCGCTTGACCTTTTCTGAAATTTGTTTCTCTAGTGTTCCAACCAATTTTTCGGCATTTTTTACAATATTTGAAATATTGTTTTCATCCGGTAACTCAATATACTTCCACATAATAGGTTTTGAAAGAAGTTCTCCACCTACAGAGTCAAACCATTTTTTATCAGATAATTTCATATATCCAAGCCATACTTCATTAAACAAAGATGATATTATAAGCACCTCTTTTGAGTATCCAGATTTACTATCATCATTAGCTTTTTCCGGCAAATCGTTTGGATCTTTTCTCAAATCATGCCATCTATATTTTTCTTCTTTAATTCTAAAATTGTATAACTCACTTAATAAATCATCATATTCATTAAAATCCATCTCTACCACCTTTCTTTCTTGCATCCACAATCAGGGAAAAACCTACTACATCTTCGATGTAATCCCAATATGAAGCGATCCCATGCTCAAGATCATTGACCCAATTAATCAATTCGTGAAGTACATCGAAGAACTGTTCCTCATTTTCTGCTGTGTAAACATATCCGATGTCATAATCATCATAATCATTAATCGCAATTCCAATCTGATAATCTTTCCACCATTTATCATGAATATCTTTGAATGCAATTAAATGAATCCAAGGCTGTTTACAAAAACTTTCTTTATCATCAAAATGCAATAACCCATTAACGGTTAGATACTCATAATTATATTTTTTACTATAGTGGCTATGTCTTATTATTTCCATCTACAAACCCAACTCCTCAATTACCGGCAATACCTTATTCTCCAATTCTGGATAAAACTTATATAAGGTTTTACGGGCGTTAAGTGGTTTGTCGGGTTTTGTATATCTAGCACATTCCCAATCTATTACCATCTGGGTAAAATCAGAATGCGTTTTCGCTTTAATAGAATGATGTCGGGAATGATTGCGATGCCATTTATGGACTTTCTTTCGATCGCTAATAAGCAGATATAGGAAAATTTTATCCAAATCATGTAACCAACCTCGGATTGTATTACGCCAAAGAAGCTGCTTCTCGATTTTTCTAAAAGCTTTTCTGTGATCTACTGTATATTTTATATTCTTTAATTTTTGTTCGTTAATAGTCTCTCACCTCCATGAAAGTAATATTTCTAATGAATAAATTTGATTTTTTGTCCACAATGTGAACAATAAGCAGTTCCTTCGAACATAATGAAATCTAATTCATTTTTGCATGTAGGACACGTTAAGATCTCTTCGTCAAATATATTTACAGGTCTTGATACTTGCTTTGCAAGAGCATTATAAATTTCCCAAGATTTTCTCTTATCAATTGTAATAGTACAATCAATATTTGCATCTCTAGTTGATTTAATATATCTCATAACTCTTTCTATTTCATTCATATACAACCTCCTACATATCACTACCGCAAAGACATGCGAAACAACTACAGTCCATACATTCTCCATGTCCTGTTTCCATACATTCTCTTGCATTGCTACATAAATCTTTATCTTCCGGTACTTTTGCTACAAAGTATCCATTGTTTTCCAATAGTTTAATTGCTTCTTTAATGTTATTCTCCATATATCCACCTCCAATGAAAGAACGCTTTCGTTACTTTACCTATTTTTTCTAAAAAACTTAACATCCTTAATCTCTTCCCATGTTTTAGGACAATAATTGATCCAATCCATCATTGCGCCAACATTATAAGCATATGGAAGGTTTTTGAATTTTTTCACTTCTTTATTCTCTATATTCAATTGTCTTACTTTATATCTGAGTTTTTCCAGAGACTCCTGATAGATAACATCATCGAAATTGCCATGTGTATGACCATAGAGAAGAACTGTATCTTTATAGCAACCATTCCACGAAAAGATAGGATAATGTGAAAGCACAAGTTTCTGATTAATGCCATTGTAATTGTCCGTCAATTCGAGATGATCAACTACTGAATCAAATAATTGTTTTACCCTGTAATCTTTCAGCCCCATTTTGTCATGGTTCCCAATCACTAGAACACGCTTACCCTTGAGTCTTGAAATGATAGAACACAAGTATTCGTTATCCTTATTATTTCCACATCTGCCAATATCACCTAAAATGAATGTTGTATCATTATTATTTACAACTGAATTCCAGTTCTTAACAAGAATCTCATCATGCTCTAATGTACGATTGTCGAAAGAATTTGTACAACCGATATGTAAATCTGCAATATATCTATACATCTTTATTCTCTTCTAAAATCGCCTTCAAGCACTCATTCCAACCTGTATTCCATCCTCGTTCCCATAAGTCGTAACAATAATCATTGCTTTCTTCTTCCGGCACTTCTTTTAATGGACACCAATCTGGTTTGCCCTGACAATAACCACCATCACACTGAATATCTCTACATAGACTTTTATCATTTTTATCGGACATAACAGAACAACAGGCGTTAATTCCTTCATCCAATTCGAAACAAAACATACAATCCAAACATGTATCAGGTGTATCAATAGCTAGAATTGATTTGTTTGCCTTCATATTCTCATCTCCTAAAACCAACTAAATTCACCGGCAATTAACATTTTCTCAAGATTGTGCGCCTGTCGAATTTCACGCTCTGTTCCTTCACATTCACCTTTCGTAATTTCATGCACTTCACCATTCGTGTGTACAAAAATTCTGCCAAACTCAAACTGGCAAAAATGTGTCTGTGTTGTATGAACAACCTCCTGCTCCGCATCAATCATTACTCTAGTTTCTGCGTATGTAGTACAAAGATAGGCTGTATTTTCGAACTCATCAAATCCTATCTTATCCATCCAAATATGTACTTCTCTTTCTGCCATCTTATACTCTCCCGTTTTTATATAATTTTTATTGCTCCGCCCATCAAAAGAATCGCAAATAAAAATAACCAAAATATTATTCCAAATACAATTGAAATTATAAATGCCTCTACAATACTATCGTCTTCTAATAAGCTGGCAACAAATACAATAAGTTCTAACAACATCCATAGCCCTAATACAAAATTCATTTTTCTTGTCTTCCTTAATACACTGTTTGATATGCTTTGCAATTGCAGAAAAAGCATTTATCAAATTCATTTCTTCTCATGCTATTCTTCCTCTTAATAATTCAGGGTTGTCGAAAATATTTCCTACAATTTTAATGTCTTCCAGACACGGTAAATATCCAAATTCTGTTCCGTAATTTTCTTTGCCGTTTGTCGCTTTAAAACCAAGTTCTTCTTTATCCCAAACTATTTGCCATGCGTACTCTTCGCAATCAATCGTAGTACAATGAATAATATCGTTCTCCCAAATCATTTCCTTGTTTTTATCTTCAAATCCAACATATTGACAAATTGTATCTGGGTCGATTTCATACTTAATCATCTTGTTTGGTAGTTCCCAATCGGTCATTGTCTCATGTAATATGTAATGATGTACCGGAACAGGAGAACAATCACTAATAGTACAATGTGTTGTTTCTGCTATTTTGCAATAGTAGCCAGTTACCCATTCTCTAGTTCTAAGCGTCTTTGCTTTTACCATATATCTATTTATATCCATTTCTATCTCCAAACAAAATTATTCTTCGCTCAAATATTCAGCAGCATCCATCATTACTTGTTCGCTACAATGAATTTTCTCTACTGCATAATCAAAATCTTTATATGGACATAATTCACATGAGTTTGCATTGGCACAAATTATTAATGCTTTTGCAACATCTTTTTTTGATTTATACGCCATATACTCACCTCCAATGAAATGCGTGTTTATTCGTAATCATAAGATAAATAATATCCTTCATCCGATAATTGCTTAAACCATTCAATACGTTCCCTCATTCTTACTTCATCCACTTCTGTTTCGTCTAAAATTCTCTGACAAATATCGGACATCTCTTTTGGCTCTATTAAATGCAAATCTTCGTCTTCAGATTTAATCCAATCTGGTTCTATTTCAGGAATTCTTTTTCCGCTATATTTTTCAATTAAATCCTGAACCAACTCAATGTTATGACCTGAGTGAGAAGTACTATCTCCTCCAATATATTCAAGATTTTTATCATCATAATCCCACATTGCCGTTCCTCTGTTGATTGTAATTTTATATGTTTTAAACCAATTAAAACCATATGACATATAGTCTCTCCTCCATTGAATCCAACATTTCATTAGTTATTTATTCTCCAAAACTTCTTTGGGACAATAAATAATTTGTTTACCTGCTTTCTGTGCTTTGCGAATTGTAGACCATACACCGCCTGATTTAATTCCATCCCAAACTGCAAGTAAAACATCACAATGGTCTACCATATATTGATCTCTTACATTGTCGCAGCCTTTATAGAATTCATCAGCAAGCTCAATCCACTCGTCTGCAAGAAGTTTAATATCGTTATAATATTTGTGTGAAGAATTGTAATCTTTACAAGGAAGGACACAGTGTACCCTTAAAGGAATAACATTACCTGATTTTAAAAATATTGAAGTTATTCCAAACAGAATATCTGATCCTGTTGCCATTCCACAATATATATCTAATGAATCATCTTCTAACAGTGTTGTCTGTAACATATGTGTGAGATTGTTTACAATCCATCTTCTTATTTCTTCCCATCTATCGTCTAATTCATCTTCTGGAAGACTTAATCTCTGTGGTCTATGACCAGTCAATGCTACTTTCATATTTCTATTCTCCAATCCTCCGATATTCCGTGTATACTTTATTTTCACAGTAATACAGATTATAATCATTCTGTTCAATATACCACCATAATTTTTGATGTCCTGCTTTTAAATAATCCTTACAATAATCCGTCTCTTGATAATTATTATCTACCATCTGCCGAAACTCATCAATTTCATCAGAATTATGACAGTATACCGCTATTCTGTTTATTAAATCTTCTGTGAAATTCTCCGTGACTACGAATACGACTCTAATGACTTCATTCATTGAACGTTTGATAAACTTTAATTGCTCTAAATCATGTAAATGATATACAATCCTATCAAAATATGCATATGGTGCGTCCTTTACATTTAACATGCTTGTATGTAATTCTATTTTGTACTTTTTAAAAGTAATATCAAGGAATTTTTTATACCACTCTATGTTATCTTCTAAATTCCATAATGGATCTCCGCCACCTGATAATGAAACCCAATTACAATTATTCTTACGAATTTCTTCTTCCAAACTATTTAAACCTTCTACTGTACTCTTTGGAATATGTAAATTATTATTCCTCACAATACAATATGGACAGGTGTAATGGCATCCGAAGTTCGTTATTACACTAATATATTTATCCATTTTTCTCCTCATGAAAGCAACGTTTAGTTACTTATTTTCCGTTCTAATATCAATGCCAAGAACAGTAGGCTCATGCTTGTTTACAATAAACTCAATAGTTGGGTCTTTCGAATACCATCCTGCTGCCCTAGCATCGTCTATTAACTCTACGGTTTTATATCCTTCTTCTTTTTGCTCTTGTAAAAATTTTATAAGCTTGTTAATATTACAACTAATCGCCATAGCCAAGTTCCTCTTTAAGAATATCAATGACCGTTTCAACAGCTACTAAAGATATTACATGTTCATTCTTCGAAATGAATTTTTCAACCTTGCTCTTATATTCTCTAAGCTCTCGCAATTCTTCATCTGATTTTTTCAGCCCATCATCATATCCGGTTTGGTAAAATTTTCTTCTGCTGCATTTACCACATCCAGACCATAACATTTGCTCTGAATTCTTCCTTAATTGTTCAAGATTCTCTTGTAAATTCATACAATCACCTCTTTATCTATCCAAAACGATAACTGCCATAACAACCAATGGAAAGTTATCATCAACCCATATTCCGGATCATTATCTTTACCATTTTCATAATCAAAATACAACGATGGTAATATTCCAAATTTAATCTGAAAATAATTGGTATCTTTATTATGATAAGCTGATGTCTTGAATCTTAAATGCGTCCTTCTTTTTCTTTTCACTGTTTTATTCTCCTATCGAAAATATTGCCAAGTAGATTCAAAAACTAAATCATATAAATAAGACACTATCATCTGAAAACGCACACCTTTCATTTCGGTCAATTCAACATCATTATTCATTGCATCGATCATGTATAGAACAAAATCATTTATACATTTTCTTGTAATAGGAACTTTATGACGAATGTGCATATTAATGTAATCTATCAGCCCATCTACATTTGTATTCATAACAGTATCGAATGTTGCTATATAATGCTTATCCGCTGCCTTGTTCAGTGCTTCCGAATCAGTCATACCGTATGCCGTCTCAAAAATGAAATCCCAAAATTCAGGTTTTACAAATTTCTTTTTTATATCTTTAACCGTAATTTCGTCCAACATTTATTTCACCTCTTTCTCAAATTACCAATTACTTGTACAATGTGCATCGATTTCAATTTCTTTATTGCACCAAGGACATATAATATATTCGATATTCCAATACTCTCGCTTACCAAATGTGCCTGTCTTTGTAGAAACTTTCTTCCTGCGTATATCATTTAAATCATATTCCATAAGACATCCACATTTTTGGCATTTCTTTTGTATGTTTCCAACACTAATTATTTTCATAATTTATCACCTTGAAACTGCCGTTTCTTTCTTTTCTACATTCTATTAATTCAAATATTTTATTGTCAGATACATTAACACCAATGTTATATACAGAGGACATACAACATAATAGAATTTATATTCTGTATCTCTTTTCTTTGATATAACTTCTCCCAATCCATCTATGAAATATATAAGCGAAATACCTATTGCCAAAGCTACTATCTGATTTTCCATATAACCCTCCGTCATTGTTTTAAGTTTATTACTTCTTCAGCCAAATCAATATAATTGTCAATAATGTCTAATATTTTATCCAGATTTTCTTGCTTAATTGCTGTCTCAATATGAGCATCCAAATAATTAGTTATTAAACTATCTTCGTCTTCTTGTCCATAGATCATATTTTATTTCTCACAAAATATCGGTTTCATGACCATTCAAATTTTCCACACCCTACTCTGCCAGGAATCCATGCGTTGTTACTTTGAATTGGTTGATAAATATTTTGTGGGAAATCAAAATTACAATACTCTCTATATCTGCAACATTTACAACATTCTTCTTCATATTTTTCTATTCTTTTTTGTTTTGACATTCTTTTATATTCTCTCATCATATACTCATATAACAAATCAGACATACGTTCTTTTTCTTTCTCTGCATATAAATATTTTTCTTTGTATTTTTGTAATTCTTTTATCTCATTAATAAATTCATTTATCATATATATCGCCTCATATCAAATAATTCCGAGTGTTTCATCTTCGTATTTACACGCTCTTGCTTTTGCAAACATATCTTCATATTCAGACAAATTAAACATTCCAATCGTACATTGAGAAATCATATGAATGATTCTTTTATACATGACATTAGGAAATAGTTCAGTATTTTCATTTAACGTTATATCCACAAAAAGAAATCTCGCTTTATCTGGATCTCTATTTATAATTTCCAATGCTAATGGTTTTAGAAACAAATGAATTGCAAATGGAATATCCATAACGATATCATCGCATCCTAAATAATGTTTGTGATAATAAGCATTCATTGCTTCTAGTTCATCATCATATAATCTCTTGTTGTACCAACCTTTACAAATTAGATAGATATCTGTTAATTGTTTATTCTCTGTCATCTCTTTTAACTCCAAATAATTCGCATAAGTCATTACTCATATTTATTATTTTAAAAAATCTATGAGCAATTTCTTCGTTCATATGAGCTTCACAAAGTGCCTCGGCTGCTTTTGGATGTTCACTACAATCCACAAATTCTTTGTAATAGTCAACCATATCTTTCCAAATACCAATTGTTTCTCCTGCAATTAAACTTGTCCGTCGGCTTCTATAACATTTCTGCAACTTATCATTTGGCATACCACAGAATAAATTTCGTAATACGTGATTTTTAAATATTCCCATACTTATTCACCAACCTCCGATACAATTTTCTTAAACATATCATCCACGGAATCAAGTAAATCATATCTCTTATCAAATGGAGCCGTAGAACTTCTAGCGAATTTACGTTCAACCATATCTATATAATATGTAGAACTTCCGTCGTCTCCTTGATAAAATTCATTCCATTCTGAATCAGACAACAATCTCTTCACGTCGAGTTGCTCAATAGCAAGATTATCAAAACTAACAACTTTGAATTTATTCAAAATATCCTGTAGATTTTCATATAACCATTGCTGATTTTCTTCTATTTCTTTTCTGTCAGAATCAAAATACTCATTACCTCGTCTCAAATGCTTATAGCCCAAAATGAGCATCTTTAAATTATTATTCTCCATAGCTTGTACATCAGATGGTTTCAGAACTCCATTAATTACATGAATTACAATATTGGGATATTTTTTGACCTTTTTGATAAACTCTTGCGTTGGATTTACAAGAGATACACCTAGTCCATAAATAAGCTTTTCATTAATCATCTTATCTACCAAATCAATATTCTGTTCAAAATGCACCTGGTTAAGAGTAATATTTGTGATAACTTTTAAATCTCTGAGCTTTTCTAAGAATGGGATTAAATCAGGATGCTCAAGAACGTTACCTCCTCCGATTGCCACTTCTTGATATGGATGAAGTGTCTCGATAAATTTCTCGTTTAAGATATTTCCATGTTTGCCATTTTGTGTAGAACCTTCATGGCAAAACGGACATCTCATTGAACAAGAATTGGTAATCTTAATATCCATATTTCTTGCAAAATCAAATTTAAATTCATCATCCTCTGTTTCACAAATGCGAGTACCGTCTGAAAATATTTTGTTAATCGTGTTTCCATTCTTGTACATGCCTAATAATTCCATTCTAAAAATCCTCCATATTTTAAAATTTAATCATGACCATAATATCCAAAAGCTACAATTCCTTCACCTTTTGGTGTAGTATAACTTTGTTCAAATGTTTCATACCAATTATCGTTGAAAAATTCTTCTGATGTTTTTATTCTTTCTTCTTCAAAAATACCATCTACTACTTCTTCGTCATTCCAATCGACATAAGGATACATAAGAGATCCATTCCATGACTTCTTTTCTTGCAGTTCTTTTATTACTTCTTCTCTTGAAACAAATTTATCCTTGTCTTCCCAATAAAGCAGCTCTCCATTTTCCCATTTTTCATATTCATCAGAACTACACATTGTTAAACTATGTACCGAACTACTATTCGTTTCAAATACTCCACGTCTAATTTGTTTTTTCATATGTTAATTTCCTTTCTCATAAATTTCGTATTTGTCAAATTCAGGTTTTAAATCACCATATAATGTATAAGTTCCCCAATCTGTTACTTCTTTGCCCTCTGCGATAAACATTTTATCTCTATATGAATCACCATTATCATTTCCTGTAATAATAATCGAATTGCCAAAAAGATATCTAAACAACTTGTCTGAATCAGACAATAAATCATCTAACCAAGATTTTAATTCTCCTGCATGATCGATATAATCATAACCAATGTCATAATAATAATGTTTTTCCTTACCATATTCATATGATTTAACATTTAATTCTGGGATTGTATATGTGATTTCATACTCATCTAGAATATCTTTTAATCGAGTAAGTTTTTCATCAGCATATTCTTTGTCCATCGAAAGAATTGCTGTAATCAAATATGAAGCTTTATTATCAAGATCTCCATATTCTTCACATTCCCATCCATATTCTCCTGTATGAAAATCAATATGGTCTTTTAGTTCGTACCCATCTTTTGCAATACAAATTGCATGAGTACTGGACGAATTGGTTTCATAAACGCTTCTGCGGATTTGTCTTCTCATATTTATATTTCCTTTCTTAATCTACTGGATATTCATAATCGATTGCATCCATATCAATTAATCCTGTGTTTTTAATATCGTCCCAATAACAATATTCATCCCCATCTTGAATAACTACATATTTTCTATTCGTCAGATATTCTTCCAACGATACATTTTCTTCTTCAAGAAAACCACTAAGCATGTCTTCATCTACGCATCCTGTATATGGTTTATCAAAATGGAAATATCCATTATCTCCTTCCCAATATTCAATTGTATCAATTCCCCAATCTCTTTCTTTTTGTTCAAGCCACTCATTAAGCTCGTCTTCTGTCTTACCATATTCCTGAGCGTATTCACTATCTTTATTTGCCGGATGATCTTTATCTGCAAACGAATCGGAAATCATAGGAATAACAATCCTTTTAAGACCTGGAACATATTTCAATGCAAGTGATTCAAGTTCTTTATATTTCTCATCATTGTATTCTCTAACTAACGAGGCACATGCATACAGCCATTTATCATGAAAATTGCCTAATGCTCTAAATGGACTTCTACCAAAATTCATATCATGATCCCAAATATGCCACTCACAGTCTTTTTCTCCGGTATTTCTGTCATCCCACAAATAGAAATCTTTTAATATCTCTTCCGATGTGTAATGTTCGTCCTTTTTCATAACACAAAGAGAATGCTGACTGGAAGAATTTGTTTCAAAAACATTTGTTCTAATTTGTCTTTTCATATTCGTTAATCCTTTCTTTTTGTCACCCATATATTGTATGTGTCAATTAATCAAAATACAATATATAGTATTCATAAACAGATGAAATTTCGATTTCATCTGTCTCTATTCTTTGCTATTCCTCATATAAAATTTCCATTAACATAAGGGCTGTTTTCATACATACTTTTTCTTCTTTTAGAATTCTCTTAATCTCATCTTTGTCAGCTAATACGACATCAATCTCTTCTGTTAATTCGTTTTTATCTGTACTTATTATTCCAGATATTTCTCCACAAATGATAGAACAACTTTCATCCGTCATTCCGGCTGAGGAATAGAATGCTTTGTTAGAAAATTCTGTCTTCATTGGTACAAAATCCAATCCGGCTTCTTCTTTCATTTCTCTTATTGCTGTTTCATATATATCTTCTCCATCGTCTACAAGACCAGCCGGAAGTTCATAAATATAATCTCCAATTGCATATCTGTATTGTTTAATCAATACGACCTTATAATCTTCTGTAATTCCAACCATAGCCACCGCATCTGGCTTTTCTTCATGATTAATTGCTTTCAGATCGTCAACCTGCTTTGCCCTAGAAGCCACCAGATATTCTAATGGCTTCCCTTCTTTATTCTCTGCGTGTAATTTATAGAGATTCAAAAATCTCTCATCCGTCATCTTTTCTGCTGCATTGATTTTTCCCATATATCTATCCTTTATATTCATAATGTTCCATCGGTTTCAATTTAAAAAGATTCTTCTCATGCATCTCATCAATCTTTCTCTTTACATTCTGATCATCGATTTCTCCTGTGCGAATGTATTTATCAAGAACTTCATATGAAAAACCAAAACTTTCCTCGTCTGTCTTACCACACAATCCATCAATCGGAGTCTTATTTACAAATTCATCTGGAAGACCAAGTTCTTTTGCAACTGCTCTTACTTCTGTTTTTGTAAGCATTTCAATCGGAGCGAAAGACCCAAATCCGTCTCCGCCATATGTTGCGAATCCAACATGATCTTCACTCAGATTACAATTACACGTTGGGATACCATTACAGCACTGTGCATAAAAGAATAATTCTGACATTCTTACTCTTGCCGGTAAATTAATATTCGCCTGTTCTGTTTCTTCAATACCTTGTTTAGCATTTTCTCTTCTAAGAGTATCGACTGCGTGTCCAATATTTACGATAGAGTATCTAATTCCAAGATAATGAACTAAATTTAAGCTAACATTAATATCCGGCTGAATATGATAAGGCATTAACACTCCTCGCACCCTATCCTCACCAAGAGCTTTTACACATAATGCTGCTACTGTTGACGAATCGATGCCACCAGAAATACCAATGACTGCATTCTGATTTCCGCCTAATTCATCAAAATATTTTTTAATCCACTCAACCAATTCTTCTGTAACTTTCTTAGCGTCAAACATATTACACACCAGCCTTTCTTTCGTGTTCCATTCTCCAGTCAATACATCTCTGTACATAATCTACATATTCCGGATTTTTACACATACCTTTTCCAACTGTATCACTAATTTTAACTGCATCTTGTCCATTAATTGCAGTTACTTTCATAACAATATTTAATGGCTCTACACAAGTGTCGTTGGATAAATATGTTCCAATTCCAAATGCCACATCTGCACGATCTGAAAAGTGTCTAAAAATCTTATCAGCTATTTCGAAATTAAGTGAATCGGAGAAAAGTAAAGTCTTCGTTTTGCTGTCAATTCCAAGACTTTCATAATGTTTAAGCATCTGTTCTCCCCATCCAATCGGGTCGCCAGAATCATGTCTCACACCTGAGAACAATGTGGCGAATGTTAACTGAAAATCTTTTAAGAAACAATTTGTAGTAATCGTATCTGTAAGAGCAATTCCATTAAGCACTCCATACTCTTTAACCCATGCGTTGAGCGCATACCAGTTAGAATATGCCGGATTGTGCTTATGATTGCCTTGACCTACGCACATAATCCATTCATGTGCCATAGTTCCTACAGGTGTTACTCCATACTTTTTAGCAAGATATACATTAGAAGTTCCAATGAATTTCGATGCACAATGCGATGTATCATTTAAATGTGAAAATTTCTCAACTACAAGTTCCTGAGCTTCTGCTGACAGTCTTCTTCTTAGACCAAATTCTGAAAATGTACCTGCGTACCAGTGTCCTTTCTTTAGCATATCGTATTTATAATCAAGTTTTTCTTTAAAACTTTCGATCAATTTGTCATAATCATACTGCATTCTAAAATACACTTCGTTCACTATTGCAAGAACCGGAATCTCATACATGGATGTGTTAAGCCAAGTTCCTTTCGTTTCAATAGATAGTCCGCATTCCGCATTTGTTCCGATATCAAAATCTTCATAGCGTGGTTGCCACAATCTTAGAAAATCTACGTAAGATCCTTTAATCCATTTGATACTGTCAATATATTCCAGCTCATCTTCTGTGAATCTAAGACCACAATACGTCTTAATCTGCTCTTTAATTTCATTCACCATTTCTTCTGTAAAATGCACGTCTTTATTTCTGCATTTAAAAGTCCATGTTGTTTTATAATCCGAAAACTGATGGTAAATTGCCTGTCCCATACTCAATTTATAAAGATCTGTACTTAACAAGCTTGTAATAATCTGATGTAATTTCATTATAAAATCTCCTTTTATAGAATCTTCTTTTCATATAAATACTCTCTGAATAACGGATGAATCATATCTTCATACTTCTTAGGGTTTTCTCTAATCTCCGTTCCAGATATATCAATGTTCTCTCTATCCAATAATTCAAAAATATGTTTCGGATATAAACATCGAATCTTAGAAAAATAACTTGACTCTCCAGAATACCATGTAATGTTATTCGTCTTCACATAAGGATTGATTCCGGCATTAACAAATAATTCTGTACACCACCAACGCCAATTTTCTAATGTAAATGTCCCATCTAATCCTATTTTCTTATCATCTATAACAACAACTTTCACATTTTCCTTCGTATAAAGCATTTTCATTAACTGGATTCTTTTACGAAAAGAGATAAAATCCTTTCCACGATCGTTATCAAATCCACACACTCCAATAATTGTGAGCTGATTTTCTTTTATAGATCGATCAATCATTGAAAGATGACCTTTATGCAATGGAATAAAACATCCAAAAGTGATACCAATATTCATTTGTTACTCTCCAATTACATTAATCTGACAACTCTTCATTACTTCTAAAGCAGCTTTGTGTTTTTCAGGAGTGACACCTGCACAACAACTTGCGTCTACTGTAATATCAATGTTAGGATAATTTGCTCTAATAATAAGCGCATTTGAAATTACACAAATATCGGTACAAAGACCGCAAATTTCTACACTTTCGAATGCAAAATCTTTCCAATTTTTCCATCCAAAAGTAAACTTGTCAATTAAAATATCATTATTAATATCAAAATTTAATTTACTTGAAATTTGCCAACCAGTAGTATCTTTTACACAATGTACAACAGGAAGGTGTATACCTTCATATGTTTCTAAATAATTATTAGAATGTGTATCTCTGGTAAAAATTACTTGCTTTCCAGCTTTCTTATATTTTTTTATCTTTTCTGCCACGGTTGGTACGATTGCCTGTGCTTCTTTTGTTCCAAGAGAACCATTAATAAAATCATTTTGCATATCAACTACAATTAAAATTTCTTCCATTACTTCCACCCATATTCTTTCTTCATCTGCTTGAATTTTTTCATAAATAATTTTAATTCTTTATATGTAAGTCTTGCCGGTTCCTTATCTAATCCATCACATAATGTGTAGACAATAATTTGGTTATGGAGTATCTCAACAAATTTATGCTTAATATAAAATCTTGCCCATATACTTTTCTTATACACAATTCCATTGCTATCTTTTGTATCCAATAACCATCCGGCTTCTTCAATTTTTCTATCTAAATTTCTATTCCATATCATCTTTATTGCCACCAAATCCAACATAATTTGTCAATGTGATCAATCCCGGAATCAATAATACCCATGCATTATCGGCATTTTGATTAATAATCATAGATTCAATCACTACTAAAGCAGTACAAATCCATGCAGAAATCAAAACCTTACTAGAATCTTTCATACTCTCACCTCATTTTTTAAATATGGCGATCTATTTCAGACCACCATATATTGTATATTATTCTGTTGTCGTAGCTGTTTCTTCTGTATTCTCTGTACTTTCTTTTGTATTCTCTTTTGTAGTTTCAGTCATGTTTTCTTCCGGCTTAGACTCTACTTTATTGCTCTCTTCTTCTACAGGAACGTTTTCTTCTTTCTTCTCTTCTTCTTTTACAGCTTTCATAGCTCTCAGATATGCTTCTGTCTGAATCTGAATCTTTTTCACGCTCTTTTTCTTCCGTTTTGTTACCATGTTAAATTAGATATCTCTTAAACTGTTCCACGGTTGCCGATAAATACTTTAGTGTTTTGTTACCATGTTAAACAAAATATCTCTAAAAACCCCAAAGTTTATATTTCACACAGTATTTGATGAGTAGCATTACTCTCACCTTTCGGCGTAGACATATTATTGAATATGTCCGACATTCTATTTGGGATCGAACATCCAAAACACACCGCACACTTTCGTATGATTTGGTAGCATTTAAGCTACCTCTTTATTCAATTCTTCATATTCTTCTTCAATGCCATAATATTCTCTGGCTTTCTTTTTACTCTCTTCTGTTACTTTACCTTTTCCCATCCATAGTGTTGATTTGGCAATATTTCTAGCAGCATTGAAATCTGCATTAATACCATATTGATAAGGACTTTTCTTGCCATGAGTGATACATTCTTTGTTATGACAATTAAAATAAGCCTGTCCTTTATCTCCTTTTGGTCTATTCTCAGGATGATAATTTCCACATTCGCTACAAATCTGCGAAGTATAGCATGGATTAATCTTCCGTACTTCTATTCCATATTTAGAAGCTTTATATGTAATATACTGTTGAAGTTTATAATAACTCCAATTACGCAATACTATATCATCGGTATCATATCCGGTAAGATTTTCTAAGTTTATGTATTTTGCATTATATTTTAATGCGAAATCAACTACCGCTTTGCTAACCATATGGCAATATGTTTCAACAAAATGTGCTTCTTTCTTTCTTAGTCGTTCGAGAGCTTTAAGTTTTTTCTTTCTTCCATGTCCACCAGATGCACGTTTTAAAGCACTTTGAACCCTTTTGTATTGAGCGTTTAACTGCTTTCTTACTTTAAAGAAATCGTCTTTATTACCAACAAATTTTCTTGCATAAACATTATTATTTAATGCACATACGGCAGGAACGGCAATACCTAAATCCACTCCAACTACTGTATTTTCATCCAACTCCTTTTCTTGCTTTGGAATTTTCATTGAAAGATTTAAAATAATTTTTGTTCCTTCTATTCCAATACTGCTTCCACAATATTGATATTCTCCGGAATAAACTCTTATTATAGTAGAAATAAGTTCGTCTTTATTTTTTCGATTTGCACCAAGATTGATCTTAAATCTAGCGATCGTCGGTTTCCCATTATTGCCAAAATTAAAATACAAATTGCAATCTTTTTCTCGAATATGCTCACACAATTCTTCAAATGAATCATAATCATGAGCAAATCCCATTGTTGCTTTAGCGATAGAGAAAGGACTATCATCTTTATAGTGCAATGTAGATACTTTGCCATCCAACCATCGCTTGTTGTTGACCAATTCTTTTATTTTCTTTGTTAAGTCTTGACAAAATGAAACCCCATATCCTCCTAATGGATTATCAATATCTAAATGATCAAATAAACTTCCCTTCTTACTTCCTTTAACTCGATATCCATAATTACACAATTCGCTAATAAGTTTATTTCTCTCTTTGAAATCCATATCTTTTGCGTCACGATTTATTAGTTCTCCACAAACATAACTGATAATCATGTTCTTTCTATCTGATTCACTTGCCATTGCTTCACGTACCAAATCATACGTATAATCATTAACATTTGTCTGAAGTAACGTGCCGTTTTCTTCAAAATCTAACTGTTGTTCTTTTAATTGAGACAAACGATTTTCATATTTTTCTCTTTCTTCTTTATCCTTCTTTTTTGTTTTCTTTATCTTTTCTTCATAGTATTTGATTTTCTCTATATATGAAGTTTTTGTATATTCCATCACTTTTTTCGTCCATTCTTTTGTATCTGAAAAAGTTGGAATAAGTGTATATTTTCTTGTTATAGTAATTGTATTATCCATTTTTAATTTATCCTTTTCTATTTTTCTAATTTAATCTACTTCTGAGTCTTTCAAACTATTGCGCACTCCGAAGCTCGTCCATTTTGTATCTGTGTAATTTAACAGGTATTTAAAACACAAGATGAGGAGCTTGATGTCTTTACCGATTTTGTACCTATGTAATTTAATAGATATCCAAAACTTCATGGGGAACTTTGTCCAAACCTCAGCATTTTGTATCTATGTAATTTAATAGGTATCTAAAACTGCAAGAAGTCTATAATGAGGCACTACAGAATTTTGTATCTATGTAAAATAATAGGTATCTAAACCCTCAAATTCACCAGATACCTAATCACACAGATTCTGGTGAGTGCGAAATTATTCAACCTCACCTTTCAGGTGCAAAATCACCTGCGATCTTTCGATCGATTTTTTCAAGGATAAACCGGCTTGACCAAGCCATTAGAACTATTTATAATAAGAACTAACAAGGTTTATCCTTTGTTATCCTGGGTTTCTTAGGCAGTACGGTTGCCAAACTTTTCTGCCTTTGAAACCTAAATTTTATCGCCTATAAAAATCCATTTCAGTGTTGAATCCGGATGAAATGTATATTCTTCATCTATATCAGCAAGCCCGAAAAATATTACTGCCGGATATTTCGTAGGAATATTCTTGAATTTACCACCTCTGTTATAATATTCCCTAACAGTCTCTAAAATATCTCCCGTTTCTTCGTTCCATAATCTTTCAAATCCGTAATATGATTCATAGCACTCTTCTGTAAAGAAATTCTTAGTCTTTTCAATAAACTGTATCATTTCCTCTTCATTGCGAATGAGGTTTAGCTTGAGAACTGGATCAAATGCATCACATTTGTAAGTATAATAATTTTGATAATAATGACCTTGTGGAGCATTCTCAAGTTTTGTCCTTAACAAGCAATCAATTCCTCTATTATGAATGCAAACATAACAATTTTTTATGAACCCATTTACATTGTCATTGCTTTTATTCTCTGGTGTTTCAACGATTTTACCATTTTTATTCTCTTCATATACCTTCTGAAGAGCATATCCATCGTCTGTTTTTACAATATTCCTCAAACTAAGTAGGTATTTTCTATTTTGTTCCATATTCATTTCTCCCAATGATTCGTTTACTGCAAACCTTCTTCACATCCAATGGTGTTGGGCAAACATCTGTAGTCTGAATCGCTTTAATAATCACCGGAGACACCTTTCCTTTTGCATAACAGAAAATCATATCTCCTACTGTTATATTCTCTTTGAATTCATTCCAGTTTTTACCATTTGGAACTCTCCAAACATACAGTTTATTATCAGGAGAATTTGGATGAGTACCCCACACATATGTAGTAGTATTCTCTGTTCTATAGGCAGGTTCTTTTATATGGTTGTCTCTCTTCTGACCATTCTTACTACGAATAATCTTCGCTTCATCTGCGCCAAATTTCTTTAGAACCAAATACATTACATATCCGTCAGTTAATCTATTCTCTTTATCAACCACTATGTATTTACTCTGTCTCCCAGTTTTAATCCAATGCTCTTTACACGCATCAATCTTCTCTTTCCTTGGATGCGTTTGAGCAAAAGATTCCGGAATGATGATGTCCATCATTTTCATTGTTTTCATTATGCAGTTGCTCCCTTCTGAATATAACTATCGAAATCATTCTTTAAGAACATATAATTAATATTCTGGCTTGGACTAAATGTTTCATCTGTTGCAGTTCTATATTGTTTAATCCATTTTTCAAATTCTACATCTTTATTCTTTTGACAAGCATATGCCATAATAGCAATCAACGCCTTCTTGCATTGTTTGTATATAGGCAAATCTTCATCGTATTTTAAACTGTCAAGAACACAGTTATTATAAAAAGCAATATCATCATTATTCGTATCACAATTTATATTTTCTTTTACAAAATCCAAGATTGTTTCGACGTTTGATGATTCACTTATTTTTTCCGTATCTTTACAAATTTCATCATTATCTTTTACATTATCCGTGTTGTCATTCTTTAAAAATAAATTGAGAAGAGATTCTAAAAGCTCTAACTTTGAATTAATAACCTTTGCGTCTTTTGTACTTTTACTACTTTCTTCGATTGCATCATATGTAATACCATTTATTTCTTTGCTATGTAAACTGTCAATAAATTCTTCCATAAAATATTTAAATTCAATCTTTTCATATTTTCCATAAGAGATAAATTTATTAAATAATGAAAACCAAATAAAAGAATTTTTAATGTTAAACAACTTTGCTGTTTTTTCGTTTGATAATTCCACAAGTTGTTCAATAAGATCATAAAACTCAATGAATATTGTTCCTGCTGCGTTTTCTGAAATATATTCACACATTTTTCTAAAATCCTTAAAACCAACTTCTCCTTTAAAATATGTAAGAACTAATGATTCAACAATCATTCTTCTCAAAGCACCAGATGTATCATTGTTTTTTGTATAAGAACTTTTTGGACTATCCACTTTAAAGAAATCCATTTTTAAAATATTGTCTATATATTCTGCATATTCTTCATCCATTCCAGTCCATCCATTTTGAGCAATATTCATTGGTCTACATCTATTGAATCGAGAAATATCATATGCAATATCTTTTTTTGTACAATTAAGATTTAACATTACCGGGATTTGATAATCACACAACTTATCCTGTAACTCTTCTGGCAATTGTGAAAACTTTTTCTTGCGAATATCAAAATGTTTTACTTCAGGAATAGGGAATCCATCTGCATTTAATATTACATTACCATTTTCATCTAATTTATCTGCCTGGTATTCGATATTCCATTTTGTTACATTATTAGATACAGCAAACCCATCTTTAAGATAATCGTCAATATTCGTGCATCTTTGTTTTCCATCGATAAGCCACAACATCTGGACTCCATCTTTTACTTCTTCCGAAATTATAATTTGTGTTAAAGATTTCCCTTGTAAAAGATCTGAAATCAATTCACTCTTTATTCTTAAATTCCATTGACCAGACGATCTCTGCAAAACATGGTCATCTCTTAAACGATGTTTTTTTAATTTCTTACATATTGAAGCAACTGAATAACTCGTATTTTTTGTTTTTTCTGATGTGCTTGTCATATCACATTTCTCCTTATCCTTTTTTGAACAAATTAAAAACTTCTCTTTTTTATTTCTTATTAATATTCTCTTTTTCTCATAACTTTTCATGTCTCGTAAATAAGAAGCGTATTTTTTTTCTGTTAATCCTAACTTCGCCAATATTTCATCTTTTGCATAACCTTCTGATATTAAAAAAGCAATTTCTCTTTCTACTACACCTAATTTAGATAGATAATTTTGAATGTTAATATCCGAAGTCATTTGTAACGAATTAAAACAACTATTTTCCAAATCATAAGATGAAGATACTGTTTCTTTTAAATCTTTTTCGTCATCTTTTTGTTCTGAATCAAACGACATTAACTTTGCTTTTATCGGTTTTTCATTTTCGTCAAAAATTATTTTTCCATTCTCATCTCTTAAATATGGAGTTCTCTTTTCTCTATTTAGCATTGTTTCTGTTTGCTTCATTTTATTTTGAAGTCTGAATTTAATAAATTCTTTCATGTTATCATTTTTATCTGGGTCAAAAGATAATGCAATTTTCCAGATTTCCATATTGGCAAAACTTAAAAAATCATCATAATCCATATGTGTTCCGCTTTTACCAAATAAAGAAGCCCATTTATTTACAATTTTTTTTACCTGTTCTAAATTATTCGATGCTAAATCCTCACTTACTGTAATTGCTATTTCATATAAGTTTTTATATTCGTTAGTATCTTCCAAATTATTATCTTTCATATCTTTTAAAGATGCCATTTTTATCATTCCCCTTCCAACGTTTCTAGCAATTTGATAATATCTTTGTCATCTGGTTTTCTTTCTCTGTATCGTCTATTCTCCAAATGTTTTACGAAAGATACCATTTCTTTGTTAGTTGGAATTCTCTTTTTATTACGGGATAATTCTAATATTTTAGATATCATCCACATTTCATCTTTTACTTTTCTTCTTATACGTCGATTTTTTCTTGCATTTTTGTATGCAAAATATCCTTCACATCCATTTTTATTGTTATCCATTTCAATATGATGCGTGATATTTTGATATTGATCATCCATAATAGACAATGCTTTCTCTAAATCTCTATACCTAGAAGCTGCATCCGAAATAAATCTGTTCTGTTCTTGAACTCTATTAACCCACGCAAGAACATTTAATGGAACCTCATAATTCTCATTGGTAAGATAATCTCCATCATTATCATCTGTTGCCAGTTCCAAACAATCTTCTTGAATTACAATCTCTTCGATTTCTGTTGTCTCTGATTCAGATTCTTCTGCTTCTTTCTCTTTTACAATAGGCTGTATGCTAAATCCATTCTTTCTCAATCTTTTTGGTAAATGTTTTAACAGTTTTTTTGCCTTATATTCGTCAAAAACTTTTGCATATGACTTATTAGAAGTAGTTATATCCCCATTTTGAGTCACAGAAATATAGAGGTTGCCATCTTCGCTTACAATTAAGCAACCCAATGAAATCACCCTTTCATAAAAATATTTTCGAGAAATAATTCCTGATTTCGATAAAATGGCACAAGAAATAAACCTTGTACGTCTTATCATCGTTCAAGAATGTATTCTCTTTCACAGAGTTACAATATTTAATTACTACATTTGCGAAAAATTGGCAGAATTTGCCTTGACTATATTCTTGATATTATGTAATAATATAAATATAGTCGTTAACGGCTATGGTGTTAATTCACTAGGCAAGTTCACGGGTGGCAGCCCATTATGTGAACTTGTCTTTTTTTATTCTGTTATTTTCGACATGTTTATTATAATTCCGAACAAATGTTCTTGTCAACATCTTTTTTCGAACGTCCGTTCGTTTATTCCAGTTTAGGAAAAAGAATATTTCTTAGAATATCACGATTACTTTTCAATTCTCCATCAAGCGAGAGAATTCCAAAAATATCATTTTCATCATAAGAAATACTTTTAGCAATTTCTACTAATTCTTTTCCATATTTTTTTTCTCTTCTTTCTGGTTTCTCATGTATAAGTGTTTTTCTATTCAAGCAGATTATTGTAATTTCGTCTACAGATGCATTATCTATTATTTGTTTAGCTGTTTTTTTGTCTACAATATTAATCATCATGCTAACACTTCCTCCCATTTAATATTTTCACCGTAAAACAATGTATTAAAACAAACTTTATTTACAATATCTCTTTGCTTTTGATCTGCTATATTACCAAGTTTTTTGATGATTTCATGATTTTTGTCCAATGTCTGAGGTTGTTCGCCAAGAACCATTGAGTATAGTTGCAATCCATTTCCTTCTTTAGCTTCAATACAACCATGCACCGGCATATTTTTTCTTTTTATTACATGAGTTAAAGGCATAGCAATTACAGTTGGAGCAGTTGTTGTACCTAACTCATTGCCAACTATCACATATGGACGTTTTTTCTTCTGTATTGATCCAGATATCTCTTTCATTATAATTTCTGCTTCAATTATATCGTAGCGATGTAAATTTCTTTTACTTTCCATATGTATTCCTCCTTTCGTTATGTATTGCTTACCTTTGAATGTATTGTACGATATTTCAGACTGTTTGTCAAGCATTCTGTCTTATATAACGTACTTTTTTCATTTTTTAGTTCGATTTTTAATACTTTCCAATATGTTTAGTATATGTTATAATAATTCGAGCATCCTTTTACATATATAAAGGAGGTATAAAGATGAAGATAAACATTTCTGAATTTATTAACGACTGTGAATTATCAAAAGGAGAAATAATAAAATATCTTGGGATATCAAGATCTACTTTCTACGCATTATATAAAGGAGAGGCAACAAGTATTCAATTTGAAACTCTTCAAAAACTTTGTGTTTTATTCCACTGTACACCAAATGACTTATTCACAGATTATAGCAAATCAAAAAAGGATAATTCTCAATTACCAAAAGAAGAATTCGCTAAAGATGCACACGTTAGTTTTGGAGAAATTATAGATGAAGTATTTTCAGAACGAGTAAAGGCTTTAATAAAAGAATATAACGAAAAAGACGATACCAAATAAGTATCGTCTTTCTATATATAAGGATTCTTCTTAAAACGTTTTCCCTCAAATACGTCTATGAATCCTATATCATCATTATTACCTTTATCGTCTATAATTATACGCTTTCCATTAATATGATTATTTGCTTCTTCTTCCGTCATAAACAACCGGCTTTCTTTTAACCGAATAGCCCCACACGATCCAACAGTCTGAATCGTATAGAATTCTCCTTGTCTACTTATTACTTTTGCAGCTTTTACTGTTCGATTATTTTCTACGATGAAGCATTTGTCTCCTCTCTCAAACATTTTCCATCACCTTCTGTCTTTAATATTTCTTTCGCTTTCTTTTTATTCTCAGTATTAGCTTTCCTATAAGATAAGATGAATTCCATTTCTTCTTCTGACAAATATATTTTATTCATAGCATTTCTCCTTGATAATCTGCGTGACTTCTTTTGTGGTTATACCATATATTTTTGCCACTTTCTTCTTATCCTGGTATTTTCTATAATCTTCTACAACGTCTTCAGGTGTCCATTTGTGATCAATTGGTTCATTAATATTTATTTTCATTATTTATCGCCTCCATACATATGTTCTAATTATATCATGATACACGCTTTTCTTCTACCATAGATAATAGCATATTCATACTTTCAACATCATCTTCTACATTCGTTTCTCTTCCAAGTTTAAGAGCAGTATATAATACATCTCGTAAATCATTTGTCGAAAGAGCTACAATGAGTAAATTCTTTATTTCAGGTGTTATCCCATTATCTACATCTTCAATGTATTTTGCTACATCTTCAAACATCTTATTTGCTTTCTCTCTTATGCAATCAATGTATCTTTTTGTTGTTTCTACAGAACCATGACCATACACACTCTGTAATACCGGATAGCAATCTGGATCAAACCTATTAATCTCATGTGCTATATATCCGAATGACTTACGTGTACTATGTGTACTTACGCCATTAATTCCACACGCTTCTGCTGCCTTTTTAAATTGATTGCGATATGATGATTCCATTTTCTCTACAGCCTCATCGTATTGTTCTTTTGTATAATTATTCGGCAACCAATCTTTATGTGTTGATTTAAAAATATCTTCGTTGAAATGCTTCATTGGATCAATATTTATTTTTTCACAATACCAATTAATATATTTCCACACAACATCAGAAATATGCATATCAACTATTTTGTCGGTTTTATCTTCAATTAATGTATTAAGGCTTTCCTTTCTTCTTCCATTTTCACAATAAAAATCTCTCCACTTTAACGTTAATGTATCACCAACACGTCTTGCCAGGAATAAACCTAACATAAAAGTCAAGAAGTTATCATATTGCTCATTATCTCTGAACCAATCCATCATTCCTTTTATTTCTTCAATTGTATGAAAAGCTCTTACAGTTGTACTACCACGTTTCTTATTAGACATTGTAATATCCGTTACCATATACTCTTGTCCATCACGAATGACATATATATTAAGAAACGACTTTCCATTTGTATATTTAACCACATTGCTTTCATTATCTTCAATTTCTACCGGATTATATTCAATGTCCTCCATTATATTATCAAGTTCACCCATAGTAATAATTTTATCTTGCAATTTTTCTTTTAATCTATCTGTCTTTTTCATTCTTCTCACCCATCTTCCATTCTAAATATTCCCAAACTTCCATTCGCCTAACTTCTTTCTCCTGAACATCCGGATTCTTTTCATCAATCTTTTTGCACATATCTATCACATCCTTTCCTATTACTTATTCTCCGTGTTCATATTTTTGAGTAACAAAAAAGGCAACTAACTTTTTACAGTTAATTGCCTTAAAGCTACATTATTTAATTTTATTTTTGTTCCCACCAATGTCTTGAATCGACACAGGCGAATGCAAAAGCTTCTCCACCATCAAACCACCACCCTTATCTACTCTCCATACTCAACTATTCCAATTTGACTTCCCTGCGTCAAAACCACTTTCTTTTCTTCGCCATATTCCCAGTCGTCAACCGTAAAATCATCTACATCATCAAGTTCCGTAGCAAAACTAGAACCATATGTCTGAATCATTCCGATACATACTGGAAGATCTTCATCATAATCTTCTAATATGTTTTTTAATTCTCCCACTGTCATCATAATATCACTCCATTTGAATTGTCTGTTTTATTAATTAAAAATAAATTGAAAATCTGCATCATTTATTTCAACTGTAATGAGTTCTTTGTTGTTGTCAAGAATATCTACAACTGCACTTTCATATCTTGCGTAAGCTGCTGTACATTCATATTCTTTTCCTTCTGTAAAATGTTCATCTGTTTTTCTACAAATAGCCTTATTATTCATATTACACCTCCTATGAAAACAATCTTTCATCTACTTAATAAATTCATCGACTAACTCATAATCTAACATTTGCAAATGCGTTACAGGATGATTTTCTTTACTGCATCCATAATGATGGCAAAAACCAGCCTTTGCACCACAATCAGGACATCTCTCTCCTTCTTCTACGGCTCCTGCATATAAATCAAATTCCTCGCCAAAATGAATTCTGTTATAAATTTTCCCTTTATATTTAATTTTCGCACATAAACATCCGTTTGATGCTAACATTTCCTGCCCACATAACTTACATTTTGCCATTTTAATTTTCCTCCATTCTCCTTATGAAAGCAATTTTTCATTACTTATAATTTTTTCATCATTTCCTTAACACGATCAATCTCTTCAGTTGTATGAGGTGTGCCACCGGCATTCATATCAACATACCACTGAAGAACTTCCTTTTCGGTTTTGAGATCGTTTACATTGAAGATTAGGTCTACACTGAGAGGAATCTTATCTTCAAAATCTTTATAGTAACTGTCAAAAACTTTAATTTCATTTTTTAAGAATTTAGTTACTGCTGTAATTCTCTGTAAACCATCAACACATACAAAATCATCGTATCCATTAATAGGTTTAACCATCTGCCAACTTGGTTTATTAAAATAAATTACCTTTGCTGATTTTCCTCCACGTAGTAAAAATTCAACATATGCAATTTGTTGAATTTCTGTCCATACATGTCCACGTTGAAAATTAGGATTTAATTGTAAATGATAATATTCATCTTCTTCCCATTCTGAAAGCGTTTTTAAAATATGAGTTAATGGAATATTAGTATTGTACGTTCCTGCTCTTGTCAATTGAGGAATGTCTTTAAATTTTGTTAGTTTCACTTTATATCACCTGCTTTCCATAACTATGAAATCGTCATTTCTTAATATTAAATTCCGCACCACAAAACCAACAATACTTAATATATTGGTTAAATGCTCTAGCGTCTGATTTATTACAATTAGAACAAAATGTTCCACATGTTCCTATTCTATGAGCTTTAATTTTCTTCTTTTCCATCTATACCACCTCTTCCAATCTTCCAAGTAAATCATTCTTTACTTCGATTATTGCATTCAATCTTGATTCAGTTGCAGTAACATTACAAGCTTCTACATTATAGGTCATTTGCTTTTCTAGGTCAGATTCAAGTCTGTCAATTTCTGTATCAAGCTCATTAATATATTCTCTTATCTTTTCTCTCATATCTGGTTGATTTTCATACTGATACAGTTTTTGTAGTGGTTCTTGCATTTTTTGATTAGAATCTAAATCAGCTTCAGCATATACAAACATACACTGATTTTTCATAAATGGCATATCCCAATTTAATTTCTGTATTAATTTACTAATTGTCTTTCACCTCAATTCCAAATATCTCACAAAAATCTTTATCCTTAATAACAAAGGAAAGTTAAATTTCAAAGTAAATTGTGGGTGATGGGACTCGAACCAATTCTTACTTTTGTCAGCCTGATTACTGATTTACGAGACTTGAACTCGTTTGCTATCGTCATAGCAGCTCCTATATTAGCTACCCACATAATAACAAGGAAATTAATTTACTTGAGTTTTATATTTTTATTATCTCTGGTATTGCATCGTTATTTATTAATGCATTTATTAATGTATTTTTATCCCTAAATTTCTTTATGTTAGAAGTTCTCTGTATTCCGTCAATAAATCTTCGTTCTACTTCTTTTCTATCATAAGCAATCCCATTATTATTTCCACATAATAATAATTCTGGTAATTGTACAAATAACTGAATTTCTTTCTCCATAATATTATCCTTTTTTAAAACCTAGATTTCATTCACTCATTTTTTCTCTAATAAACTCACAATCCGGGCTTACGCCGATTGCTCTCATCCAACACTCTGCTGTTTCACAACATCCTCTATGAAAGTTATAATTTGCATCTTCTTCCATTTCTTGTTCATCCATTTCTGATTCATATTCATTAAGAATTTGTTTATGGTCAATATATACCAACATCATATTCTCAATTGCATTTTTACTTATTCCCATACAATTGTCCTCCACTACATCTCCAAAAATCTTATCAAATGTATCAGGATTTTCAGATTTTTCTATAGAGACTTCACAGCCAAATTTTTCTTTAGCATATTTAATAAAATCATCTAATTCCATTTTATTCCACCTACACCACCGGTAGAATTCCATATCCACCATCAATGATATCTATAGCTTCTTCTAAAGAATTCGCTTCATAATTATCCCAATTTGATAACCCATCGTAATCATCCAGGGATACAACTGCTCTGCAAATATCTTTTGTTTTAAATTTTTTCAGATAATCATGAACTTTATTTTTCTGTTCATAACTCAGATATTTTTCGCTAAATTCCGGTAACTTCTTTTCATACCATTCATGCAATTTATCCATCACATCATAGATACTAAACTTGTTTCTCTCGACCAGATATTTTCCCTCTTCCGGTTCATATTCTTCGTTATATCCTTTATTGATTCTACTAATCCAAAAGTCATTAGTATCCATGCAAACATATACACCTTCAAATTTATCATCGCCTGTAGGATAACAGTCAATCTCTTCTGATTTCTGCATCTTCTCCACAATCTTTGATACGTTATAATATTTTGCATATTCCATAATCCATTCTCCTTCAATATAGTGTAGTCATGATATTCTTCATATCTCGTTTTCCGTAACACGGGAAAATTATTCTGACTACAAAACCTTTTCGATCTCCACTAATTATCTTATCGGATAATTTCTGAATTTTGCCACCATTCTTTTCTACCCATGCTACTACTTTTTCATATATTGAATACATAAATCTCTCTTTGTTCTTATAATATATTGAGCAAAAATATGTATCCGACAAGCCTGTATCATATACTGTTAAATATTCCAATATTTTTTCATCTACTTTTAACACAATATCACCCCACATGAAAACTTGGTTTCATTGGTTCTTAAATTTTCTATGATTCTACTCCTATTATTTCTATATATTTTGAACAGTCAATAATATGGATTTGAACGAAATATTCTCCACAATTTATATATGCCATTTCTTTTTCTATGTTGATTTCTTTTGCTTTAAATTTTTTAGAATACTCAATCATATATTCTATGGCTTTATCATAACTTGAAAAAAATTTTTTGGAAATATCAAATCCACGAAATACTAGATCTTTATCGTTATTAACTATCAGAACCATATAATTATTTACTTTACATTTCATCTATTTATTCTTCATCATTTCTTCCACAAGCTGCTTCACATATGAAATCTCCGACATGTCAAATTTTTCGATCGCATTTTCTAATTCAACACTCACACCATTCATTTTTGATAATGTCTCAATTGCATTTTCCATCTTTTCATATGCTTTATCTAAATCGTTCCACGCCTTTTGTAATTTGTTCATTTATATCACCTCAACTATTTCACAATCAATTATATTGTTGTAAGCATTAGCATCTTCCAATGCATCCAATGCTATTTGTGCACCCAAATATGTTTTAAATGCTCTCGCTTCTTCAATTGTTCCGATGACTTTGTATTTTTCACCATTTACAATATAAGAACCTTTGCAAATATAATCTGTCCCACATTTTATGTAATACATTTATATCACCTCGATATTATATTCTCCATTATATCAGAAATGGAACTGCCTTACGACAATTCCATTCCAAATGAATCTATTATTTCATTTCTAAAATTTTAATTACTTTTGCATTCTCAATAATTATTTCGTTAATATCATTTCCTTCAGAATAATCATTACCGGCAATTAAGTATAAATATTTTCCATTATAAGATTTCACATCTTCCATAGACTCCTTGATTTTATCTTTATCTACATATATAGCTGATGTACCGTTAAGTTCGCCTGCATCATAAAATCCTTTATATATACCTTCTTCTATGTATGGATATAAAAGCTCTGTACATGTAAAATCTGTATATTGAGGGTCTTGGTAAAGTTGATGAGAATTTGGCAATATATCTCCGATTTTATATTCTAGATCATCTTTTCTAAGTCCAAAAATTTCATATCCAAATTCTTGAATTCCTTCGTTCAATTCTTTATACATTTTACCTCCTCCTATGAAAAATTGTTTCATCATTTACATTCTATTTTCCACTTTTAATACATTCATCAAAGCTTCTTGTAAAATCCGTGATACATTCACACCTGCTTGATCTGCTTCATAATTTAACCAACTAGGCAATGCAACATTTCTCCTAACCGTTTTTGTATCAATCTTTTTCCTATATATAGCCGAATCAATATCAACAAAAGACACTATTGTTTCCCCATCATTCGCAAATGTTCCCTTTGTAATATCTAAATCTTTTAGATCTGATGGAAATGGAATTTTTTCATTATTATCTTCCATTGATACACATTCTAATTCGATTGCATCTCTAGCCATTTCCATAGCATCATTCATATCATTTCCTTCAGTCAGAATACTAAAATCTGGAACTTCAACTAATATATTTTCGTTTGTTTTGGTGAAAAATACAGGATATACATTTTTCATCTATTAACAACCTCCATTCAATGTTTTATATAATAAAAATCATTAAAGATTAATGGACTATAAAAGTCCATTTCTCTTTAATATTGCCTTTGCCAACCGTTCATTAATCTCTTTGTGTCTTGGGATAGTTTCTTTAACATTTCCTTTTATATAAATATCATGGCTCCCACCATGTCTTTCGAAAATAAATCCGCCATCTTCAAGTTTCTTTACTAAATCATTTCTCTTCACGTATAAGTATCACCTCTTTCTACTTATATTATACACAATTAGTGTGTAATGTCAATATTTTTAATACACACTTTATACACAACGGTTACAAATCCATTTATAATCTCTTTCCGTCATAACAGAAACATTACATCCAATCATAACAGTAATCATTTTCTTTCCATTTGTCTCAAATCTACTAATTACTTTCATATCTTATTCCTCCATTAGTTCTTCAATTGCCTTTGTAAATTTCTTCTGCAAAGACTTTCGTGTATTAATCAAATCTTTCTTGGTTGGCTTTCCACCGCATTCATTTATATATCTTGTTACAAGATTCTTCCAACCAATCCGGCTATTCTCTTCCATTCTTGTGTACACCTTCTTATATGTAACCATAAAACCATTACTGTGATCATCATATTTCTTTACAAGCGGAAGAATCTGTTGATCTGACCAATCAATTTCATTCTTCTTTTCCTTAGCTTCTTTTGCTTTATATTCCATATCTGTCAACACAGCTATGAAAATACTTCGGAGATCTTCATTTTGATACACAACCTCAATGGTCTTTGGTGAATAACTGAGATTATTCCGTTCCTTATAGTCTTTTGCCTCCTGTTCCCAGCAGATACCATAATTCTGTCTCATGTAATCATAAATATGTTTTAAGACGCTTGCTGTTTTACGGAAACTACTATTACATACAATGTTTTCCGCTTTTCCGTACACAATCTGTTTCCACGAATCTTCTTCTGAAATTTCTTTTACAGGTATTTTATTTTCCGGCAATTGTGTTTCTTTTCGTGAACTCATATCAAGAAGCAACTTCGCCATATTTGACATTCCATTGTATAATTTCTGATTCTGTTCTTCCAGGTCGTCTAATTTTGCATAAAGAATTTCAAATTCTTCTGCATAGTTTGGAACTTCAGGAATAGGAATCTGAATCATATTATTCCTAACTGCCGGAACAATCTCTTTTTTCCTTTTAGAAAGAAATGCTTCGGCTAACACATCTTTTGCCTTAAGCTGATACTCGATCAATCTATCAACCAATTCCGGATTTTCTCTTTTCATTGTCGGGGTAATGTTGATTTTCGCTAACCACAACGGAAGAAAATCAAGCATCAGACATAAAACATCACTGTTTGCGTTGTCTGTGCCTAGGGGAAGAAATTTCTTCCCCTTATTTAAGACAACATCTTCTTGTATTCTTTTTCTTTCTGTTTTTATTTTTCCATCATTAAGCCCTAAACCTTGACACACCCATCTAACACCTACATATACAATATCTTCCACCTGTGCAGCTCTCAATACCGCACCATTAAACTCTACATCTTTTACTGCCAATCCATGCATAATCATTTCCTCCATAATATTTCTCATGTAAAATTTCTGCTTCTACACGCTTCTCACAATAGAAATCCCTTTCTCTGATTTCCAATGCTTTGACTTCCTCTTTACAAAAAGTACACCATTGATTTTTTATATGGTTCTCTTTTCTCATATTGTATATCCGCTGTAATCCGTTGCAAGTACATCCTTCTGTTCTCAAACATCTTAGACAGATAAATTCCGATGACTTCTTTGGATTCCCTTTTCTTTTGCTCATGCTATTCACCTTTAATAATTCCGACTATTCCAAATCCGATGATAAGCAATACTATTCCAAATCCAAACATTCTTATCACCTACCTGTCTAAAATACATCCGATTAAGTATGCGATTCCGGCTACAATTAATCTAATTATTATCATTCTTATATCACTTTCCTTTTACTGTGCTGCTCCCCACAAGATACCAATGATAAATCCGACAAAAATTACATATCCAATTATTCTTCCTAATTCGTACATATGCATTATCCCCTTCCTAGACCCAACAAATTTTTAACATTATCAATCCAAAAACTATTACAAATATTGCAAAACTGGTAACAAATGAATCACTGATTTCCATTTTCTGCTTATCTTCTTCCGTTTCTTTTTCTTTTCCAACGATTGTGAATGGTACATCTACACATTCCTTTGCAGTTTTATTCTGAAAATTCATAATGTCTATTTCTTTAATAGCTGGCTCTAAAATATCATAATCTCCAAATCCGGCTACTTTCTTATATAACATATCAACGCCTCCTATACACTGCCACGTTTGCATTACTGTCTTGATACCAGTGATATTCCGGATATAAACCTGACATACCACAATCTTCTAAGTCATATCTTCTTTTCATCTCGCAAAATTTTTCTTCGGTTTCGCAAAATATTTTTTCCATTGTAATTTTCCTTTCATATTAAAAATAAGAGTATCGTAATTGACACTCTTATATTCTCTATGTATTTATTCAATTATTATTTTTTCATACTGTAAAATCTGGCTTTTATTCGCCTGGATATTTACCATTGATTTCTTCATTCCATTCATCATTATAATGTAATAACGACGCCAATATAGATTCTTGACAAGTTTCATATACTCCACACAGAGCAGAATCACATAAACTACATGGTCGAATTTTCTTTCCACAATCTTTACATTCTATGAAATCCGTTTCCATCGGATTGAAACTTTCAAATGATGTCTCATATCCACAATTAGGACAAAGTTCATCTCCATCCCACAAATCATTCATATACTCTTTCTGTGTATCTGATAATATTAATTTTTGATACATTTTCTTTCACCTCATTACCCACAATAATAAACATTGCAATAATCAAATACCGCATATTCATTCACATCTTCTTCTTCAATTTCATTTTCTGTGATTAATGGATTGGTCGAATAAGAATCTAATGGTCTTGATTCATCGCCGTTTCCATTTGAATTCCGACTTTCATTTCATGGTTAATAGTCCTTACATAAATCCATAATTGTATTCGTAAGATCTACTACTGAATTAATGCTATTTCCGCTTAACATATCGAAAGAACTATTATCAGATTTATTTACTAAGTCACAACAATGATGCCATCCATCTACTTCATTATATACAAATGTAATTTCCAAATTAACATTTTTTGTTAATGAATGCTGCTGTGAGTAATCTTTGAAAGATTTTGGTTTGTTTCCAACCCCATTCCAAAGATCAGGATTCATATTTTCAATAAAATCATGTGCAATAACAATTGCTTTAACTCTTTTCATTACAATCAAACCTCTCTTTCATCTACTATTAATGTAGTAAACACATATATAAATTAAATGCCTCGTTCCGTGTAAGTTTCTCTTTGTTATATACAAACCTAGTATCAAAATGATAATCATTCATTTTTTCTCTATTCAATACAAAAACACCTTTTCTTATCATTTTATTGATTTCGCTTACTCTTACTAATGTTTCTCCATTTTCAGTTATAGCCATGTTGAAGTCTTTTGGATACACCTCATTCATTTTTATCTACCACCTTTCATCTATTCAATTCCAATCAGTAATTCTCCAAGCTGCTTTGCATCTTCAATCTTACAAATTGCCGTTGCCTTACTATCTTCCGATCCATTTCTCCGTGTAAAATGCGATACAAGATATACTTTGTCCGGCATATCTTTCCCGTCCACTTTATAATGTCCGATCTCCACTGTTGTACAATCATCGGTTTTTCCAATCTCTTTTGTCTTGTTATAAATAAATTCCTTTGCCATTTTATCTACCTCCTGGTTCTTTATTCTCCAACTTAAAAAGCAGACAACGTATTGTTATCTGCTTCATTAGTTCAAAAATTCCTTTATAGAAATACCATAATCTTCTTTAAATTCTTCATCGTCCTCTTCATCGTATCCATCTAAAATATCTTGAATATCTGGATGTTGCCAATCTACTGTATTAAACAATCTTTCTGCAATGTTTTCAATATTATGACATTCTTCCATAAAATCTTTGCCCGTATAACAATTATGGATAATATCTTCAATATCTTCTTCTGTTGCCTTATCATCTACATTTAATTCATTCAACCAAATATCAGGTATATAAATAATATTGTCAGATACTTCAAAATTTCCTTTATAGATTAAACATTCTTGTCCATCTGTGAATTCAAAAATGTCTTCTAAATGCTCTCCATTTTTCAACCGTTCTACTAATTGATCTTTCGTCATAACAACACCTCTTTCTTTTTTAAAATACGATTTTCATTACTTTTTTAATCTTCTGTCTTTCATAAATTCCATTACTTTTTCATATGTTTCCGATGTACGTGGCAATTTGTTTTTTCGCATGTAATTTGTAATTGCGTCCCAGTCTTCACATGTTAACATATAATCACAGCATCCAATGCCACAACTCATACACATTGCTCCACCTGTATGGACGAAACATCTTCTTCCTAATTGTTTACACCACTGCTCATATTCTTCGTTTTTATTTTTTAATTCTATTATTTCTCTTTCCGTTTCTTCTCTTAAATCTTTTAATTCAGATTTAAGTTTTTCATTTTCAATAGTTGCATCACTTGACAATGCCATTCTGAATTCATCTAAATTCATATATTATCACCTCTTCCAATCAAATGCGGTTTTCATTTTCATTTTCAAATTAATTCTTTTCTGAAATCTCCATAAAAACTGTGCCATTTTCCAGAGATAATATCATAGATAGCTGCACCCTCGTATCCATCTGACAAATATTCCTTAACAGCTTTCTTAGCGTCTTTTAAATAACAATATGATTTCTTTTCGTCCAATCCTCCATCGGAATGACCATCTGTTACAACTTGATATCTTCCTTGCATATAATCAACCTCCAATTAAATTCGGTTTTCATTTTCCCTCTACTATTTCATCAATATCCACGTCAAAACTTGCTCCGCATTCTTCACAAATGCAATGTAACCCAAGATCGTCTTCTTCAATTTCCGTTGTTTCAAATTCATGTCCACAATTTAAACATTTAACAGTCATATTTTTACCTCCAAAAGTTTCTATTTTATTCTGTTTTCACTATACAAAATCTCGAATCCCAAAACTCTAAATTTTCAACTAATCCCATGTATATTATTCATTCTACATCAACTCCATTTTCATCTCTTAAACATGCATTTTCAATTATAATATCAATTTCTGCATTAACACACGCTTTGAGAAATTCATCCATTGCCTTGTCGTATGTTTTTTCTCTTGTTTTAAAATAAATGCTACTGTCACTTATATATAATTCATTCATAATTTCTATCTCCTATAATGTGTTTTATTGTGCTTCAATTGGTGGTACAATAACTTCATATCCACCCTCTTTTTTAACCCTTGCATTCCATTCTTTCATATATTCATTCAAGCTAATTCCCTCCTTTGGTTTTTCTCCACATAACAAAACACCAAATAGTTCATCTCTGCTTAAATTTGATAAATCATTCATATAATCACCTCCTTGAAATGTGCTTATTTACTAAGTAAGCTCATTTTCCATTCCATAATTTCCATATCAATTTTGTGAGCGCAATCCTTACAAAAATCAACTCCGAGCATTGATAAATTCTTTCCAACAGAATGCAACGCTTCTAAATGTCCACTTTGTAAATATTCTCTTTCTACTCCAAGAATATCTATCCTTTTAACAACTGGAATTTCTTTTCCGCAGCAATCACATACATAAATTTCTCTTCTACTCATTAGATCACCTCAAGACACTGAACAGGAATTTCACAACATAAATCGACTGTTGCATATTCTTGTCCATCTTCACTCTTCCATAAATTAAATACTTCACATATTGTTCCGGCAAAACAGGCTTCCATAGCCTCACAAGTCGTTTCATCAAATGTTAATTTTCGTAATTCTTCTCTCAAATTATTTTTTACAATCACTTTATCTCCAATTTTCATATTTATTTGCCTTTCTTTGAAATGTGCTTTTCATTAGATTACTTTAATTTGCCAAACCGGTTGATATTCTCCATTGTATGTCTCTCCATATTCGCACAATCCATTTTCAAATTTCCAGTCTTTTGCCTTTCCAAATTCTAACCATGTACCTCTTCCACCATTTGCGTTATTAATTGGATTTTTAAAATTTACACTATCAATACTGTACATTCCATTTGTCTGCATTATATTTACTTTTCTTATTTGTCCAGTATATTCTGGTTTAATAAAATGTTTGACGATTATAAAATCATGTCCTTCTCTCAAAACTCTTTTAAGCTGTGATAAATTTTTAATTTCCATACTTATATCTCCTTTTAAATTTTTCATTATTATTTTGCTTTGTCCAGTCCAAATAAAGCATCAGGAAAACTTCTCTTTATTTCTTCAAAATTTTCAAAGCAATCTGCATATCTATCTGTCCCATCTTCTATGTTCAATACGAGAAAACTTCTATCTCCGTCATTCCATAATGTTCTTGCATCATGTTCTGGAATAATATTAAACCATTTTGAAAAATATTCTTCTGTAAACATTTCAATTCCTCCAATCTTTTAATTTATTAGTTATCAAACTCTATCTTATTATTCTCTGTCTTGTTGTACTAAAAAAGCAGATATCATTTTGATACCTGCTTAATTACCATCTGTTCTTATTTTTGTTTCCTTTTCTATCCCTTAACAACTGTTACTCTAAAAGGTGATCCATTCGGTAGTAACGAATGACCTAAATTAATTTGCATTACCTTTTCACTCGCTTCAGATTTCTTTTTAAAGCATATAAGTTTATCTATTTCTTTATCTGGGTTTTTAGAAACTGTATTATCTGTCCGTAAATATCCAAAACATCTACCATCATTATCACATGCTGCTAAATAATACATATCATCATATCCTTTCAAATTCTAATCTGTACTTTTATACTATACCATAAAACTAATTCAATTTCTATGCTCTATGAATTTTCCGTTTCAATCCCATATGTAATTATCTTCATTTCTATATAAAGCACCACCAAAAAGAAACATTCCCAATGCTTCTATTTCATGTTTTTCTAACAATTTCCCCTTCCTATTTCCTTTAAGCCATATGAATCTTCTCATAACAACTTCTTCAGGTAATAACATAGATCTTTTAGTTGTAATCTGTATTCCAACGCCAAGTTTTTGCATTATATTACCAGCACCACCATTTATAAGATATTGCCTTAAAATTTCTGTATATTGATTCAGATGTGAATCTGTTTGTGCAACTCCGTAAAACATCTGTTCTGTTAATCTGTGATACTCAATATAATTACATTTCATATTTTTTATCCTTTCTAAATCACCATTTTTGTCCTATCTAATACAATTCTTTAAAAGCATCTATAATTTCCTGTCGCAGCTTTTGTTTCTGTTTAAGACTTTCTCCATTGCACAATTCCATTCCGTGATCTGCACTTGTAATATAATGTTCTCCATCTTTCCGTAAGTACACATTTATTTCCTCGATTCTTTTATTGTCTAATCTCATTTTCATGTAAATATGAGTTCCATATGTATGTTCTATTAACTTTTCCGGCATATTGTTTACTCCATGTAAACCTATTTAAAATTATTTTGTATTCCTAAAAATTCTCTTGAATATTCTTCTAAAAATCCATATCCAGTTACCAAACATAATTTTGTTCTAGTTAAATATCCACCAATAAATTTATGACCAACACTTCTCATTCTGTTTTCTGTATCAATAAAATTTTTAATCTTCTGTTTGTCACATGGAAGAAAATCGTGTATTCTCATATAATAATCAATGCCAGTATAATTCATTGGTTTTTCTTTTGGTGTTTTAAATATAGTTTTCATAATCATTTCCTCCTGAATCTACGTTTCATTTAGTTGAAATTAACATCAATATCATATTGAAAATCACGCCATGACCACCCATAATATTTATTACATATATAATTTAGTAATGTTTCTGGTGTCCTTCCAGTTTTTCCATAAACGTCTTCCTTGTCTTCTTCACAGAGATATTCATGTTCTTTTTCTAGTGCGTCCAGTATTTCCGCATTACTTACGTTGCTTGGCACTGTTAATTCAAATGCCTCCATATCGTCTCCATCATCCCAAAAGAAATTTATTCTTAAATTTAATGTTCTCATATTTTCCTCTCTTTCTAAGCCAACTAAATCATCGTTTCATTAACTGTGTAGCCACCCATCTTTTTGCACTTATAAGTGACTTACATTCAACTAGTTCTGTAAAGCCTCCACAATCAACTTCTACTCCAAAATAGTCACCCATATCATTGATCCAACAATATTTTCCGTATTTTGGATGATTAATTTCTGAAGACCATTGTGTAGGATTTCCGTCTTCATCGTCGGATTCATGAATAATTTTCCATTTTAATTTTGACATTTTTATACCTCCGAAAACATTACTTCTTCAATTTCTTTTACAAATTGATTCAAAATACTACTTGCTGGAAAACTATTTTCCCATCCAATGTCTAATAATTTTGCTGTCGGGTCGTATCCAAGAAAATCACAATTATATTTATCGGATATTTCTTTTAAACAAGATAATTTCTTTTTAAAAGTTTCCGATAACATTGGAATATTAATCTCCCAAAGATCAGCCATGCTGTTTATTACTTCCATCGTATAGAAATTTTCGTCGCATTCTTTACATACAAAGCTATATCCATCAATATCACTTGTGTATAATTGTTTTCCACATTTAGGACATCTTGCACTTGTTCCATAAGTTTTCATATCAATTTCCCTCACTTTCCATTTCTCAATGAAACTCTTGATTAATATAATATTCTCTAATAAAAAGGGAATCATGTAAATATTAGCATGATTCCCTTTTTGGCATATTCATTTATTCTATTAATTTCACATAAAACTTTTTACTAAATCTCTCGCATCTGTCCATATTTCTTCTGGGCATTTTTCCTTAAATTGTCCATTGCGTGCCTTTATATCGAGCATTTTTGCTTGATCGCACAATATTACACCAGTTGTATTTGTTTTGTCGTCCAATTCTACATGAAAAGGATGATGTTTATTAGTATTTGTAATTGGACAAACCATTGCCATTGAACTATGATGGTTTAAAATATCATTACTTATAATAAGTGCTGGTCTTCTTCCAGACTGCTCATGTCCCTGTTGTGGGTTAAAATCCATTGTAATAATATCACCTTGATTATAAGTTACCATTTTTCATCACCTACAGGAGCACCTACGTCAACCTCTTGTGTACTTTCGACATAAATGTCATCAATTGGCTTATTGTAAAATGCTTCAAGCCTTTCTGTTAAATTTAAATATCTAGGTTTTACTTTTTTTATAGTAATTACTCCGTCATCTACACTTATTTCAACATTATCGTTCTCTTTAAGTCCAGTTCTGTTAATTACGTCTTTTGACAATCTAATTCCCTGGCTGTTCCCCCATTTTTTTACGGCAGTACGTGAAATGAATATGCTCTCTTTCTGTTTCATTGATTTCACATTAGTCATCTTCTTATCCTCCTAAAGTATATACGACGGATATACCTTTGATATTAGTATATACATAGTATATCCAAATGTCAATAAAATATTCAAATTTCAAATAATTTATTTTTCTATTTAATATCATATTCCATACAAATATCACAGATTGTATCTTCTAAATTCTGAGACGAATCCACTCCATATCCATGATATCCATCAATTAATTGATCGTCTGATTTCTGATACAACTTTACGAAATGTGACCACTCGCCCTCGTACATTTCAAACAGAATCACCATATATACATTATCTTTAAATATGTTGTATACTTCTAAATCCTCTGAGAAGCCTTTATCTGGTTTTCCGTTTCCGTTCCACCCATTCGGATTGTGTGTTTTAACAAATTCTTCTGCTATTTTGCGAATTACTTTATCTTTTTCAGTAATTTTTATCACTCCTAAAACTCCATTTCTGCAAACATTTTCATTTCCATTGCGAGATCTTCCGGATAACTCCCATATTTCACCAACCATCCTGTAAAATGGTATGTAAGATAACTTTCTAAATTATCAATATTTTCCGGCTTTTTTGCTATTGTTCTAATAGCATCACAGAAAATCTTTGCGTACACTTCATTGATGTTTAAATACACATCTAACGCATTTTCCGTATTGATATGATACCTTTTCTTTCCAATGTTAAAACCATATTCGCCCTGGAATGATTTCATTTCTTCTACAGATTTCAATTCCTGATAGTCATATGTGTTGAAATATTCCATACATTCTTCGTCAGAATCAAATTCCAATATCTCTTCTGATTTGAGATATTCGTTTAGCTTTTCTATATTAATGTTAAACATTATTCGTTACCTCCATCCTATAACTTCTGCTCCGCTGTCATAACATTCTTCCGGTGGGTTTTCTCTTCCATTTGCAATATCTTCTTTTAATTTCTCTTCCGCTTCATCTTCGCTATGTGCCGACACATCATAATATCTTTCATAACATTCATAATAACGTACTCTGTACAATTTCTCGTCTGATTTTGTAGTATAATCTTTTCCGTAATAACGAAACATTTCCAATAATTTGTCTTTATATTCCTTTAATGCATTCTCTTTATAATCTTCATTATGTACAAGATCTACAACGTCAGGCACACCGGGGAAACCGTTTCGTTTTGCATCCAACATATTATATACGTGTTCTTCCACATCGAAAGATTCGTAGCAAGTTAATACTTCTGCATAAAGTAATCCAATTAATTCCTTTTCTGTTCCCGGATTTTCAATATCAAGATTTTCCCACCAATCTTCTTCGCATGGGTTATCTCCATGCATTTCTAACTCAATTTCAGAATCGTTAAATTCTGTTATCTCAAAAGTGAAGTCTGTATTTTCCGATACTTTTTCTAAATATTCTTCTAACAGTTCTCTTGTCATTTTCACCAACCATCCTCTCTTTATCTTAAAATATCTAAATAGGCATCCCTCATCGTCATAGAACAATCTTGCATTCTTACAACAACATCATCAAACCACGATTTAACTTCCTCTATCCACTCTTCTTCTGTGAGTTCTCTTTTAACTTCTGCCTCCATCTGTAAACGAATACCATCGTATTCCATCCATCCGCCAAGTATTTCTAAACGCTCTTTATACATTTTATTTCCCTCCCATGAAATTGCTATTTCCTTGTTGTTTCCATTCGCTTTTGTGCTCGTTTTTTCTTAGTTACTTCCACATAATATCTATGCTGATATTCTTTCTGCTTTGCTTTGATTTCTTCCGGCGTTTTTCTTGTTTTGAGATGAACAATATCGTTATTATTTCCAGTAGATTTTTGTACACTTGTTTTTCTTAATTTGTAGAATCTTTTCCCGTTATATTTGGGATTAATACCTAAACTCATAATTTTAATGTATGTTGTAAATCTAATTTTTTCATTATTTCTTACAAATAAGCTTTTACACATTCTATATAAATTTTCCTTTGACACACCAAGATACTCAGAAAGAAACTCTTTTCTATAACTTTTAATAATGGGTTTTATGTTATTCTGAATTTCTTCTGATGTCATAGAATCAAAATCTTCTATTGCTTTTGCTATTTCTATATAATTCATAACAACTCCTTATTCTCTAAAATTTCCAATACGTGAAGTATCTTTGCAGTATATCCATAAATACCCTCATATTCTAACCATGATTGAAAAATTTCCGCTTTAGAATACATTTCCTGAATTTCTTCTAAGCTGCTATAGTTTGTATTATTCATTTCATTAAATACATTGATAAGATTATTTTCCATCATTACCCACCATCCTTTTTTTATTTGAAAGCACTATCCATAAACATAAGATCGAAATAATGAGCCAATATCTCAAATTTTTCCGATTTCTGCAATTCGTCAAACAGCTCTGCAACGTATTCTTTTTCCTCTTCGATTTGATCTTCATCGTCTCCCATATCACGAATAAATTCCATCAATTTATCCGCTGATTGCTCAGGTGTAAACTCGTATTCTTTCATGTTGTTTCTTCCTTTCTTTTAGATTGCTATTCTATCGCTTTCAATTTCACAATCCCTTTGTAAATGGTTAATTTATGCGATACATATAAGTCTTGCGTAAAATCGTAGTCATATGTATGCCATATTTCGTTTTCGCTTTTCAATCTGAATTTTGTATCATTCATTATTTTGCAAATTTTTTCCGCGCTCGAATTGCTAACAAATGCACATTCTGTTCTTGAATGCAAGAACTCTTTCCCTTTTATTGTCTTTGCAATTAATTTCATAATATTGTTTTCCTCCTTTTATCTTATTCTCGTTAATAAGTGAAACAACTAGCAACTTTTTATGGCTGCTAGTCGGTATTTCTATACATTAATAATTGTAAAATCTTTTTCCATTGTTTCATTTATATTAATGGGTAATACAAGAGCAATACCTAGTTCATTTTTTATAAGAATAGGCGAAACTCTATTTATGTAATACAACTCTGCATTATTTCCGTCATTAATGATTGAAAATGCTTTATCTAATAAACCGATTTTCACATAACAATCATTAATCTTTAATAAGTAATTGGCTTTTTCACCAGTCCAATATTCACATTTTTTATATTTATAACCTTTACTTTTTGCATTGGCTAAAATTTCCGATATATTAACTTCTTTCGTTTCATTTACCATGCTAAAGTCTATCACCTTTTCTATGTCAAAATATGTATTATTGGAGTTATCATATTCTTCAATATTTCCAATATTTTCCGTAGTTAAAGCAATACAATATCCATCTAAAAAGCATGTATAATTTTCTCCAAACACAGTAATATTCTTACATGGTTTACTCATTTCTTCACACTGATTTTTGTAAAGCGTTTTAAAATATCTTTCCATAGCTTTATAGCGTTTAGCTGCACTTCCATTGTTTTTCAAAGACTTCTTATAGATTTCATTCTGTAAAATCTTTTCCAGTTCTTCAATTTTCCCATCGTGTAACATTTCTAAGATTTTTTCGCTTGTCATTCTTTCGTCTCCTTATTCTTCATTTAATACTTTCTTTCCGATAATATAGTTTACTGTTTCTGCTGTCATAATGAAAAATCTACCCATTCTAGTAATTCCTTTACAGTCAATAACTTTTCTACTGTAATATTGTTTCTGTGCCGTAGAATAATGAATAGCATATACACCACTATAATTAACAACATATTTCTTTTCTGTGTAAATCTTTTCCAGATCTGATTCTGTAAATTCTGTACTTCCTACCTTTATAATTCTTTCCATAGTCTCAAATTCCCCATTCTAATTTTCCTGATATCGCAATTCTCTAATGAAACAATATGATCTTCTGTAAGTTATTTTGAAATATTTTTCAATTAGATTTTCAAGTAAGCACAATTTAATAGCTGATTCTCTATCACCATCGCTAAAATCTAATAGAAAATAGTTCTTGCAATGGCTTGCATATCTGTTATTGGTACAATACGCAATGATTCTACTTTGCATCTTCTTATTTTCTTTTCTTTCCGATGCCGGATGATTGTTATACAATGTAAGTGAATATCTTATCATAATCGTTTTTCCCTCCATTACTTAACCAATGCCAATATATTGCTTTTCCGATATCCGGCAAATGTCTTTTCTGTTTCTTTTGCAAATTTTCCAACAGAATACATAGACACTTTCTTTATACTATGCGGATAACGTGCGTTGCCTTGATTGTATGATTCTACAACAACTATGTACTTAATTTTTCCGTCAGTACGTGTCTTTGCGTTCTCGCATAAATTAAGAAGTTTTCTATTATATTCTTCTTCTTTAATCCGGCAATGACTATCAGGAATATTTTTCACTGACTGTTTAGCAGCCATTTCCATTCTATGAAAATCATTGATCGTGATTCTTTTAATATTTTCCATCATAAGATCTTCACTCCCTTATCTATTCTTTTGATTATTTTTCCGTCATGAATGACTGCTACACGCTTTACACCGTGAAATTTAGAAAAGCATTCTGCAAATTTAAAAGCTGTCTGCTCGTTCTGAAATTTTCCGCTGTGAATATCATCAGCGTAAACATTATATGTATTGTTCTGCATTGTTTTCCACTCCTTTTTATATTCCAAGACTATCCATTAAACGATAAATACTAGCGTTTAATTCGCCCTGACGCACATCGAAAACACTGTCAGAAGTCAATGATTTAATGTTGTAACCGGCGTCTGTTTCCGTTATGATAAAAATATCTTTCCCTATTGTAATTCTCATTTTCCACACCCACTTTCTATAATGGATAACCGAAAGCAATATAAAATGCTATCATTCCGGCAAATATGCCAATCATGGCAAAACTTCCGATGATAGCACCAACGACCGCTTGCCGATCTTTTTTAATCTTGCGTGATTTTCGCTTGCGTTCCTGTATTTTTTCCGCTATATAGGTATCGTAGTTGTTGTTATTATATGCAGTTGCGTTCATGTGTTTTGTACCTCCTTGTATGGTATTCTCTGTATTAATTAGAAAAGCCTATACAGGTTTTTAGGCTTGTATAGGCTAGAAAAATTTCCGTCATAGACACTTTCTTTCTATTTATCAAATGTATAATTGTTTCCGTCTGACGTTGTGATAGTCAATGTATTTCCGTCAACATTCCATAATGAAAACTCATTCAATCCGATAAACTGTTTAAATTTCGGTGCGTATACGTTTTCTTGCTTTTGTGCGTATAGTTCATAGCCGCCTTTAGTCGACACTGCTAGTTCATCATTTACACCGCCACCACAATTCCAATCTGATATTTGAGACATGAAATCACAGATATAATTGAATTGATCTTTGTTGGAAAGATCGACTTTCTCAGGAATTTTAGTTACTGTTTTTGTGACTGTGTGCGTTGGTGCTGTGTTTCTTCCTATATAAAAGGCGGTCAATGTTATAACTGCCGTTGTGAGTATGTATATTATTTTCTTTTTCATTGTTTAGTCCTCCTTTAACAATATGGATATCTTGTCTTTACAGTGTCGCGCACTGCATAAAATAAACTTGTTTCTTTTCCGGCATTTTCTTTTAATTCCTGAATAGCTTTTCTATAAGCTTCTACAAAATCATTGTAGGCTTTTTCTGCCTGGTCAATCTGTTTTTCAAGCGATACAATGTTTTCTTTGTGTCTTTTAATTGTTTTTGTAATTTCATTTTTAATATCGTTCAAGTCATAGACATAAACTTGTTCTAACATTGGTTCTTTGGGCATGAAGTTAGAAACTTTTTCAAGTTTTGATTTATCAGAAATATATTTTACTTGATTGTAGCAATTAATATCTTCTGAAATATATCCGTTTAAATCATCGAAAGTATTAACTTTTAATCTTTTTTCATAGTCACGCCATGCGAAATTGTCAAGATATAACTTTGCTCCGTCAAAATTTTTAGACATTACTTTAAAAGGTGTACCGTCTTTTTTTGTTGGGAATGTTACATTCCCCCATGCTTTTAAGATCGACTTTTCATAGCTTAATCTTTTTTCTAACTCTGTTTTGATTCCGTCTAAATTATAGTAGTTACTCATAATTTTCACCTCTTTTTATACTTTTAATTTTCATAACCGCAATTTAATTTAATATCAGTTAAAACATAATCCCAACTTGTTCCCCAATGAGTTACACCCCAAACATATATATCTAATGTTTCATTGTAAAAAAGTATTTCATCTGTCATGTCTTGAATGATTTGTGCTCCTGAATCAGAAACAATGAAATACTGAAAGATTTCGGTATAACTTTCTGTTTCTTCGTCATAATCAGAACCGTTTACAATATCCCAATAACCAATATCAGAAGTATTGGAAATGATGTTATTGTTCAATACTGCATCAAATGACTTTGCAAAAGTCGCATAGTCAAGAAAACCATTTTCTATTGCATAGTCACTTGCTTTATTGCCATAAAAATAATTCGTTGCTAATTTATAAGTTGTCATAATATTTCACCTTTTTAACCTTTTCTTTATGTAATTTCGTGATTTATAAGTTTTCATTATAGATATATCTTGTTTCACCTTGACAAAGGCATTTTTCACGCTCGATGATTTTGTTTTTTAATAACCAATCAAAAACCTCTTTGGTGATTGGTTCAAATTCTTCCGTGATACCGTTGTAAAATCTTACTTTATCAGTAAAATTACTTACAAAGATTACCGATGTATCAAACATCGTTTTATTTTTTGCATTTTTTAATGCGTTGATGATATTGTTTTTCATAACTCTTTATCTCCTTTTCTATGTGGTGTTTATGTATTCTCTTTTTGGTTACAACCTTATTAATAAGTCGTGAACTTTCGCCGGACTGGAAAACCGTCTACCGAGTTAATAAGGTATTGCATAATTTCAAGTGTTTGGTTAATTTGATGTAACTATTAACCCTTTACTGATTTTTGCAATAAGAAAAGCAATCTAAAATATAGATTGCTAATTTTTTGTGAATGTATTGTATCTATTTGCGTTACTGTTTTGATGTTTTTCATCATCTCTGATTACAACGACTTATTTTAGCATTGCGTTGATCTGAATTACTTTTTTATAATGGAAGTAATAAACCCGTAAATTGTTTTCGTGTTACTGTTTAAACTATTTTTTACTAACCACAGTTTAAGGTGGTTTGTGGATTACCTACTTTTTTATAACCGATTACAAATATTAATTAAAGAACAATTAATACACATCAGTAACTAGGATTGATGGAGGCGCTCTCCACCTACTACCCAGCGCCCGTCTCACAACCGGACGAATCACTTTTTTGATATCGCTGTGTCAGATGTTTTACCCAACCACACACAAGAAACTTTTCAATGTCAGCGTGCACCGCTTTATATAAGCATTTTAGTGCAAGTCGATATTTAGTTTTTAAATTGGATAACTTTGCGAAAACACTTGAAAAATGAATAATGAAATGTTAAACTTTAGAAGATATCATTTTTTAATGTTATCGTTGTGTGAGGTTTTAACTATTTGATTGGTAGTCGGTGGTTAAAACCTCTTTTGTTATCTTGACTATATATTATCACAACTTTTTAGTTGTGTCAATACTTTTTCGGAACTTTTTAAAACTTTTTAGTTGTTAATAATATGTAATAAAAAACACTATCATAATAGTGTAGATAATGTTTTTTATATTTTTGTACCGTCTGGAAATTCAAATACAGATATATATTTTGCACCTAAAGCTTTTGCAATCTCGTTTAATTCGTCTTGAGTAAATTTACCGACTTTTAAACGTTTAGATAAGTTTTGTTGTGAAGTACCTAATCTTTTTGCAAGCTCAGTAATGCTAATACCCGCTAGATCACAAGACGCTTTTACACGTTGTTGTAGTGTGATATCTATCACCGCCTTACTAATATAATATATTAGTTTAACACTTCATTATTCACTTTTCAAGGTTCGCACGAATTAAAAAAGCATAAAGCTTTTAATAACTCAATAAAAGCCTTATGCCGTAGATAGTTACGAATGTTAGATATTAATTGTTATCGTCAGGTTTTGTGACCTCTAAAAGAATTGAATCAAATTCATTTTCGAGATCGTCACGTTGCTCTTGCGGTACTAATCGTAAAAGCTTGCGTACAAAAACGGTTAGTCTGTTAATATAACGTAATTGTTTATCGGTCATATTGTTATCACCTCTCATAATTTAAGCACCTCTTTTCAAAGGTAATTATATCATAACATAAGGCTTTTATTCAATTATCAATGTGCTTTCATGAGATGTTTTGTATCTCTTTTTGATGTACTAATAATAGCATAATAGTATTGTTTTATCAATACTTTTTAATGCAAAATAGTACACAAAAAATGATATAATATCTATATAAATAATTAGTAGTATTGCTATATTGATACTTTTATCATTTTATGATACTATATAATACTACTCTTTTAGGAGGTTAATGATGAAAATTAGATACAATAACATAGAAGATATAACCAATGGAATAAAGCATATAATGATAGACAAAAACATGCGACAGAAAGATTTGTGTAACGCTACTGGATTGAGCAAACAAGCTATTAGTAACCTATTGAATAATAGGACAGAAAACATTACACTAGATACATTAGACAAGTTGTGTAAGGCTTTAGGATGTGAATTGAGCGTTGTTATAGAATAAAAGGGTTGATAATATGGCATATAACAAAAAGGCTGATGATAACTATAGAAAGAAATGTAATACTATCGGGTTGAAATATACACCTAATGAAAGCAATGAATATATAAGAATAAGAATGTATTGCGATGTAAAAGGAATGAGCTTGCAAAAATATATCAAAGAACTTATAAAGCAAGATCTTGATAGCAAGGGAATTGAGTATGCAGATAGTATGGATAATATAGATATATGATTGTACTATTATAAAAGCATATATATAATAGGAAAGAACTAATGATATATAATGCTCTGCATGGTATTAAGTGTATGTATGTACTTATATAGCATGTATAATAGATAGTGTGTGCCTGATAGCAGTGTGTATAATATAGTATTATGATATGTATGTATGGATAGTGTATGTATATGTATTGTATGGTATATAGTAGTATATGTATATATATGATATGCAGTATGT